AAAAAAGACAGAAAATTTACGCGTCGGTCAAACAGTAAATTTTTATGAACTATATGAAACTAATAACAATTTACATGTTTTAGTTGTAGATGATATATGTGATACGGGTGATACTATGGAACACCTTACTACCAAGCTAGCTCTAGGTAACATACCTTATACTACAGCATGTATTTGTACAAAGGAAAAACATACAAAGTGGTTAGATCACTACGGTGTAGTGGTGCCTGATAATAAATGGATTGTTTTTCCGTGGGAGTAGATTATAATATAGCAATGTCAAGTCGAAGGATCACATGTTCTATTACCGGAAAAAGCTATACATATAGTCAAGATTACTATGATAAGAAAGTTAAGGATTATGTAGACGAAAATAATCTTAAAAAATATTTTATCACGCAAAAGGCTAAGACGTATCTTAATAAGGGATACTCAATACAAGAAATCAGAAACATATTAAATGTCAATGAAGATAGTCTTCCGGAATGCGATTCACAACAACTAGTAGAACTCATTGAATTTCATAAGATTCAAGCATCACAAACAGCAAAAAAAGTATCAAATACTTTAAACTTTGCTACACATAAATCTGATCCAGAAGTAGTACATTTCATAAATAATATCAGAGATTATGAGCAAGACTAAACAATTTATAGCACAGCAGGGTTCTCCCACCACGGTAAAAATATTTGAAGCGGGAACAGGACAATTATATAGAGTAATTACCGTTGGTGGTAACATTGTGTCGCAGCCTTACGCTAGCGGACACATAATGACTGTGACTGTTGAGTCTTCAGGAAAACGTTTTGTTAAAACATTTTCACTACCTCACGGTGGTTTAAAAGCTGTCATACCCGTATAGCTCACACTAGGTAAAGCGATAATGGACGGGAGCACTATATTCACAGAGCAAGTATCTAGAAAGCCTAATAGATACCCATGGACTGATCAGTTTATTGAAGCTATGCATAATGGGTTTTGGACTGATAAGGAATTTTCTTTTAAGTCAGATATTCAACAATTTAAGGTTGAGCTAACAGATCAAGAAAGAGAGATTATTGTCCGAACCCTTTCTGCTATTGGACAAATTGAAGTAGCAGTAAAGACGTTTTGGGCTAAATTGGGTGAGAATTTACCTCACCCTTCTTTATGTGATTTAGGTTATGTTATGGCAAATGTCGAAGTTATACATAACAATGCATACGAGAGATTGCTGCAAATACTAGGACTTGAAGAAATATTTGAAGAAAATTTAAAATTAGAATGGATAGAAGGTAGAGTAAAATATTTACGCAAATATACACATAAGTTTTATAAAGATAGTAAAAAACAATATTTGTACGCACTAATACTGTTTACTCTTTTTGTTGAAAATGTTTCGCTGTTTTCACAATTTTATATTATTAATTGGTTCGCGAGAAATAAAAATGTTCTTAAGGATACAGATCAACAAGTAAAATATACTCGAAATGAAGAAAACATTCACGCACTTGTTGGTATAAAAATTATAAACACAATTAGAGAAGAATATCCAGAGCTGTTTGATGAAGAATTAGAAGAAAGAATTTTACACGAAGCAGAAGAAGCATTAAAAGCAGAAAGTAAAATTGTTGATTGGATGGTTAACGGCTATAAAGAAGATGGTTTAAATGCTGACTTATTAAAAGGATTTATTAAAAATAGAATTATTTCTTCACTAGATCAGATTGGCTTTAAAGCACCATTTGAAGTTGATAATGATGCACTTGAGGCTACAATGTGGTTTGAAGAAGAATTAATGGGTAATAATATGGCAGACTTTTTCCATACACGGCCTACAGAATATTCTAAGAAAAATCAATCCTTTGATGAAGAGGACTTATTTTAAGTATGAAAAATTATAGTTGGTTAAATGCAGATTCGAAGAAATTTCTAAAAAGGGGTTATTTAGAAGAGGGTGAGTCCCCAGAAGATAGAATTGAAACTATTGCTAAAACCGCTGAAAAATATCTTAAAATAAAAGGATTTGCAGACAAGTTTACCGACTATATGGCTCGGGGCTTTTATTCTTTGTCTTCTCCTATTTGGTCAAATTTTGGTAAAGAAAGAGGATTACCAATTTCTTGTTTTGGTAGTTATATTCCCGACGATATGGAAAAAATTCTTACTAAGGTCGCTGAAGTTGGAACAATGTCAAAGGTAGGTGGCGGTACATCTGGCTACTTTGGTGCAGTAAGACACCGCGGAGCTCCAATATCATCTGGAGGAGCTGCAACAGGTGTACATCATCAACTTACTGTATTTGATGCTCTTATAAATTATGTTTCACAGAGTAACGTACGCAGAGGTTCTTTTGCAGCTTATTTACCTGTTGAACATCCCGATATCGAGGAGTTTATGAGAATTAGATCGGAAGGCGATCCGGTACAAGATCTATCTTTCGGTGTATGTATAACAGATGAATGGATGCAAGCTGTTGTTGATGGTAATAAAGAGAAGCGTAAATTGTGGGCAAAAATAATTAAAAAGAGATATGAAACAGGATACCCTTATATTTTTTGGACTGATACTGCTAACAATAATGCACCGCAAGTTTATAAAGACCAAGGCAAGCGAATAAACGCTAGCAATTTATGTACTGAGATATTTTTATCTTCTGATGAAGATGAATCATTTGTTTGTGATTTATCTTCTCTTAATTTAGCAATGTGGGACGAAATTAAGGAAACAGATGCTATTGAGACTTTAGTTTACTTCTTGGATGCTGTAATGTCTGATTTTATTAAGAAGACTGAAGGTGTAAAGTATATGGAAGCTCCACATAACTTTGCTGTAAGACAGAGAGCATTAGGAGTTGGAGTATTAGGATGGCACACGTACCTCCAGTCTAAAATGATTGCATTTGAGTCGTTAATGGCTAAAGGTATAAATCAAGAAGTGTTTGTCTTAATTAAAGAGAGATGTGATAATGCTACAAGAGAATTAGCAGAGTTATTTGGTGAGCCAGAGCTATGTAAAGGATATGGTATACGAAATGCCACAACGATGGCTATAGCTCCTACTACTAGCAGCTCATTTATTTTAGGTCAGGTCTCCCCTTCTATCGAACCTCTTAATTCAAACTATTTTACTAAGGATTTAGCTAAAGGTAAATTTACATATCGTAACCCGTACCTTGTAAAACTTTTAAAAGAAAGAGATAAGGATAATGCAACTACTTGGAAGAGTATCTTGAACCACGGGGGCAGTGTACAACATCTAAAATTTTTAACAGAAGAAGAAAAAGACGTGTTTAAGACTTTCGGTGAAATTTCACAAAAGGAAATTATTATTCAAGCTGCAATGCGACAAAAATATATCGATCAAGGCCAGTCCCTAAACTTAATGATCCCGCCGGAAACAAAACCAAGAGAAGTTAATGAACTTTTAATTTATGCCTGGCAAAGTGGAATTAAGTCACTATACTATCAGAGAAGCGCCAATCCAGCACAAGAGCTGGCAAGAAATATTCTTAATTGTGCTTCGTGTCAAGGCTGATATTATGAAATGGAAATACTTAAACGAAGAAGAACGAGAGCAAGAAACGCAACAAATAGTTACTATTAATGCTAGCCCGGCTGGTAGCGGCGGTGTTACTAAAATAGTTGAAAACAATCTATATTTCTATGGTGATATTACTGAATCAAATGCTTTAGAATTAAATGCAGCGTTATATGAAATGGATAAAAAGCTTTCTGTCACAAATCTGTTTCTTGATGTTAAACCTCATATTAATCTGCATATTAATTCTTATGGTGGGTCTCTTTTTGCTGGGCTGGCTACAGTTGATGCAATAAGAAATCTTAATAGTGAAGTTCATTCATATATTGAGGGTGCAGCTGCTTCTGCTGCTACACTAATTTCAGTAGCATGTAGCAAGAGGTATATTGGAAAATACTCTAAGATGCTTATCCACCAGCTTTCAGCAACTAGTTATGGTAAATATACTGAACTAGAAGATGACATGGAAAATAATAAGCATTTAATGGATACAATCAAAGCCGTGTATAAAGAATATACAAAAGTGCCTATGAAGAAGCTTAATGAGATTTTGAAGCATGATCTCTGGTTTGATAGCAATACTTGTTTAGAATTAGGGCTGGTTGATGAAATTAATTAACCGGCCCAATACCAGCATCAACTAACGGGTTCTCTGGAGCATTTGGTCCCCACGGCCCTGCAGCTATATTTTCACCGCCTGCGTCCGGATTAGAAATTTCTGGGAAATTAATTAGAGGCTTATTATCTGCTTGACGCTGCCTGTTAATTGAGTCCCATTTCAATCTAAGACCTTCCATTCCGGTTTGCGTGTTTCCATCTGCATCGACAAATTCAAAGTCACCATCTTCAAGCAATCCTAAGTCATTGTCAATCTCTTTTGCATTACCGGGTTCCCAGCCACCTTCTTTATTCTTGAATGCCTCGTTTGGAAAATTTTGATCCGGTACACGTCCAGGTTCAATAGGACATGGGTTACCATCCGGACCATTACCACCACCACAACCACAAACCTGCTGTAATTGTTGACCACAATCACCACCGTCACGTGCAATGAGAGCATTTGCGATGTCCGGAAACTGTTGAGCATCCCCGTCAAAAAGTTCTACAGGGGGCTTTCTACAAGCCCGAGCACATGCGCGCTCTTTACGTGCTTCCAGTACATCATCAAAATTTATAAAGTCTGGGTTACCAGGATTTAATTTCATCCTTGCGCTTTCTTGTCGCCGTATTTGTTCCTCTTGCTTATTTAATGCTTCTACAGAGGATGTAATAGGTACCGTAGGCTCTGATTGCGTTTCACCTGAACAATCAGGAATATCTGGACACGTAGGCGGCTCAGGAGGCTCGCAAGAGAGCGACGGTACACGAGTGGGTTTACATGGATAAATAATTTCGTTATTTTCACCTATTTCTCCTGTCGGTCCCGTTGTACGCCACGGGTCCTTTTTCTCATCAACAATTGGTAAAGCTCTTGTTTGTGAGGCATCTACATTTATACCTTCACACATTGCAAATTTCCTAACATCTTCATTTCCTTGACATAATCTTAACGGTAGGTTGTTAAAGTTATGAGAATGGGGATATGTTTTAATTAAATCATCCTCTTTAAGTGCAAATACAGGATAATAGCATATAACCTCTCCTTCACCGTGACTTTGATTTACCTGCAACGGTTCATCAAGTATAAAGTTCAGCTGATTAGCAAACTTAACCATATCAATTGCGGCTTCTCCTATTTGAAGTTCCCGCGGACAATCAGTATTAAACTTTCCAAATAATTCTGTAGCATGCGTTTCTTGTACCTCTATAGGCGCAGTTACATGCTGAACATATGCTTCTCCCTCTACATACGACGCACCACCCACCTTTAAATCATTTTGTATTCCCAAGCTCGGTGAAATTAATACTTGCCTGTCAGATCTTAAAGAGATACTTTTCTTAGATTGAATTTCTACAACGCTTTCACTACCTATATGTACACCTGAGCACCCCTGTACTGTTACTTTATTAGCGGCAAGATTAGCAGTTGTGCCTCCTATTTCAACAGCCCCCGAGGTTTTTAATTGCACACCACCGGATCCTACTAGCATGTTGTACCTGTTGCCAACATTTAATGTATAATTACCAACAGGAAACGTCATGTCATTATTCACTTGCTCGACATGAGGAATTGTGTCCATGTTGACATATGTTGTATATCTTCCAACATCTACTCCTACTGGTTGCGATCTACCGAATTCATCTACACGAATAGAAGGGTAGTCATTAGTAGCGGCTCCGATTGTTTCTATTTTATGACGCTTTACAAAATCAATTTCATCGCCACCATTCCCCATGTCTAATTCATAGTTGTTTAAAGTATTTTGTATATTAACAATAGCTTGTTGCTGTTGGGTAAATCCATTTGGATCACCAGGAATTAATGTAAAATTAGGCGTAGGATTCCATCTACCGCCTTCCGTAGAAGCTGACCAATTAGGACCAAATGTCATTACCCCTCTATTTCTAGAACCATAAGGATTTTCGAAATTTGCATCACCACCAACTCCTCCGGAGCCGCCTAGGACAGATAATTCGTCTACCCGATTTCTACGGGGGCCCACTCTTAACCCGGGTCGAACAAATTCAAAATCTTTAACTTCGTCAACACCCTTTTTAACTGCAGGTGCGCATCGTTGATTTTCTGGTGGATCAGCATTCGGCTGAGCTGGTTTTCCGAACCCTCCAAATATATTATTTACACTCCATCTATATTGATTAAGGGTTGGATTTGGAGCACGACCTATAACTTCCTGAGGTAGTTGCTGTTGTTGTTGGTCATTAGGACCGGCCCACGGCGCGGGGTTATTAATAAAATCTGGATTTTGTTCATATATTAGTGGTGTAACCACGCCGTTAGGAAAACTAGATCCCCCTCTCTGTATTCTAAATTGAGAGTTATCTCTAGCTATTCCAGTATAAGTACCCTTCCAGTTTTCAGCAGCTATAAGTTGATCATCATTTTCGAATCCCCTTAAGATATAAGTATTTTCTACTACTCGCTCTACTTTATCTTTACCTACGTATACATTTCTATCATTACCTACAGACTCAAATTTATCATTAACAACCTTAGTTTGCTTATTGTTACTTGCTAATTCACTATTAACTAAATTGTTTAATGCTATGTTAGAGCCCGAGTACTGAGATAACTTAAGCTCTTCGCGGTCAGTTGAATTATTTATTTCTAAAGTAGCTCCTCTTTGATTTATTACAGCTTTATTTCTATATTCGTGATGCTCGTTTGCTTCTGAAGATTTATCGCTTCCTACAGGCTGCGGTTCTGAGCCGACTGCTCTACGTGGAGCGCGTCCCGGGGAGGGCTGGTTTTGTTGATACCCGTTGGCCATTTTTAAATATTTATTTGTTAAGTATTAGGTTGCTACGTTACTCGTACCCTGGGCTAGTCTCAGTTTTAAAGTTTTCGAAAACTCCGGGGTAATCCAAGCTTTGCGGTCCTTCAGGGCCGAAGGGCGCTTGGACTCCTTCTCCACCGGCCTCTTGTGTTTGTGATGCGTCAGAATCAGTAATAAGACAGTTACCTCTAAAATCATGTCTACCTCCAATATAGACAGGAAAGTTAAGATCACCCCTATAGTGAAATACCCATACCTGGCTTCCTACAGAAGGGACAGAAAAAACGCCTTTAGGTTTATTTACTTGATTAGATGGTCTAAATTGAAAACTATATGGATTGTTTTTTGCTGTATAATTACCACTGCTCCCTGCACCGCCCGTTGGAGACTGAAATGAGTCACCCATATTGGTAGAAAAATTTTCATACCAAAAAGATGGGCCAAAAGAACCTTTTTCTATGGACGGTGGGTCTTCATCGTTGGTAGTAAATCCATCTTGATAGTCACTATCAGTAATAACAGCTGTACCTGTGGGGCATTGATATCTTCCCGGGGAATTTTCACCAATTAATGGAAAACAGGGCTCCGCATAGGGTAAAAATTCAGCAATTTTTTCAAAAATATCTACATCGCTCCAAACATCTTGTTTATTGTTGGTCCCAGGAAAACGGAAATCTAGGTTTTTGTAAGCTTGTAACCAATCTTCTAGTGGCTGGTTAGATACTTCCGGAATATAAATTTTAATTCTATAGAGTTTTCTAGGGTCCCAGTTTTTAACTACTATTCCCCTAAAAAAGGAATGATCACTCCTCTTATATTCAATTCCCGTATCTGCACCTCTTACGAACACTACTATTATTTAATCATTGAATCTTTAACTCAAGACCTTATAATACATGTATGTTAGTAAGTCATGAAACGCCTATTAGTTTTTTAGAAGAATCACGAGAATATAATGACTATGATTATGCACTAGTTCATTTATTCGAAACACATCCAGAGTATTATTCATTTTTTAAGTGTTCTTTAGGTATGGGAAGAGAGGTACTTTTAGATAATTCTATCTTTGAATTAAAAACAGCGTTTGATTCTGAAAAATTTGCTAAGTATATAGAAGAACTTAAACCAACTTATTATGTTGTACCAGACGTATTAGAGCAGTCTCTACGAACAATAGGCGCTTTTAATAATTTTAAAAGGGACTATATGAAATTACCTGGTCTGAGAATTGGGGTTGTACAGGGTGGTACGTATCAACAATTAGTAGATTGTTACAAATATATGAGCGATTTCGCAGATTATATAGCTATTTCATTTGATTATTCATGGTATCAGACAGTAGGTTATTCGAAAAATCCAGGTAAAGGTCTTCGAAGAGCTACTTTAGAAAGAATGTGTAACGGTAGAGAATTTTTTATTAGAAAATTAATTAGTGATGGTCATTGGAATCACAATAAGCCGCACCACTTATTAGGATGTTCTCTAGCTAAAGAATTTAAAAATTATAAAGATATAAAAAATATTAGATCTTTAGATACTTCAAATCCTATTGTTGCCGGTATTAAAGGGTTGAGGTACTATAAAAATATTGGGCTATTGGAAAAGCCAGATATTATGTTAGCTGACTTAATTGATCATTCCGTAACAGCTGATCAAGTAACGGACATTGTTCATAATGTAAAAGAGTTCAAAAATCTTATTTCTTAATAAATATATTAAGTGAACAGCGAACACCAGGAAATAATTATTCGCGCTAATGATAAAGAATTTTTTCCTTTAGTTAGTAACTTTATTTTAAGATTTTTACTCTATATGCTAGTATGGTTACTAGGTATAGGTGTAGCAGTTGCACCTGCTTGGGCAGCAGTAAGCTTTTTTACTTCGAAGTAGCTCTATAAATTGTATCCCAGTCGCTATCTAAATTAGACTTTTCTAGGAGATATATCCTTTCTCTCATCATACTATAATATGTTTCGAGATTAGGATATGTCATAATGTTTAATTCCAATAAGTTTAATGCGCCTGACCAATTACGGGTCCGATAAAACTCCAAAAATTTATTATGATGTGCTACGTCTATACCATCTTCTAGTACAGTAAATATCCTCACGCCTTCCTTTTTACCTTTAACTGCTATCATATCTAATTCAATAAAATTAAATTTATCTTCTATTCCTTGTACTGTTCCTTGGCCTGCGATAAGACCTACTCCATATTCCTTAGTCTGGCCCTCTAGCCTCGAGGAAAGATTTACTGCATCACCTAAACATGTATAGTCAAATCTTTGCTCTGATCCCATGTTACCTACAACTACATCTCCGGAATTAATACCTACTCCAATTTTCAGCTCTGGTAGTTCTTGATCCTTTATCTCTTTATTAAGCTTTTTTAATAAATCAAACATTTCTAACCCGCAATTAATACAATGTACTTTGTGATCCTCAACATCAAGAGGAGCATTCCAGAATGCCATTAATGCGTCACCAATAAATTTATCTACTGTACCATTATGCTGTATTACACATCCTGTCATAGGAGTTAGGTACTTGTTAACTAATTCTGTAAGCCCTTGAGGGTTTGCTTTAAAGTGTTCGCTTATTGTTGTAAACCCTCTTAGATCGCTAAACAGTATAGATAGCTCTCTTGTTTCTCCACCTAGTCTGAGCAACGATGGATCTTTTTGCAATAGCTTAACTATAGGCGGAGCAAGATAATGTTCAAATTGTTTCTTAATTTGTTGCTTTGATTTACTTTCAGTTACAAATCTTATAAATGTAGCCACAGACCAGGTTATAAAAATACAAGCAGCTGGCCAAGTATAATCAATTAACCACCCATTACTATTAAACAACCAGTTACCAATATAAGGCCCAGCAAACAATGAAACAGAGATTATAGCTAAGCTGGCTATGTACGATAACCATAAAGCTCCTATAATAAGCAAAGAGCAAAATGCTGCTGTTATTAATATTTCATATACTGTTGATTCAACAGGTCTTTGTAATCTAGATTCGTCAATTAACATTTGCAACGCTGAACTAGTTACTTCGTGCCCATATTTTACACCAGTTGAAGTAGCAATTGTATTAGCAAGCCCTTCACCTGTTAATGCTATTACGGCAATTTTACCTCTTACAGCTGACCAATCTTCATCTGCAAATGATACTTTATCAAATTCGTATTTGTAGTTTAACCACACTCTAGAGTTTGCATCTGTAATAATAGGATCAAATCCAGGCACTCTAACAGCCTCTACACCACCCAGACCAACTTTAGCCTGATAGGATTGCTCGCCAGCAAATAGCCTTATTACTTCTAAAGGTATTGTTGGGTAGGCTTCTCCTTGTACATGTACTATTAGAGGCAGTCTTCTTACAACACCATCTAATTCCGGCGCCGTTAATATCATACCAACACCGGCAGCATGCTCCCCTAGTTCTTTTACAGGTCCAATTGCCTCCGGATAATCATATAGCCACCCATCTAAACTTTCTCCTATATTAGCAAGTCCCCTAGGGACAGGCTTTCCCTTACCCTTTATACTAGCTGACTGCCCTATAATAACCGGTGCCTCACTTAGTACATTAGTAAAATATTCATCGCCACCCAAACGATCTTTTTCAGCAAATAGTATTGGAATAACTACTAATTGCGCTTCATTAGCAAAGGCCTTTTCAACACCTTTAGCTATTATTTCTCTACTCCATGGCCATTGCCCATTTTTATCTAGACTTGCTTCATCTATTTCTATAATAGAAATATTTTCTGATAATACCTTTTCTTGTTTTGTTTGATAATAATCTATACCTTTTAATCTTAATGTTTCGATAAAGAAAGGGTCAACCATTCTTAATGTAACCAATAGCATAGTAAAAAATATGCATATAATATAGTTTTTAATATTAAACGTTTTCATTGTTGCTTAATGTTAAATAAAACATTATTACCTGAGTTAAATTTTGCGTTAATAATGCTGCCCCTGTTATCATAATTTACTGTTACATTGCTCCCATCCTCAACTATGAGAGAAATCATATTGTCTTTATCTTTAGAAAAGAAAACATATCGACCATCATTCATTTTTAAAAATGTGTTCATAATCTGTGTTTCTTTTTTCTTTATTTTAATTTCGTCGAATTTATCCTCCTCTTTTTCATCTGTAGGCTTTTTATCTTCGTTATTATCCTTTTTCACGTCTTGTTTTTTACCATTTACTGCTCCATCTTCCTGTATAACCTGCGGAGGCGATGGCGGTGCAATTGCTGTTGTTACTGTAGTTGCTTCATATGCTTGATCTAAAGTAACTGTACCACCCAGTGTAGAAACATCTATAGACCCGACGTATGAGCTTCCATCTGTATCTGTAGAAGGGAGAAGTAAAAAACTAGTAGCACCATCTTCTTGCACATTCATAGTAAAATCTGTGCCTCTGACAGATACAGAAGCAGTAGGCGATTTAATTTTTACATTTTGTCTAGAATTTTTTGCGATCTTACCAGAAGAATATCTAATAGTACCTAAAGCGGCTTTAAGGGAAAGTTTACCGGTCTTCTTTTCCGGATTATAAACAAATTCATCTATTAATAACTTTGAGTATTCTGTGACACTTACTTTAGTATCATCAACAAATTTAATATTAGCCCTACCTTTAAGAGTTTGAATTAAGTCGCGCATCTCCACAGGCGTATTAACTTCAGTTAATATTTTATCGCCCTTTCTAGTGATTTGCGCAGCTCTAGTTTGAGAGGTGATATTACCTATTTCACCAAAAGCAGGTGTTAGAAATAGTAAGAATAATAAACTACTCGTTACCGCCTTGACCACCGGCTTGCGGAGGACCATCTGGGTTGCTAAATTCATTAAACGGAATGACATTATTGTCAGTTTGCTCGGGCATAAATGTCGGATCAAACGCACCATCTGTTTGGAATATTTGGTAGTTATTTTCATTTCCTAGAATAGAGAGCTCAATAAACTGACTTTCAGAGCCTACTTGTGATACCAATAAGTTATTACTACTACCAAAAATATCAACTAGCTGTGAATGTCCAATTAGACCTCCGTGACCTTCTTGATAACTACTAACATCATTTAATGATCCGGCAATATGATAATCGGTAAAGGTATATGATGTATCAAATAATAATAAATCAACATCATTAGACGCTCCTTCGATGTTTAGGTTAATTAAACCATTATGAACTGTAGCTTTGTGTGTATCATCTTCATTGCCTGCGATTAATACATTGTTAGAGTCACCAGCAATGAATGCGTTTACTTCATTTTTATCACCCTCTATCGCGAGAATTAACTCATTTGCGTCACCTTCAAGATTTAAATTTACTAGTTCCTCATTACCAATTGAATCGATATCGATAAGATTTTCATTACCAATTGTAGCTACATTAAATACAACTTCTTCACCTTCAATTCTTGATCGATTTGTACCTTCGCCTAATTTATTTGATGAACCAATTTGAGATATGTTAAAAATACCCGAACTACCAATTTGATCTAAGTAAATTTCGTTACTAGCAAAGAGCGCACTGCCAGCATATAAACATAAAGCAGTTAAAAGAGATTTAAATTTCATACAAGTATTTAGTCAAAAAAATACTCTTTATTCTGTTTCCTCTATAGGCTCTTCGGTAATTTCAGGCTCCTTAAATTTCCACATCTTCTTTTCTTCGCCCTTATTAATTAAATTTAATATTGCTAAATCGATGGCTGCTCTGGTAGCTACTGAAACTAATTCATTTTTAGCAAACCCTATTTCTATTTCTAGTGGGTTTAATGCATCTTTGACATACTTAAACATGTCACTGCCCAGCGCTGTGGAATATATAGTTTTTGAGACTGTAGATGATAAAAGAATTTCACTAGTTAATGTACTTACCAGTCTTATAGAAACTGTTACAACGTCCTTTCTATGTTGCTCATGTGCACCAATACCCAGATACGCGGCACCTATACCCCCGGATACAGTATTAGTATCATATGAAATAATACCTCCATGTACCAGAAGCCCTGCAAATAGCATAGGCTTTAACCCTGTGTCATCGTCATCTGTAAAATCTTGTCGCGTTTGTTGTACTACTGCGCGCTCACGCATAATACTATCAAGTTGGCCTCTTTCTAGTACCTTAAACCACCCGTTTGATTCTAACAGTGATTCAATTAACCATGCTTCAGCTCCTTGAGTTACAGCAGCAGAAAAGCTAGCATAATTATCAGACTGTTTTCTTTGACCAGTTAAATCTTTAAAATTAGAAACACCTAAATAAATTGGTTCACCATCTAGTTCCGGTAGACTATTTAGTCGTTCCGTTAATGGTGCCGGTGCGATAAATGGCGGTTGTTTTGCACCTTGAAAGGCTGTGCAACCGGAAAATAGTAACGTCGAGGCTAAAAGGCTATTCAGTAGTGGCTTCATTAGGTTCCGGTAATAAAAGAGATCCTACAGGTATTAGTATAGTTGTAAGATCTCCATCAGTATCTGTAACTGTTAAATTAATTTTATCAGCTAATTTATACCAGGATATGATATTACCATCTAAATCAAATGAACCCGAATCATTACCAGTTTCAGCAAAAAGCTGCTCAGTAACTTGTTTTGAGAGTTCAGAATAAATTCTAGATTGGAGATTTGTTAAGAATACATTTAACGGCTTCCTACTGTTAGCTAAATTAGCTTGGATTGATAAAGACTTTAGTTCATCTTTTATAGTCTTTTTCCTAGCGGCGGAAATATTTTCTAGATTTATTTTATGAGCGCTATAACCAATACCATTAAACGAAGGTGACTTAAACCTAAATTTTAATTCATTTGCCATGGTACTACCACTCATTAATAATAATAACCAAATATATTTCATGTCCGTATTTATCTCCTATTAATATATAATCTACAGCTCATCAGATAGAACATTTTCTTTCCGTCTATTCTGTCTTCTTTCTGTGCGCAATAGTTGCTCTTGTTCTTGTAAGATCATCTGTATCTTTGTGTTGAGCCTAATCATATCATTGTCTAACATTCTAATTCTATCTATTAATCCTATTAACGTACCGGTAGATTCATCTAAAACCGGCTTAATATCTTTAACTACCCAATTCCAAGTATAATAAACAAAATAACCAAGTCCTGCAGCGGCAATCACCGGAAATCCAAAATCATTAATAGCTTGTACTATTTCCTCGCTCATTAGTCCTTTCTGGCATCCTCCTTTCCTTCATTTGCAGCTAATCTATCCAAATTAGGTTGTTTGTTAAACGCATAAGACACTAATGTATCTATCTTTACAATATCATTATTCATTGTCTGTACTCTATTTTCTAAGGATTTAATCATCCCTCCTATACCTTTCACCCCACTAGTAATTTCATTAAGTATAAATTTTAGAATAATAAAAACAAAAGCACCGCACCCTAGTGCGCCTGCAATCGGAAATCCAACGTCAGTTACCACCTTTAAAAAATCTTCCACAATATTATTTATAATAGACCTTGAAAAAGCGGCTTCCCACTATAAAATAATAATAATAAATATGCTCCAATTAATTCTACATTTGATTGGTGACTACCTTTTCCAGAGTGATTGGATGGCGCTAAATAAGACCAAGTGTAATAAGGCTGCAGCCGCGCACGCTCTTACATATTCGCTCCCGTTTTTAATTTTATGCCCCTCTGTATGGGCGTTGTTAGTTATTTGTATAACTCATTTTTTTATTGATCGGTACCGGCTTGCAAGATATGTTGTATTTGCTAAAAGTAGGCTAGGGCCTAAGCGCTATTGGCATAAATGGGAAGATTGCAAAGATACCGGGTATCATAAAGAAGTACCGGAATATTTGTCTGCATGGCTTTTAATCGCATGCGACAATACCATACACTTGATTATTAACTGGTTGGCATTAACATATCTATAATGAGATATAAAAATTGGGTAGCTTTGTTTTCACAAACAGGATCTGAGATAGTTGACCTATCTACAAAGTTAAATAGAAAACCGGATTTTGTTATTACCAATGCTAATTTGGACAAGGTTAATCCGAATATAGAAGTAGATTTTAGGGTTAATAATGATGAAGCAAAAACATTGGATATCTTAGAGGATATACAATTCGATAAAAAAGATACTCTCATTACCTTAAATGGGTGGTTAAGAATAGTGCCCCCGGATAAGTGCAAGATGTATAATATATACAATGGGCACCCGGGACTTATAACAAAATATCCTGAGTTAAAAGGTAAAGATCCGCAAAAACGTGCATGGAAAAATATAGCTTCATACGCTAAAATTGGTAGTGTGGTTCATAAAGTAGTAGCAGAGGTTGATGCAGGTGAGATTATAGTAGAAAAATCTGCAAGAACGCGTGATGTCCTCAATATAGATAAAACTTATGATACATTAAGAAAGACGTCTTTTGATGCTTGGATGGAATTTCTTAAGGAACACTTATAATATATAGTATGATTTGTTCGTTTACTGGAGCTCAGAGTACTGGTAAAACTACCTTACTCAAAGCATTATATGAAAAAAATGGTAGCTACCCATTCGAATTTGTACCTGAAGTTACAAGACTGGTAAGTCGTGAGTATAACATGCCTATTAATGAGAGCGGCGGTGATCTAACTCAAATGCTTATTATGACAGAGCATGTTCGAAATGTTTATAAAAATAAAGCTGATCATCTAATTAGAGGTGTGCATCAGATCTTTGATAGGTGTGGATTAGACGGTATTGTATATTCTCTATGGTTGCTCGATAACAATAAAATCAGTAGGCGTTGTTATGATGCCTGTGAACTAATTTGGCAAAATTTAAAAGATAAATATGACATTATTTTTTATACATCTCCTAAAGATGTAAAGTTAATAGATGATGGAGAGAGAAGTGTAGATAAGGGATTTCGAAATCAAATTATTAATATATTTAATATATATTTCGAAAGAGGGGATATAGATAGTGAAGTTGTAATGCTTGAGGGTAGTGTAGAGGAAAGATTAGAGACTATTAAGTCAACTCTTGCTAAACGTGATATCGATATTAAAATTTAATTATGGCTAAACTTGATAATAGTAATGTTAGTAAACATTTAGGACAAACGTCTGAGTATAAATCATCATATGATCCGGGTCTTCTTGTACGAGAGCCTCGTCAATCAAATAGGACACATCTAGGATTAGAAGATAATAACCTACCTTTTGTCGGTAATGATACATGGAATGGATATGAAATATCAGCTCTTACTAATAATGGACTACCGGTAGTTGGTGTAGCTAAGATTGTATATTCTTGTGATAGTAAGTATATTGTTGAATCTAAGTCTATTAAGTTGTATTTTAACTCATTTAACATGACTAAACTGGGTGATAGTGCAGAAGAGGTTTTAGATCAAATTAGCAAAATGGCAGCATCTGATTTAAGTGCGCTCCTTGAAACTAAAGTACTAGTTAAAGTGCATAGTAATGCTCGAGTTTTAGGTGATGTTAATATGTTTAACGCAAAACTGGAGTGGATGCATAGTGTAGATTGTACTCCTAATTATATTACATTAGAAGATGAATACCCTGTCGATGAGGTGAAATTTTCTGTATATTCAGAAGATCCAAACTTGCTTCAAGAGATAGAGGATGCTCCTTCAGATAAAGTTTATTATCATAGCGCTTTACTTAAGTCTAATTGCCGTGTTACTTCGCAACCTGATTGGGGAGATGTTTATATTTATATAAAAGGTAAAAATACTGTAGACCCTATTTCACTGTTGCAATATATTGTTTCTTTCAGAGATGAGTGTCACTTTCATGAAGAAATTTGTGAAGCTATCTATAAGCGTATAAAGGATACAATTAATCCGGAAGAACTAAATGTACGTTGTCTATACGCTCGTAGAGGTGGTATTGACATTAATCCAGAGCGCGCATCTCATAAAAAGTTGCTACATCATACTTTAAGTGAAGTTGATGTACCACATATAAAAACTCCAAAACAGTGATTTAAATTTATACTATATGTATTAAATACTAGTACATAATGAGACTGTTTAGCGAAAAGGTAGAACCTACCTTTACTAGCTCAGATCTTAACATCTTAACCGTTGAAAGTTTAGAAGAAGTTTTCTTCGATGTTTATGAATTTGAGATAAATGGTAGTAAGTTTATTGCAGAAAAAAGGAGCCAATATAAAGGCGCGCCTGTTGTAAATATACCAGTAGTAAAAGGTAGTAAGGAATATTCTGCACCATTTGTCCTTAGAGAGGGTAAATTTGAGGTATTATTTAATGAAAATAATACTACTTTTGTAGGGTCGACAGATATACCTGAGCATGATCTTAGTATATTTGAGCAAGAAGAGGTAGTTGAGGATATAGTTTTAGAGAAAAAAGACGATATTCTTAAAGATATAAAAAATGCTAGACTCGCTGCCAAGGAGTATGCAGAAAAAATTAAAGAGCTTAAACTTCAAGAAGCTGATAGTGAACTAAAGCTTAGAGAAGAAAAATTTAACACACTGTTAAAAGAAGCTCATAAATCTCTAATAGAAGAATTTTTAAATATTACAGAAGATACAAAAGCTCAAATATTTAATTATAATGAAGAAACAGAAGAAAAATTATCAGACTATATTAATAATAGTATTGAAAAATACACTTCTGATTTTACTTTAAATATTGAAAGCAATTATAAAAAATCCACAGAAGCATTACAAGAAAAGGTTGAATCTTTAACCAAAGATATATACGTTACAAAGATAACAGATTTAATAGAAGAGCGTTCCACGTCTAGTGCTGAATCAATTGAGAATTATCTTCAATCAAAAGTAGATAAAAAGCAAGAATCTCAAAACAAAAAAATTACAGAGATTAAAAGCGATATTGTTACTTTAGAAAAAGTAAACACAGAAATTAATGATAGTATCATTAAAGGTGTTAATAGAGCCTTAAGTAGAATAGGAAATGTTAAAAAGGATATCGATAGCGACATATCTATTTTAAAGGAGTCTATTGATACTAAATTTATAAATGCTGAACAAAAAGTTAAGGATTACTATGATGAAAAAATATCTTTAGTTAAAGAAAGTTTTGAATCTGAGGTGCTATACCGATCAGAGGAAAATAAAAAAGCTGTATATGACCTTATTGAGGAAAGCAAAACAGATCTTTTACATACAATTTCTCAGATTAAAAATGATACACCTGGTATTGTTATAGAAAAATATGGCGAAAAGAATATAAAAATCGATCCTAAAAAAATTCAAAGAGATATACAAACCAATCTTAATCAATCTTTTAATCAGCAAATATTATCTCTTAAAAAATCTGTAGAAATGATGGGCGGGGGTGGTTCGGTAGCGACGCAGTTTGCTGCAGGGGGTACGATGAACGGGGAGCTGAATGTTGTAGGTAATATTTTATCAGGTGGTACAAATTTACTTGATATATTTGGGACTAGTAGTGGAGGGGGTGGAGGAACTACCACCACTTCTGTTTCTACTCAGGGATTAACAGCACAAGATGCAACTATTTTTGGTACATTATGCGCTACAACAATAGATGCAACCTCTGCATTTGTTAAAGTTATTGATGTTACGCAATATGAATTAACTGGGTTTGATATCAATGGTGATTTTACTATCTCTGGAAAGCTTAGCGCTAATGATGGTCTAAGCGCAACAGGAGGTAATATTTATTTTTCTGATAATGTTGGTATCGGTATTAATAGACCAACAGAATCACTTCATTTAGGAGATGATTGTGTTTTAGCATTGGGAAACGACTCGGATTTATCAATGTGGAAATGTAATGCAGACGGTGCATCATATATACAAGGTGGAACGGGTGGTAATTTAATTATTAGAGAACCAGATGGTAACATTTACTTGCAAGGAAAGAGCGGGGAGGGCGGGGTCGCAATTCGCGCCAACTCATGTGTTCAGTTATATTATGACGGTAGCGAGAAGCTTAAAACACAAAGCACCGGGGTTGATGTTACAGGAACTATTACTTCTGATGGGCATGATATTGGTGGTGACTTATCAGTAGTTGGTAGTATAAGTGCTACAAAAGGTCTTAGTGCAGCTGCAGTAGCAGGTAATAGCTATTTCGGTGGTAATGTTGGTATTGGGACTATTAGGCCTAGTCAAGCACTTACTGTAGCAGGCACCGCGAGTGCGGACAAATTATGTGGAATTGATGTATGCGGTAAAACTTCTGTATGTGGTGGGTTGTTCTGCAGTTCTGGTAATATTTGCGCAGGTAGTGGTATAGTATATGGCGGTAGCTGCGTCTGCGGTGCATGTGTTACTGATGGGTATTCTTGCTTTGATGGAAGTGGTAATGTCTGCGGTTCTTATGGTTGTTTTAGTACACAGGTTGCCAGTCCGTGTATATGCGGTAGTACCTGCGTTTGCGGGGCAGTGGTTAAGACCGGATATTCTTGCATGGATGGAAGTGGTAATGTATGCGCAACTTATAATGTTAAAGGTGCATGTGGATGCTTTTCGAGTTGCACTTGCTCGCCTAAATTTATTACCAGTGATTCCAATTGTACAATAATACAGGATAAGGGTGTGTGTGTCCTTAATGGAGGGCTAAGTTCCACATGTAATGTAGAAAGTAACTACTTTAATGGTAACGTCGGCGTAGGTATTAATAGACCCGGGGCTAAATTATCCATTGTAGGTGATATAAGCGCTACAAAAGGTCTGAGTGCAGCTGCGGTAGCAGGTACTAGTTACTTTGGCGGCAGTGTTGGTATTGGTACACATAGACCAGGTTACCCTCTTCATATTATTGCACCTGCAACAGCATCAACTTCAGAACTAATCGCACAATTTCAAGTTTCTGACGATGCTTCAAGTTACGTAGGTATTGGTAATAATAATAGTGGTAATAATAAGCTAGACCCTACTGTAATTGGTTATAATTACTGCTCAAATTGTATAGGTTTAAATTTACTAGGTGGTTTAAGAGCCGATACCACATCATCACCTGCTATTAATATTCAAGGTAAGATAGGTGGTCACGCGGCTGGTAGTGCAGTTGCTGACACAACTAAACTTGTATGTGTTACTAACTATGGTACAAACCCGACAGTAATAATGGGGAGTGGTAATTTGGGGCTTGGTGATACAACTCCCGATGCTAAATTATCGATTGTAGGGGACGTAAGCGCTACAGGAGGCCTTAGTGCAGCTGCGGTAGCAGGTACAAGTTACTTTGGTGGTAGTGTTGGTATTGGTACAAATGCACCATTAGAAGCACTTACTGTAGCTGGTAATATAAGCGCACTTGGTACGCTCAGCGCTGGTGTTGTAGGCGCGCCTGGTAGTGAATGGAGTTACTTAGGATCCAAAGTCGGTATTTCTAATGATTCAAATCATTTCTTACTTCCTACAGCTGGAGATAACGAAGCTGGTTTACATATTAAGAGCAAGGGCGATGTAGCTCTTGTATTAGAAGCTGATACAGATAACTCAGGTGAGAGTGATAACCCAAAAATTAAGTTAATACAAGACGGTGGTGGTGTATGTGGTAATGTATTCTTGAATGGTAATGCTGCTACTTCATTGAGAATTCCAGCTAACGCCATGGTAATGGGGACCGGTAATGATTACCCTGTAGCTATTACACAAAATAATTACGCTGCAATTAGTATCGGGACTAATAATTGTGTGGGTATTAGGACATGTGATACTACTAGGGCAACATTTTCTGTTGCTGGTACTATAAGCTCTAAAAATCTTATTCAAACTGCACAGACTAATTACACCACTATAACAGATGAAGCGGAAATGACATGGGACGCATGCAAAGGGCATGCCGCTACCGTAACATTAGGCGGTAATAGGTGTTTACATAACCCATCTAATTTGGCACAAGGGTCTTATATCCTTAAAGTAGTACAAGATGGTACCGGGTCAAGAACTTTGTCAACAGGATATGCATATCATTGGCCAGGTGGTGTTGCACCTACATTAACAACAGGTGCTAATGCCGTGGATATATTAACTTTCTGGAGTGATGGTACTAATTTATATGGCGGGGTGCAGTATAACTTCTCACTACCTAGCTAATGTTTTTATCTCCAACAAATATGACCACGGGGATGAGTGTCACATCTGCAAATAAAACTCCAGGTGCAGCCGGGTTTTTACTTGATCAATTTCCTGGAGCTGATGTAGCCTTCTCTTTACGTAGATTACGCACAGGATATAGCGGACCCATACTTAGACTGCGTCGATCGGCAGATAATGAAGAAGCAGATGTACATTTTGATGCCAGGATGGGGTATTCCTTAGATTCACCGGTTGATAACTTTTCTAGCGGCTCTAATGCAACAAACTTAGGTGAGTTTTGCGACAGTAGCGGTTATGATGATCCCGATAGCATCTCAACTTCAAGTGCGTACATGAAGATATGGTATGATCAGAGTGGTAATGGTCGTAATGCTGAACAATCTGTAACTTCTTATCAGCCTCGAGCAATATATAACGGGAAATTAAGTTATGGTGCAGCTGCCAGTGAGGGGAAGGATCAAGGCACCCCGGCTCTTTATTTATCTCAAGACCCAATGGATGTTGCTCAATGGGGTACAATAGCCCATCCGAACAGCATTTCAGTTGTAGGTGCAGATACTTCCGCTGGATCAGGAGGTAACAAATATTGGTGGGAAGGTACATCTTCTAGTACACGTAATATTCTTGGTAGTTTCTTTAATAATGATGATTCAGGAATATATGCGGGGGGTAGTGATTACACTCTTATTGTAGACTCTAATAAAACAGCAGGCAGTAAAATTTGGTTTGCAGTTTGGAATGGCACCAGATCTGTATTTCTTTTAAATAATGAAGAAGCTGCTGGTACTGTAGGTGATAATGATCAATATGGAGCTCGGCTATTTGCAAGATATTCAGGTTCATCAAATTCTATGTCGGGCTATGTTAATGAAGTAGTATGGTGGCCCACGGATCAAAGACCTGTATCTGGTGCATCCTCCGATGCTCTAAACCAATTTTATAATCGATTCTAATGTACTTATTATATAACAACGAAGCTGATGCGTTAGCTCGCAGTGAACAAGCTGGAATTGATGAGGGTCTCGCATATCACAAAGGAGATCCAAATGGTTCCAGATATATATGGGGTGTTATAGTAGAGGAAACGGATACTAATCCACGTGCTGCTTTACATATCTTTACAGATGACCCGGATAGAGATTATAGAAATCTCTTGACAGGTGCAGAGACTAGCGCATTGCTAGAAGAGCTTCCAGATGATTGGATTCAGACTACTGACGATTAATCCTATAGGTAGCCTGAATTTACAAGACGTCTAATATTTGGGCCAACAGCATCTGTACTAGTAGTAACTCCTGGTTCGGACATGTCACATGGCTGTGTAGGTGCAATTCCGCCTCCTTCTTGTACTTTACCGTCTGTATATGCAGATGGTGCATATCGTATGGTTGTATGATCACCATAAATAACAGCACAGTCAAAAGCTGATGAAATAGATGTAGCTATAACTGTATTAACACCTCCACCATGGTGTGGTGCACTTAGAGAAATGCAGCGAGTAGATACACTGTTCATACTAGTCTGACCACCTGTGTAATTAAATAATACACCGACAGCTGAAATTGCTTTATTACCGGTAGTAAGACCAACATTTCCTTTACTTCCTGGTGATATAATACTAAGTATGGTTTTGCTTGTTTTAGTATCAACTGCAGATATGGTCATTCCATATGATTGCGCTGCATTTGTTGGGATAATATTTGGTTTTGCGAACCGTTCATCCACATCCTGAAATGTATAAACGCCTTGGTCAAAAGATATAAAGTCTGCCATATGAATATTTATGGTAATTAGTACCTATTTACTTAAACTTATACAAAAAAAACGGTGGGACTTTCATCCCACCGTTTCTCAAGTTGTCTCTCGACTGCTGCTTAATCAGCGACGTTCTAATATTAGAAGTACACCGACTGAGAAGCTGGAGTGAACGCGATACCGAGTCCCTGAACAATAATGACATGGTAGTAGAGATGCGCTCCAAAGATGTTGTCAACAACACCATAACGAGTAAGCAAGCCAACGCGTGGCGCAAAATCGTTTGGACCGATGGTTCTCTGTACCATGACAGGAATGTAAGGACAATAAATGATACCAGTATCGTAGAACTCAGGGCCCTTGTAGCCAAGAAGTGCATACTCGATTCCAGTAGTGGTGAGTGCACCTCCACTTCCTCTAGAATATGCCTCTGAACTTGGCGAGTTATAACTAGGACTCCCCTGTACTTCAGTTCTGGTATCACGGTAAACGTTAAATCTTCCACCAAGCGAACCAACCTTTGCAATACCCACAGGCTGAGTATTTACGTCACCTTGTACAGGTACCCACTGGAATTCAGGGAGCATCTCAAGGATGGCGCAAACACGAGGAGTAGCAACAACAAAGTTAGCAGCTCCACGTCTGTTACGTACGGCAATGCGATTGGCTTCAATGATAAGACGCTGATAAAAGTCCCTATTACGCTCAACCATCCAACGACCATCTGCAGAAGCAGGTGACCATGTAGAATAGCCGGCGGTTCCTTCCTGACCAAGAGCTGCCTGGATCATTCTCATGAGCATTTCACGGTCGATCTCAGCTTGAATCTCATACGACATAGCGTTTGTGATCTCGGCGTCAATATCAATACCATTCATGTTCTTAAGGTCTTGCTCAAGCTCGACAGACCAGCGTGCGCCAAGACGGCGTGTGCCGGCCTCAACTGCTGTTTTCTCGAACTTAACCTCAACCTGAGGAATGTTACCAGTAATCTCAAAAGCGGAAAGAATCTGAGCTACACCTTGATCTTGTGCTGCAAAGTACCAGTCTGCAGCACCGGACAACCTCGTAGAGGATGAACCGGTGAACCGGGTATCAAGCAATTGATAACCAAGTTCATCAGCGGGAAGTCCTTCTGCTCCGTTATACTCATCTAACGTAGCTTGGGTGTTAGGAATATTTCCTGCACCGGTATTGCTATCGCGAGTTGTAGTGCCATCAGTACCGGTACCTAAGTTTTCGGACTGATAAGCATAACGAAGGGCAAATGCAAGTCCAACAGGACCTGACATAGGCTGGACACCAACGATTTCATTGGTGATAAGCTCAGGGAACGTACGACGAATCATCGGAATAAGCACTTTTGGAAGACGGGCATCACCAGTGGCATAAGAGTCACTGGAGTTTACATCGTTGGTAATGGGGTTATATACACCACCAACAGTAGCACCGTTACCGAAAGAACCTCCAGGAGTTGCTCCTGCAGTTGATCCTTCCTCAATACACCATTTTTCTTGGTTCTCAAGAAGCATGGCAGTATTTAAACGGGTATGATCGTCCTCAATGGGCTTAACACTATCAGAAGAATAGTCAAGAACAGGTGCCCACTTCTCAAGAAGTAAGTCTGCTCTATCTCTATCGATAAATGATTGTGGTTTGTTATTCATTAGACGTTTCCTTTCATTTTTACCTCATGGGATCTAGTCCCAAGATACTCAGGTGACAAGCACCTCATTGTTCAGGGTTGAAATTATTTGTGATGTCTCTGCAACTCCTCTAAATATGGGTTACGGGGATCCTTTTTCTTCTCTGAAATTTTTGGACGAGGGGCATCAGCTTTGACCTTACGCTGTGTAAATGCCTCTTCTTTAATAACACTAAGTCTCTCTTTCTCCTTTTTATCAAAAAGTCGCTCAGTATAATCAAAATTCTCTTCAATAAACTTTGGAGACTTATCACCGAGAATTCTCATCATATATTCTTTTTTCTTACCGGTGAGATGTGCTGTTTTAGATTCTAATATTAAGTCTGCTTTGGTAGTAGTATAAGCTTCTTTAAGGAGCTTATTCTCTTTTTGTAGCTTTTTCAGATCATTGCGTAATTCGTCAATTTGTGCTTTACCATCAACAACAGCTTCTTTAACGGATTCGCTCATTAGTGTTGAATCGACAGCAAGAACCTTTCTTAAATTAGCAAGAACCTCTATAGCAGTTCTGTTTTGAGTTGCTTCTAAAATAGCTTGTTGGGGAATTACCTCGTCAACGTACTCTTCAAGATAATCAGAAATAGATTCTACTAATGTTTCTTTAAAACCACTAGCTTTAGAATTGAGCTCTTTTTCATATCGATTAACAACTTTAAGTAATTTATTGGCGTTGTTACTGTCAACAGCTTCAACCACTCTATTTAATTTAGATGTATGGTCTTTGTCGATTGCCGTTACAAGCTCTTGAAGCTTTTCAGCATATATATCATCTTGCTGAGTAAGAGCTGCTTCTACTTGTAACTCTACTTTATCTTTAATAGCATCTTCTATAGCACTTACTGATTCTTCAGTAAGTACATCTGTTGCTTGTTTAGGTAATACTTGTTTTTTTGCTGCCATGATTAAAAGAGTGGTTTGTCTGTAGCCTTATCGATTTTTTTTGTTATTTTATCCTCGATGAGGCTCTTTAAATATTTATTAGCCTGGGCATAATTTTTATTAGAAACCTCTTCTATAAATTTAATAATTTTGTTTTTTTCCTTGGCCATAATATTATTTATTATATTGACTTAATAAAGTTTAAAATTCTATCACGTAAAAAGAAATCTACATCCTTTTTAGGGAGTCTTTGTAATGATTTTTCAAAATTTTCATACACTTCTTCGTATTTTCCATCACCAGCAATAACCCACTGCTTTGATTCTAAAATACCATTAACAAACGCACTAGGATATGATGGATCTGCAACACAGTCGATAGCAACAAGCTTCATATTTTTAACTGTGTTGTGCTCTTGGCTTTCTTCTAACGTACCTAAAGCTCTAGATGACATTCCAACTTTAACGCCATCATTAATTAGTGACCTTACTATTTGCCCACATGGAGTTGATAATACTTTTGATTTACCATAAAATACATTTCCGTCTTGTGTGAGCTCTGTTACCATATGGCATGCCCTTTCTAGATCTACATCTGCTGAAGTTGGATGATTTAGCTCACCCATTGCACGTCCCGGTACAATCATTTCTTCGTTATATCTTCTAACTTCTCTTTCTAACTCTCCTAGGGGATATAATCGTTTGTTCCTATTAACACCTTCCGCCATCATGTAAGGACCTTTTATATATAAATTAGTAGGTGAATTTCTATCTACTTCTTCCTCAATGTATTCGAACTGATCATCTATGTCAGGTTTTTCAACAACCAAGTTAAGTTTTAATGCCATACAATTATTTATTCACTTCTTTAAATAAAGCTCCTTTTCTGTAATAATAATAAAGCTATATCCGCATTTTTTACAATATTCTCGAGCTGCCTGCCATTTAGCTTGATTAGTAACAAAAGCTCTTTGCTCGTAAAGCAAGTGGGATTTTTTTCTATACTTGGTTTGAGGTTTTTTTGTCTGTTTATATGGTTTAATTTCAACAAGATATTTTTTAATCTCTTCACCCTCTTTTATAATGACCAAATTATCAACATAATATTTGTGCATTCTATTATCAAGGGGGCTTTTATATGGAACTACTACGTTTTCGCTACCCCATTTCAGTACATTTGGACTATCATCACAAAATCTAAAAAACTTTAACTCCAACCCTGATCTATAGGTCGCTTTATTACCAATAAATTTGTCTTGATTTTTAGGTACAAAAATACCTTGCCGCCATTTTTTCCTCATCCTACAAAGAACATTGATGGATCAGCATCGCCGAATCCAGGAGATGGTCCTTCCATTAATTTAGCTTCCAATTCTTTTTTTCGCTCTAAGCCCTCATTTAACATATCAGCATAATTAAGGGAACCCCCGCCTAATAATGAAACATCGCCAAATTTACCTCTTACTCTACCTATAACAATCATAGTTAGAGCTAAAGCATATTCATATACCCATTGTTCTTTTATTACATCTCTAATTGGTCTTTCCAAGTAACATGAAATAACACCATAAAATCTTTCAGACCCAGGTTGAGGATACATTTGCATATATTGCGTTCGAGGATCAAATTTAACATCTCGTCGTATAGCTAACATTTTTTCTCTTGTATCAATCCATTCTTTTAATGTATACCATGAAACAAGATCAAATCCATAGTTTCCGAGTGCATAACTAAAATATGTTTGCTGAGCTAAGGTCTGCTCTAATGTAAATAAGGTGTTAATTCCGGTTGTTGAGCCTTCTTCAAAGTCAGTTACCTCAACAACTTTTCTATAATCCATTACATCATAATCAAATACATTCTGAAAAAAGATAGAGTCTGTAGCAGATCCTTCTAGAGTAAAGGTTTGTCTATAGCTTTTTGCAAAATATGCGCTTAACACCTGACCAAAATTATGATGACCTACACCATGTATAGCAGCATTACCACCAAATGCGCCGGTGTGCGAACTTAATGAGGTAATCGCAGTATATAGAGAAGCGTCTAATAATTCAAATTTATCTAAATTATCTGTAAAGCAAGAAGATAAAGAAGCGGATAATGTAGGTGAAGTAGGATTAGCTATACCGTATTGAAAAACTGATGAACTTAGGGTAGACGTTGTAACGTAAATACTTGATGGTGAGCTACCATACCATTCAGGGCCCGGGCCTTGAGGATTGTTTCCTCCGATCTTTCTAGCACAAGTATCTAAATTAGTATTACTTAAAGTATATAGTAAATCTAATCTAATACCCTTATCTTGTTCATACATGTTAGAATCAAAAATTAGATACTCTCTTGTATAACCAGCGTATTTAGTAAAATACTCTATGGCTATTTGAATATTTTCTCTTAGTTGATCTGTATGTATTTCTAAAGATACAAGAGGATAGCCAAGTGATCTTTTTATTCTATCACCTAAATTATCAAATGTTTGTATTTTATTATTAAGATTTGTAGATAGAAATGCAGAAAGCGGTTTTATTGTGCATGCAAGTGCCATAAAATTATTTATTCAGACTAAATAAATATATGGCGGATCAGATACCTACTAGTAATGCTTATAGTAAATATTTTAATATTAATCAATGCAGATCTTTTGCTCAGACTATTGTAACTACTGCAGTAACACAGCTAACTGCACAACCCTGCTCAGAAGTTATTTTAGTTAACAGAACAGGTGCTACTTTAAGTGCATTTGATCAGAATTACATAGGTACAGATAATAAAACAGTAAGCGCATTTGCAATGTCTGTTAAAAATGATGAAAGCTTTACTTTTAGAGGATTAACAAATTCGGATCAGCTATCTGTTATCGGCTCTGCTGCTGGGGTAGTTTACTTTAGAACTCAATTCTTTAGTATGAATCCTTCGAGGTAGTTATTCTACAGGAGCTTCTACTTCTGTCTCGGCTTCTACTTCTACTTCTTCACCACCTACATCAGCGGGACCACCACCAAAGTCTGGTATACCCCCTCCTCCTCCTTCACCGCCCATGTCAACGGCTCCTTCTTCTCCAGCTGCTAGCTCACCGGCGATTGCTTGTTCTTTCCATGCTGGGCCAGCTGCTCCTATTTGAGCTAGCTCCCATCCTAGTTCAGCATCTTTTCTCAAAAACTCTCGGTTAGCTAAAATGTCTCTATCTTTCCAGCCTAAATATTTTTTCTGCGCATAGGTTGCAGATATAAATGAATCTGCAGCTATAGATGTATATGCACCAGATTTTAATTCTAGTCTCTGGCTTTCTCTTAATTCAAAAAAGTTAGTAGGTACATTAAATACAACCTCTATATTAGTTTCTATCAGATCGAATTTTTCAAATAATTTTTTTAATTTAAGATGTGTAATAAATCCCCTCTTAATACCAGCTGCAAATCGTTCCTGCTGCCTAATAACAAATCTTGCAAATTTTAATTCTTCTCTAAGAATAGAAGTGCCGCCGGCTTCTACAGACTGCTCTGGGTCAAGTCGAGCTGATGGTACCTTAAGAGCCCTGTAAAGCTTCTTAATAAAGTACATTAGATCGGAAAGTTCACCTAAATTCTGTGCACCGTCGAGCTGATTAACAGTAGAAGCATCTTGACCTGCTCGTTTTGCAAACCAAAATGCATCAAGCATGGATTGCGGATTAAACTTTTTAACCACATCATTTTGATCAAGGTCAAATGTTTTTCTAGACCAGTAATTTTGAATAAGTTTCTTTAAGTATGCTTCAGCTTTCGGTGGTGACATGTTACCTACATCAATATTAAATACCAGTCGTTCTGGAGCCCTTACTAATCTATATATTACAATTGCATCTTCAATTAAAGACAGCTGCCTATAGGGGCGACGGGCATTTTCTAAGAATGGCACCACGAAATTTTTAGTATCATTATACACGCCGGAGTTAATATATACAATCTGATTTTGATCCATAGGAATAAATTCCACTTTCTCTACCTTGGCAGGGTTATTTGGGGTAAATATAGGCTTTCTATAAATGAACCCCTTTACGAGCATATTTTGTATGTTATTATAGACGGGATCTATTATTTCTGCTGGTAAATTAATAACTCCAAGAACACCATCATCAACATACCCTTCATGAATAATAAGCTCAAAGAAAACTTCACCCTCAACAAGCAATTGCCTAAAATATTCCCAGCCCCTATTTTTTAAGTCGTAATAGGTTATATACTTATCAAATTCATCGTCTAGTTCCTTTTTTTCTGCAATTGTGAGATCTGTATTTTTTAATTGAAGCTTAGCAACATATCCAGATTCGTCCGGATTTATAGTTTCATCACATATTTCATCTAAAGCATCAGCTACTTCGGAATAAGCAGCCATTATTCTATAGTCTCTTAATCTACCTCCCTTGTCATCCTGTACATTTGCGTACATGACATCTTGAAATGTAGTATCTTTTCCAAAATCACCAATAGGTAAATTATTATAAGGGTTCGAAGAAGATACAGATGCACGGGCTAGTGCTTCAGCGCGCCTCATTCCTGCTTTCGCAAAAAATTTATATTTTGGATTTAACGACTGATCCTCGACGTTATTTGCATACGGAAGTCTATTTTGAATATATTGAACTAGATTCCTACCAAAGGTAGAGGCGCGCCCATCATTAGTTACATATGAACGATTTTGGTCTGGTGAAGTTGAAGGTCCTGGTCCTGGCATCTTTATATATTTATGCTATGTTAATGATAGAGCTACTAGCTTGATATGATGAATCCCACCCGGCTTTAGTTGCTGTAATAAATACAAATTTACCACTCGTGCCGGTTGATCCTGTTGTAGAAGCCCCGCTAAGGGTAGAAGCCGGTATATAGATAGTTGCAATGTTATCGCTCGCTACAGTATAAAAGTTGCTATTAAGTCTATATCCGCTAATTGAATCTGATTGTGTGGTTGATATTAATTCGTAATCTGTAACTAGTGTAACACCGCCGGATAAAAAGTCTGTTGTATTAGCACTTAGATAGAAGCTATTATTTAAATTAAACCTCTTTCCATATAGAATAAAATTGTTATTATTATCAATAGTTATAGAGGTCTGACCTCTAATCATATTTTTAGAACCAGTAGTGGAATAAAAGATATTAGTAATAGAAGGTATCGCTGATAAAGAGTTTTTTTCTGTATAGCTTGTAGGTACTCTAGAGTTATTTGCTGACAGGGTACCATATCCTAGTTGCTGGAAGGTAAATCTCATAATATATTAGGTTGAACTACATTAATTATATCATCATTAACTTCAAATATTGCCGGTGAAGTGGCTTGTTGTTCGGCAAACAGCCACCCTTTAATTGTAAAGGCCGTATCAACAGTAATTCTAAATTGATCGCTATATGTTGTATCTGTCGGAGTATTATAATTAAGGTCTCCGGACCATAGGACTTCACTTCTTATTTCTTGTATATAGTCTGCTCCAAAGTCATCAGGTACTTTCCAAGATAGTATTATATAGGGATTAGTGTAAGGTACAAAATTAGATATAATCTGATCGACATCTGACATATATCTAGCCAATATAGACATATTGACTTCTAGATTAACAGGTACAGGCATTAAAAATTGTGAAAAAGTATCATTCGAATAAGAGGATGACTGTGTAGGAATTGAAGAGGGTGTAAGCTTATTAAAAACTCTAGACTCATCTCTGCTTATAGAAGATAGATCAACAGATACCACAGGGAGAGTTAAATTTTGAGCTTTATTGATAATATCAAACATTACTCTTTGCTTTGGCGCAAATACATAACGAACTTCTATCTCTTGTTTAGCTTGTCTTTGCTTATTATGCCGCTTAATAACCACGTCATCAAACGCTGCAATAAATTGCGTTAAAAGATCTTTTATTTCAAAATGGAAGGCTTCTTTCTTCACTTATATATATTTATTACAAAAACCTATCGATGAAATATTTCGGTAGTTTATGTTTGTTATTTACAACGCTTTCTACTATCGCACCATCGAGAATATATGTAACGCAGTGATCTTTTTTTGATCTAACACCACGTCCACACGACTGAATTAATGAGCATAGCATCTTGTTTGTATACCAATTAAAGTCATCTTTCATTAATTTTGCAATTCTCTTATCTTTTGTAGGTAAATATGGTGCTTTAACAATAATTTGAAATCTAGCCAATTCATCCTTTAAATCTACACCGTGTGACATAGAAGGTGATACTAGTACTGTTGGATCATTATTGTTTAAATGCTGCTCTAATAATACTTCGTTACGGACACCAGGCTCCCTAATTAAAAATCTATCATCATCTAGCTTATTTGACAAAAATGATGTTATAGTATTGTTATGAGTATGTATAATACCCTTATCATTTTTATGAAATTTGCAAATTTCTTGTATTTGTTTTATTATTTTAGGCAGTGACCGTTTTAAGTTATGATAGTTTAATTTAACCTTAGTAGTGCAGCGAATAGGAGCGTCCTCAGCATTGAAAGAAGATTCAGCTTCAACATATTTAAATTTATCTATACCTAGACTTTTGCAAAAATTTGCGGGGTCAATAATTGTAGCCGACATTAACACCACTTTATCAGCATGCCTGAATAGTCGACCCGACAAGTTGTTTACTTTTAATGGCATAAAAGTAATACCCTCTTTATTAGTTTCAAATAAATACTCACTATCATTCCAAGTTTCAATAATTAATGCTAGCTTAGAGTGTAGATTACGTACACTGACTATTTGTTTCTTGAGCTCTATTAAAAATTTTTTATTATTAGATTTTGTATTATTAATTTTATCGTGTAAGTCATCTACCTTATCGTTTAAATCTATTAATAAATTATTAATCCATTTTATTATGTTAATATTATTTTTTGAGTAAAACGGTCTTACCTGTATACCTAACCTACCTAACATTTGAAAGTTAATATTACAGGAAAATTCTTTAACTAACTGATCTTCTAATTCTGCAGCCTCGTCACAAATTAAATATTGCCGCCTCTTCACGTGATCTGGTAAAGAAAAAAACATATTATAATTTAGAGCAGCAAATTTACGTGTTAATACATCTCGGCGGTTATTATGATACGGACACTTATGTCGTCGCCTATGATCTTCTAACACATTTTTAGGTATAATTAATGACTCTAACTCTACATCAATATTTGAGTCAATTTCACTTACATAATTACTTTTACCCTTTAATATGCTAACATCATTAAATAAATTCTTATACTGGTCTTGTAGAGCTTTAGTTATTGTAAGAGCAGATGTACCTGCAGGTAGTTCACTCTGACATTCCTCTTCATGAGTATATGTACCTGTATGATCCTTTTTAAATGCCGTATAAGAAGTTATTAGGTCTTTAAAATTTTGTGAAGGCTCTCGTGATGCATTGGCAAGAGTTTTCGATATAAAACTCTTGCCGGAACCTGTAGGCGCATTACAAATAATAAACTTATAACCTTCACTGAACGCCTGATCAATATTTTTTAGTAATTTTATTTGAGCCGGATTTGGAGTATAGCCATCCGGAAAATTATCTAATAAACCACCTACCACACTTAATTATAATTAACTCTCTATAGAAGTCAAGACATAAACAAGATTGTTATAAAGTTTGGATTTAGAAGAACTATCTAAAAACTTTATACTATTCATTTGCTTTTTAGGTATAAAGGAACTTAATTGATAATTTAAAATGGCTCCTTCTTCAGTACTCTGAACCTTAAAAGGATAAGGGATCTCATAAGATTTTACAGCATCATTATATTCTAACGTTAAATTAATATAATATTGTTTAACCTGAAAAATTTTCAACTTACCTCTCTTTAATATCTTTTTATCTGTTTTTATAATGATGTCTCTTAATAAAAACGGCTTTAAAAAGTTTGTAGCTTTTTCTAAACTAACATTCATGAATTCATAAAATTAAATTTTTGCTGAGCTGACATAGGATATATACTTTCATTAAAGTAAATCCAAAACTCTTCATTTGCTGGAATTTCGCTAATTAAATCACATTGATTCATGTTTATGTTTCTATAATCTTGCATTAGTATATCCCATGCAACTACTAAATTATCTGGAGCTAAATAAGAGTGTGGTGGTCCTTTTGGCGCAAAATAATTTAAAGAAATCCTACCGTTAACAGAATTTAATAAAGATTGTGATTTTGTGCACAGCATTCTACGGGTAGGTGCTTGACCTGGCGTTACCGACCTGCGAGGAAATCTTATATCACATACATTATTTAGTAAAAGTGAATCAAGGGTTGACCGTTGTACTATCATTTTTCTTTTTGCAAATCCCAAACATTCTTTCTTCGTTTAAGAAAATGCCCTTTTCAACTTTTCCCTTACCCGCTACACTTATATTTGAGATAGAAACTCCCATGTTATTTGGAAAAATAACAATATCACCTTCTTTTGCATACTTAGTGTCGGGACCGGCTAAAATTATTCTACCTTTACGCCAGGCCTTAGTTAGTGCATTTGTTGGAACGATAATTCCATTTCTAATTACTTCATCTCCTTCATCTGTTTCATCAACATATTCAACTAGAAGAATATCATCAAAAATAAAATTTAAATCATAATCATCGAGCCCAAAATCACCTTTATCTTTTTGTGTTAAGTCGATGAGACTTCTTGTAGGTGCTAAATTATCAATACTTGCTGTGGCCATATGGCTATTTACAATAAACTTTACTTAATTCAACGTATTGCAGTAGCTCTCTTTTTGAGATATTTTTATTTTTAGCTAATAAGCTTAGATGCTCTTGTTCTTCGATTTCCTTTTTCTTCTTTTTAATATAGCTAATTTTTTGCCATTTTAGTCGCGGAATAAGATAATAATAAAGTCTATATGACTGTTGTTTATCATCAAAAATACCACTAAATCTATTCAGTGTTTCATTAACAAACACTGACATGTCTTTGTTATAAAAAGAAAGCCACCTATTAAACAAAAATGGTACAAATGCTTGTTCGCCTTCTGTATCTAGATCTTCTGTTTTACTTTTTTTAGAGTAAAACAATTTATTTTGAAGCTGAAAAAAATTCATACAATTACTTTTGTTGTAGCAACAAATTGATCTTGTACTTCAGTATTAAAATATTGAATTACTGAATTAATAAAATAATCAATTTGATCATCGGTGAGATTAGTAGAATAGGCAAATGGCGGTGCTTTATCTCCTGCGGTAATGTTAATACCAGTATGACCGATAGTTACATTATCTTTAGAGTATGTAATAGAAACACTCGCTTTACCGGCGCTTCTAACCTTATCATCACCACCTACAAATTTATCCTGCACAGAAATATCATCACCATCTATACTAATTGGTTTTTGTATAATACCGGATAAAATATTAGCAATCGCAGTGTTAAAAAGTCTCTGAAAGGATACAGCGCCCATTGGACACATTCCAGGAATTTCCCAGCAAAAATTAATTGCATCTTGGCTATGAATAAAGTCATCACTTAAAGAGTCCTCTAAATCAATCAACGCATCTTTTACGTACATCGGCGATCTAAACGCCACTATATCACCATATGGAGAAACATCTTTCCGGAAAAACTTATAGGCAAATCTCTCATGAATTAGTTTACCATCATAAACACTCTGCTTAATTAACATACTATATTATAGTATCAAATATAATTTTTCAAGTTAATTTCTTTAAAGTAATCCTCTAAGTAATAGCTAAATTTATTAAAAGAACCGGTGGGGAGTTCAACTTCATTAGATGTTTTAAAGGTGTGACAAATATTTGATGTTAATTCGGAATATGATTTAACCATGCTATCGGTTACTTGTTGTATAGGAATACACCCAAGTTGTAGTGCTTCGTAAAATCGTACATTTATAAAATCACCCGTACCTAACGGATTAAGGATAAATTTATAACTACCTAATTTAGTTAAAAATTCTTTATATGAAAGTTTTCTCTCTGTTATACAGACATCTAACGGAAGCTCAACTCGATTTCTTAAATCGTTGAGTATACTAAATCTTCTAGAATATGACCAGGTCGGATTATAAGCAGGGTCTGATTGACCTATAAACAATATTCTATTTTTTTTCTCTGCATAGTCATACTCCAGTTCCGTATCTTTAGACAGTAATTGCTTATTAATAACATGCTTTTCGAGTTTTATCGCGTCATCTACATCACTAACAAACTGATACATATTATTAATCGTTTCTAGTTTTTGTTGATGATCTACATTCCATGGAAATTTACTAGAAAATATTTTTTCAAAATTAAAGACCAGTGTTCTTATATTAAGTTTATTAAGCTTATTAATAAATTTATCCTCTTTCCATATAGATACATGTGGACCAAAATGCTCATCCACAATAATTAATGTATTAATATATTCAAGATCTTCTGCACTATCTACTTCATGGAATTTAGTGTCAAAGTAGTTAGTTAATCCCAGTCTAAAATTTAAAAACAAGCTAGGATTTAATGCTGCAACTTTATCTTTGCATATAATTCCAACCATAATAGTATTTAAATGCAGTTGAGCTGAAGTCAATAGTTGACTTTTTTAGGTTAGTCAGTATACTAATAAACGATGCATTTAGATACATCAATCGCTATAGCCTCAGATCATAATGGCATTGATCTTAAAGACTTTATTTATAATTGTTTAAGGCAAAAAAAAATTAATGCTATTGATCTTGGCCCGTATACTAAAGAGTCCGTAGATTATGTTGACTATGCTTATCAAATGGGAAACATTATCGATAGGGGTGATATAGAACGAGGTATTTTAATTTGTGGTACTGGAGTAGGAATGAGTATTGCTGCTAATCGATTTAAAAATGTAAGAGCTTCTTTAATTCATAATTTGGATAGTGCTCCTAAATGTAGAGAGCACAATGATTCAAATATATTATGTCTAGGTAGTTGGATAACTACGCCCAAGGCATCAAAATTAATTTTAAACGAATGGCTCGGCACCCAATTTGGTGAAGGTCGCCATGTAAAAAGAGTAGAAAAAATTTCAGGGCACAAGCCACAATCAATAGTATTTACTAACGGTGTATTTGATATACTACACGCGGGTCATTTAGAAACATTAAAGTTTGCAAAAAGTTTAGGGGATAAACTAGTAGTCGGTATTAACTCCGACGAGTCAACTAAAAAAATTAAAGGCCCGCAGAGACCTATAAACAATCAGCATGATCGTAAAAAAATACTATCATACATATCTCTTGTCGATGAAGTTGTGATCTTCGACGAACCTAACACGACAAATATTATTAGTAATATTAACCCAGATATTGTTGTTAAGGGTGGTGAATTTACTGCAGCAGAAATTCGTAAACGAGATAATATTCCTAATCATATCGATGTAAAAGTTGCGTCATTACTTGATCAGGATATTTATTCTACAACAAGAGTCGTAGAAAAAATTAAACAATATGCTTAACAGAAAAAAAATATTTGTAATAGGGGACTTAATAATTGACGAGTATATTACCGGTCAAGCTGTAGGTCTTTCGCTAGAATCGCCCACAATAAAATGCGAACATACAAGCACTAAAAAAACTCCTGGTGGGTCGGGTAATGTTGTAATGAACTTAGTTGCTTTACAGCGCGATGTTGGTTATATGACTATATGTAGCGACATCGATGTATATAATGATTTAGCGCAAAAAGTAAATGTATATTCTATTTCCACTAACAAACAAACCTCTTCAAAACAACGATACTATGTTGAAAAAACTCATGTGCAACACAAGTATTTGCAGATGAATTATACAGATGATAGCAACCTCTCTACGGATACAGAACAAGAAGTAATTAGTCAATTAACTAATATACTGCCAGAATATGAGTGTGTTATTTTAAGTGATTATAGATGTGGTGTATTATCTAAAAATATTACAACAAGTATCATAAACATATGTAAGAAGCAGCAAATTCCATGTATTGCTAACACTCAACTTTCAGACTGGGAAAGTAAAAATTCCCTACAATTATCAAAATTTAATGGATGCGACTTAACCGTACTAAATGAAGATGAAGCAAAAGTATTATCAGATTCTTTCTTATGGTTCGAGTCTCAAGTTGTAGAAACGCTGGGTGAGAGGGGCAGCAAATTTAACAATATACATGTTCAGGGTATCGATACCGAGGTTGTCGATACATGCGGCGCCGGTGATAGTTTTATTGCAATGTTATCAACACAAGATTGGAGTCATGATGTAGAAAAAGTATTATATAAATGTAATTTATGGGCAGGCCTAGCTACAGAAACTAAAGGAGCTACGCCACCTAGTTTTGATCTATTTAAAGAGCGATATGAAAAAAGATAACGAATTTGGAATCCAGCATCTCCCCCCTATACAAAAGCCTGTTTTACATAAGGATAAGTATTGGGGTTATATTACCTCTGTTTTTGCTGATGATGACTTCGCCCTTAAGAAGATTTTTATGAAAAAGGGCAGTCAAAGTAGCATGGAGTACCACTGCAATAAAGATGAATTTTATTATATTTTTTCTGGTAAGCTAAAAGTCGGTCATCGCATCGGTCGCGCGGAAAACACATCTGTTACACTAGAGGAAAACGACGTATACCACATACCTCCTGGACTAATGCATATGAGAATAGCCCTCGAGGATACTATTATTATTGAGTGGTCTAACAAAGATGACGACGGTGATTCTCACATTGTAGAGGATGGTAAAACCTATAAGTTTACTGAAGATAGTTGATAAATTACGGTTAATATCTATTATATAGATATGCGACAACTCTTTATTGATACTGCTAATCTTGATGAAATTTCCTCAGCTTGTAAGCGTGGAGTTATTTCTGGTGTAACTACAAACCCATCCTTAATGTCTAAGGAACCCCGGGGTAGTTACGTAAATCATATGATAAAAATTGCAGAAATTTGTCAAAAATATAATAACATTCCGCTTAGTGTTGAGGTGTTTGCCACTGATCAAAATGAAATTTATCAACAGGCTTTGCGTTTAGAGGAGGATATAGGTTACCACAATTTAAACATAAAAATACCTGTTGGATTTAATGAATTAGAGACTATTAATAAACTTGCTGCGGTCGGGGCGCGCGTTAATTGTACATGTTGTTTTACTACCTCACAATTAACTTTAGCTGCTGCGGCTGGCGCCCGATATGTCTCATTTTTTTATAATAGAGCAAAAGACAGTGGTGAAGATGAATTTCGTACACTGGATGATGCTTCTAAATTTATTAAGAGTAATAACCTAAATTGCAAAATTATCGCAGGTAGTATTCGCACACCTAAAGATATTACGGATGCATGGGCTAGCGGGGCAGATATTGTAACTGCTGGTTATAATGTAATAAAGGAAGGTACAGCACATCCTGGTACCCAGTCATCAGTAGATCAATTTTTAACAGACTTTAAAGAATGGATAAATTAACTTATTGCTTTGATATTGACAATACTATTTGTCATAGCCCCGACGGAGGACCTTACGATAAAAGTACACCGCATACAAAAAGGATAGAAAAGGTTAATGAGCTATATGACCAGGGTCATACTATTTTCTTTATGACTGCTAGAGGCATGGGTAGAACTAATAATGATCAGGCTAAAGCTCATGAGGAAATGTATGACTTTACCAAAAAGCAATTAGATTCTTGGAATGTAAAATACCATCAACTGTTCCTAGGTAAGCCAGGAGCCGACAAATTTATTGACGATAAAGGAATGTCGGATTGGCTTTTTTTTGGTGATCCAGATTAACTGTATACAATGATTCGATTGGTATTGAATCAAATATTTCATTTAATCTACCACGGGGCGACGCGTTTAGAAATTTCACATCATTACTACTTTCTTTAATCTGCTGCCACACGTTAAAGGAGTTACTTAATAAGTCATTATTATTATAATGAGCTATCCCATCCCATCTCACCTCTTCTTTATATATAGTAGACTCGCAGTATATACCGTTATCTATTGTAAGATCAACCCCTGCTAAAATTATCTCCCTACACCCCAAAAGGTAAGCAAAATGAGAAGTTATGTGAACGACATCTTCTCCTGGAGGCCCTTTTAGAATAGGTCCGGTTTTATTAAAAGGTAGCATGCTACCTCTAGGAAAAAATTTTGATTTATTTTTAATTAATTCCACAAATTTACTTCTTTGTTTAGAATCATGATTGTTACTCATAAGGTCCTCTGCATTATTGAATGGGCCCATAACTATAACTTCATTAGCTATTTCAGCGCCATGTTCAAAAAAGTCCATACAAATTATTGCGTTATCAGCTATACAAAAGTAATCGCATTTATCCAAAGCAGTTACTGATTGGTTACATGCAAAAATAATTATATCATCTGATAATAAATTAAAATTTATATCATTTAATGAAGGGCCCGTACCACACACTATTGCCCGCTTACCTCTATGTCTATTAATATATTTTTTTATATAGTTTGCCATTTTGCTGCGTGATTTTTTCCAAATAACATTCCATTTGCGTCACAATTTGTACAAGGAGATAGACAACGTTGACCATTTTTAAGCTTATTTCTAAAATCACTTAACCGCTTATCCCTCCATATATCAAAGATAGGTTTTTCTGCTACATTTCCAAACTTAACTGTTCGATTATACATATCTTGACAACAAAGTAAAACATCTCCATTCCAATCTATATACAAAGCATAGTGCGGGTAATAACAAGGCCTAGTTGCAGCCTTTTTAAGTTCTTTTTGCGCGCCAGTACGGTTGGTATAAATTAAACCAAAGTCTTCATCTTCACTGTACCAGCGATCTCGAAGCGTGTATTTAGACTTATCAATTTTACACTCTTTAAACAGGTTATTAAAATAATCTATCTGTTCCGGCCCATCATACATACTCACAACTAGTTGTGAAAGACCTATTGAATATAAATCTTTTATAAGTGCTGGTTTTAACTTATCTCCATTTGTTACAATCTCAATGCTTATTTGCCTATCACAGAAACACTTTACAATCTCAAGAAGGTTTCTTGTTAAGAGAGGTTCACCGGTACCGCTAATGTTAACTGTCCCGGAAAAATCTAACTCGTCTAATTGCAGTGCGATAGCTGCAGCTAGACCCGGGTCCATATGAATATTTTGATTAGGGTAATCTCCACTCCGGGGACAAAATGCACATTTACGATTGCATAGCTCATTTAGATTTAGCTCCACCCAGCTAAACAACGGTACATTGTTGACCATATGTACGTGATCAATTGAAGTTCGCTTTCTATCTATATTTCTTTTTACACTATGTGTAATTAGTTTTGAGTCAAAATCTCTAGGCAACCATTTACGAGTTTCTTCATTAGCTACCCCTGATGGTTTATAGAAAAACCCACTATTTTTATGTTCTTGCTCTGCCACACGTTTATTTTTTAATAGTAACTAGCAATGTGTCGCTAGTTAGGTTTTTTTCTCTTTCCTCTATCCACGATTTTTCATATTTACTCCTAGGGAGGTTATTTATATTTCTATAATCATCACCATTAACCTTATCCTTTGTACCATATCTTATCCAGTCAATATAATTGTAAAAACCATATCTTTGAACACCAGTCACAGTAAAATTAGAATTTGATATACCACAGTCAATGAGTAATTTTGTTACAGTATCTTTATTAAAGTAATTTACATGATCCTCAAAATGAATAAGTTTTGAATATTCCGGTGATTGTTGTAGTAATTCATCATCTTCATTAGGGAATTCTAATAATAAAACACCGCCATCTTTTAGTAATTGCATAATATTTTCTATCCATAGAACAGGATAGTATACATGCTCTAGCACGTGCCACGATGTTATGATATCAAATGTGCCCCTATAAGATTCTATAAACTTATTATTTTCGATTTTATCAAAAATAAAATTAAAATCTAAGTTACAGGTTTCTTTACCATACATTAGTTTGCTGTAGTTGCAATCTAGTCCATATGTTTCAATGTTAGGGTAATCGTGCCGTACTAGGTGCGGAAAATGACCGTACCCTGTCCCCACATCTAGCAGGTTTAAAGGCTGGTCCTTAGTAATATATTTAGCTACATGATCTAAAAATCTATCATAATCATTTTCTAGAACGTGTGCTAATTGTAGGATGTCCGGGTGTCCTACTAGCTTACCTTTGTATATTTTTTTATTATTCTCTAAATCTATTGGAGCTGTTATTCTATTAGCATCCTGATTATCAATGCTTGGCTGATCTTTATCTGGGTTTGTGGTAATTCGCGGATGCAGTTGAATCATACCACACTTACTACATTTATATATTTTCTTTTTAGCATTATCCCGTACTGAGCTAATAAGCTCTAGTTCTTTACTGCCACATAAAACACAATTATAATTAGTCATCTTTAAATTTCCTTTCCAAAAGTTTCTCTTATTATATCACCATGGTTAAACTCTGCCCAATATAATTCAAAGGCAACACCTGCTTTTATACCTTCGAATTGATGATACAGTCCAGGCTTAACTTGCATAAAGTCTCCTGGCTTTAAAATAGTATCTACAACATCAACATCAATTTCATCCTCTCTTGACCATACACGAACTAATAGTTCTCCAGATTCTACAAAAAATCCATTCCATTTAAATTGATGTTTATGCTTTGAGCATTGGGCCCTTTCTTTAAATTGGATTCTATGAAACTCTAAAACACCATTAGCGTGGAGTAATTCTGTCTCCCCCCATATTTTTCCAGCCTTCATTACTTGTCAGTATTTACCTTAATTTCATTAAAAATCAATTTCTCTATTTCTTGATTTGTAGATACTGAGAATTGTAAATTAGTTTCATCGAGTACATTTACTACAATTTTTTTTGAATATAAATTATCGTATATATGTTTGACCAACTCTTTATTTTCGGAGTATAATCTTATAGTATATAATGATGAATTATATACAGTAAAATTACTATTAGCAGAGAAGTACTCAATCCACTTTTTCTTTGTGATTAAAAGATTTTTCTTTAGTTCTTTAAAATAGTCCTTGTTATTAATAATAAATTCTAGAGTTTTATTTGAGAAATAATCTAGTTCGTAAGCTCCTCTCGTAGCTTCAAGTTGACATTTTAATTTTTTATTACAAGCTAGCCAGCCAGTTTTTATTGAAGGAAATCCAATTTTAGAAAAGCTTGAGGATATAATAAGATTATCGTGTTTTTCTAAAAATGGTAAATAACTTTTATTTTCCCACCCGGTATATACCTCATCTAAAAAAACTAAAACATTGTGCTTCTCACAAAAATAAATTAGATCTTGTAACTCTTCATTAGAAAAACAATTTTCTAAATGAGACATTGGGTTTGTCAAAAAAAGTACTTTAATTTTTGGTATTACATTTTTAACTTGCTGCACACTAATATTGTATTCCGGTGCTTGTCCTTTAATAGGTATAAAGTTTACATTAAAAACATCAGCATATACTTTAAACATAGCACATGTGGGTACAAATACCCCAACACATTCACCACTTAAATTTAACGATTCAAAAATTGTTTTAATTGAACCTTCAACCCCCCGGGTTAATAATAATTGATCTTCACTAACATTTAAATATTTGCTTAAAATCTCATACGGCGGAAACATATCTGGGTATTGATGTAGGTCCTCAACTTTAAACGTGTTTATTAACTTATGGTAAATATGATCTGGGTGACAATCCATTATCATATTCCTATTAAGGTATGTATAACCAGCTTTAAATTTTTTTCTAACTCTAGGAATGTTCTTAACCATTTATTATTTTATCTTTCCAATATTTTAAAGTGAGATCGGGAATATTAAAGTCAGTATTTGTAAAATCTTCAATTTTAGACTTTAAGAACTCTACTGTTACTTTATTCCAATCATCAATAAACAAAATAGGTAGGTGTGTAAATTGGGAAAATGACTCGTGGTATTTTACTACCGGTACAGACTGCAAATATAAACACTCCCAAATACGATGGCAATCAATACCATTACCCGGCGGGGATATAACAAACAAACTTTTTTTAATATTATTCCAATATTCTTCTTGCGATGTATTACTACACATTAATATACCATTATTGGTAGTAATATGGTTACATATAGTGCGCTCTCCATGATTAGTATCTACTTGAAAATTTTTATATACTAAATTTGCTTTTGTAGTATTATTTTCTTGTATACTTTTAAGAATGTATTGGTTACCATGTGGCCATTGACTGTTAGCTATCCCAATAGGTATTGAAAATAATTTTGGATGTGATGTCTCCCTATTTTGACAGAACCATTTGTTTATGTTGCTGTGGTTAAGATACTGTAAATATTCATGAGTTATACTGTGATCTGAGTTGTGCGTTACTATAGTAGCGTTATCTAAATGGTCTAAAAACTTGTGCATAAAGTCATGCACAAAATGTGTATAAATAAAAATTGTTTTATATTTTTTAATATCTTCAGTACTTACATTAGATATTTTATGTATGTTCTGCTTTAACGCGTTATTTTGATCTTCAATAATACAATTAGTTTCTGTATAAAATCCTATATCGCATAATGTCTGAAATTGTTCACCTGCTAGCATACCGATCAAGATGTTTATTGTGTATGTGTAAATTAAAAATAGGTATTCTTTTATTATCCCACAGTACATAGGGGTCGTATTTATCAAATACAGGAGCTAGCTCCTTATTAATATACCTATCAATAAATCGATTGGCGCCATCAGGATGAATTGTATTATCTAAACCAAAAAATTGACCATATGAGCTAGGATCAAAAACACCTTGAAATATATTAAACAAGTTATTGCCTGGTTCGATAGGGGAAACAGGCAAAGAGGTAATTACTTTATCTTTTAGTATATTATTTTGCAAGTGGCCTAGCAGTCTCATTTCATGGGGCATACTTTGAAGCATTTCTTCTAATTTGGTTTCCCCGAGTATAGCAAGATTTAACAATTCTTCACACACTTGTTCTAGTGAGTTACTATTTTTTATGAACATAAATCCGCATACTAATTCGTCTTTTTTATGTGGTGTTAAACCTATATTAGGTATATTATCATTTAACAGTATAGAAATATCTGCAATATTTTTATATATCAAAACATCATTATCAAAGTGAACTATATTAGTTAATTTACTATCTTTAATAAATTCATTAATATAAAAAAGTCGTTCAAAAGCAGTTCGCCATAACGGATCTTGATGTTCCCTATAGTATGTAATCTCATTTAAAGGTATACTATACTTACTAATATCAATTATATTGACGTTATTACTATCTACGTTTAAATTAGTTAAAAAAAATATATTGTAGTTGGTCTGCGTTTTTCTAATTTGATCTACGCAAACTTTTATATGTTGCGGGAGATTATTTCCCTTATGAAATAAAATAAAATTAGTTTTATCTGACATTTACTATAGTACGTACTTAGTTGATTCGCCATTAAAATCAAAATATAGATCTACATCGTCGCGACCTGGATTTACGGGCCACATTTTGACTTTTGAGGAAAAGGGAAAAATAATTTTTTTATGGTAACCTAAAAAGGCAGTCCACCAAGAAAAAGATGATTGAGATAGAGCTATATTTTCACTATAAAGTAGAGTTTTAAAGTCATTTATTGATCTCTCATTACTATGAAATTCAAATTTGTCTACATACCCTTCACTAACTAATTCGCACCCATCACTAATTAATTTTTTAACCGTTTCACAATCTGAATTATCTGTTACTATTTTAATTTTAGTAAATCCAGAATTATTAATCATTGATTTATAAAAATCATAACCTAAAAAACATTTAATTTCTTTATAATCCGTTTCACGGACATGTACAACCAGGTGTTCTTTATTTAAAATTTCACGAGGTTTTATACTAAATGCCTCTCTTAACATATCTCTATAATTTATAAAGTGCCTACTTTTTTGCAGAAAGGAATTAATAATAATTGTACCCGGGTGGTTAATTAAAAGGTCCATGTCTGCATCATTTTCCCCCCATTTTCTATAAACGTCAATGACTGGTGGAGTAGCAACAACTTTATCTTGATGAGGTGAAATGCCAAAATTTGGCAACCCGTCGTGATAGAGTGTTTTGTTTCCTTTAGTAGCTAAAATATACCCCGCGGCATACTGAAACATTCTGTTACCCATTCTACCAGCTGGGTTAAATTGAACTACAACACTCATTTTACCAATAGCATGCCCCCTCTACTAAATCTACTTTTTTAGGTGTTTCGCTCTGTAGAGGTTTGGTCCAATAATCATTAAAAAATGGTGAAAATTCTTCTATTTCTTGCCACCTATTACCTTTTATTCCAAATAGTATTTGCGTTGGCCCGCCTAGGTGAATTCCTGCTTTACCTAGCCTTTTACATTCTAATGCAAATAGTAATCCCGTGTGACCAGTACCGAAAATACCTACATCAAATTCTACTTCTCTAACTTTTTGTAAAAATTCATTGTAAATTTCTCGTGATAATTTATATGATGAATTTTCAGTAATAGGAATAGAGGTCGGGTATTTTATAGGAATTAAATCAAAATTAGGCTGAATTTTATTATTCCAAATTTTGTCTAAATTTTTAAAATTTTTCTTTATAGAGCTAGCAAAAGGTGAAAAGACTGCTACACGCTTCCCCTCCAAATAACGTGTCCATGGCTTATCAAAAAAATAAGGTTCTAAATGCTGTAATTTTGTAACATGTGTGCCCGGGCAGTATCTCTCGAATATATATTTTTCAAAATCTGGTATTACTCTATTCCACTTGGGTATTAGATCTAAGTCCTTAATATCATTTAAGAGAGTTTCTGTAAACCAGTCCGCAGTTTCTTCATTCATTGGATACATCCCTGCTACATCTTCAACCTCTTTTATAAATTGAGGTCCCCAAGGATTAGCCTTAACTATTGAGTAATATAGAATTTGAAGTTCGTTACCTCCTATCTTACCAGCAGCAAACGGCTTATTTTTTTTAAGATAATGACCTATTAAATTATTTCCGTCAATAATCATTAGTATATTTTATAATAGTATTTGTATAACTCCACCTTAAGTTTGGACCTAATAACTGACTAATTGGAATAATGTCTCTATTTGTTTGTACAGCTTTCCACCTATCATATAACCCATCATAGTTACCGTAATACTGTTCTTTAAATTTTACATCTTCCTTAAAATAATATGCGTAATGATTAAATCTAACTGGTAAAAATAGACCGGGACCATTTTTGCCATCTAATTGTGGTGGCTCGTGTGTTTTAAAATTTTCACCGCACCAGTGCCATAGTCTTCTATATGGTTCATTTCTACCCTCGCCCCATTCTCCAAATACCTGTTGATTAGGACCTACAAAATAATTACAAAAAAAGCAACCAGTTTTTCCATTATTTTCAATAAGCTTTGTCTCTGCTGTTTTTAGCTGCTCTAATTCCCATTGTTCGTCTATATCTATTTGCCATAAAAAACATTCTTTAACTCTTTGTTTAATATGTTTAATAGCAGCATTAACTTGCTCATCTTTACTATGCCATGGTCTGTCATTAGGTCGAACAATAATAACGTTTTCTTTTTTATTTTTATCTAAAAATTCAGAAGTACCGTCGTTTGATATAAAATTATTATGAAAGGTATCACTAAGCTTATTGCACCACTCTGTTGATCCACCAGGATTAGCTACCCCTTCGACTATTACCCATAAATCAAAATTTTTACACATCGTTTCATAGTAATTGTTATGAACTAAGTGTTTATAGCCGTTTAATATTATTGTAAATGCTACTCTTGTCATACTATTTTCCACTTATTTTTCATGACCGGTAATTTCATAAAATAATTATCAATCTTTCGAAACAATATCTTTTTACAATCGAAGCTAAATTGTTCTACCAAGTTAGACATACTGCTTTCAACTAATGCTATTGTATGTGCGTTTTCTAAAATTTTTAGCCAATAAAAAATATTATAATCATCTGTTATGTGAATAATTTGCCCGTCGGATTCATTAAATTTAACATTTAATTCCCCTCTAGAATGCCGTAAACATACTACTGCATATTTTTCGTTGTTTACCAATTTTTTATAGAGTTTTTCTTCTTCTTGGTAATTTCTGTTAACTGTTATATTCCATTTTTCTTCTATAGGTACTCCTAGCTTATCATATTTAAAAACATCAAAAGGCTGTATCTTACCGTCACCTAACTCTACATATTCGTCTGTCGATGTACTACCTGGAAAAGTTGCTGCAATATCTTTAATATTAGTTACGTTTAGATCATGTAATTTTTTATAAGATTCTTCAACACATTTATAAACATTATCGGTTACAGGAATAAAATTAACATAATCAACAACTTCGTTGAACATATTAGCAAATTGCTCGTATACGGGCCAATATATTGTATAGCCCTTATCATACAAATATTTTGCAGCAGGTAATACTATAATTAAATCTCCTAATTTACCAGGCTGAATTATACCTAAGGAATTACTATCCATATTATATAAATTTTTTTCTTTTAAAGATAGCAAATCCGTTTCTTACCTTTTTTCGATGTTCCATCATTGCCTCTAAGATATGCTGTGGTACCTCTTCTTCCTTTTCTACATAAGAACTTAATCCCCAATCTAGCCCTTCAACACTCTTTTCATACGCCAAGCAATCCCACTCTAAATCTTCTGATAATAAAATAGCTGCTTTATTTGTTTTGTATGATCTAAAAGAATCGTCTAAAAAGAACACGTTTGTTCGATTTTTTAAAAGTTCAAATTCAAAATAACCTGTAAATTCACCACCGTCAATTAAAACTGCATCGTATATTGTATGATCTTCCTCTAAAAATCCCTGCGGATATTTTTTCATTAAATTTACATCACCGGTGTACCACTCCTCCACAGTTTCTTTTTTAGTATCTGTAAAATGTACTAGTGGATTAAAAAGCGAGTTCCAAATTCTATCAAACCCGAAATCAATTAGTTTATTACAATTTATGGACGATCTATTATAGCACTTAACCCATGAATAATCTCCTACATTTTTAACTAAACTGTTAAATTTTTTCTTGTCTATTTCTAAACATGTTAGAGATTTTCTAGAAAAATCTTTCATAGCATCTATAAAACATCTAGTAGCGCCAGTACCATCCCAAGACCCTATTTCGAGATTTACCTTTAACTTAAGTTCCTTTACTAAATGTGAAATAGATGCACCTAGCTTATCTTGTGTGGTTATTTCACCCATTTTTACGTCCCAGTATCAACCTTACCCCAGTCGGGTTCCATGTTTAAATATTTACTAAGTTTTTTAACATCGCTAATTCTCTCATCTACTAATTCGTGCCATAATTTATCACTTATTACCTCGCTCCCACCATTAGCATTATTCATTCTTTCAGCTGTATTATCTCTAGGGGTTTTACCAAATACCCAGTGTCTGTGCTCGATCATAATATCATCTCTATATTTTAATCTGCCAAATGCAGAAAACGTTTGATGTAGCCATTGATCAACCCAATTGATTAAAAATTCCTCTCTCATAAAATAACCCAGCACATCAACATATTTTCTATGACAGAATAAATTAACAGCTAATTTTGCACCATGGTAGTCATCATTGCAATGTATAGCTTGAATTTTATCTTTGGGCATGTTATTAAATTCTTCAAGTAGCATTGTATCCCATCCAGGCGTTTTAAATACCATATCATCACCTATCATAGATATAATTTCCTCATTAGAAGCCTTTACTAACTTATTCCATAATATACCCAGGCCCAAAAACTTATTTTTATTATCAATTTCTACAATTTTAAGAGCTGGTATAGCTGATGCAACTCTTTTAATAGTATCTAACGTAGGATCATCCTTATCTACACCATAATATATATTAACATTATCAATATTGTTGACAGTAGTTAATATAGAAAATAACAGAGTAAGTCTGTTATTCATTCTCTCTCTTGTAGGAACCAACACAGCTATTTTCATAAATCACCTCCGTGTCTATATGGTAAATGAAATTTGATGCGCTTTTCTTTTGGTACTAGTCTCATAACACCTTGATATTTTATAGGTGCATCACCCCATCTTTTAATATAAATGTTACCTGTTTTGTCTATTTCTTTAAAATAGCTCATATATGGATCTGATCGAAACCATTCACAGTCTTCAATAAAAAAATGTGTTTGATACATTTTATTATATTGAAGATTTTTATCTGTTGGTAAAACTTTTTCTACAAAGTCAAATAGTCCTTCAATAACATAATCCATATCTTCCTCTTCCCCAACATAACCATAAATACCTTGCTTATCTGCCATAACTTTAAATGGGTCTACTGAAACTTCACTGGTAATATATGAATCACAATCTAGACGCATTAGGTATTTAACGTTATTAAAAAATTTATCCTCGTAGAGTCCTCCGGAAAATAATCTACACATATGCCTATATCCCATTGAGAAAAATGCATTATCATCCCAATGACCTTTAAACTTTTCTGGAATTTTATCTTTTATATCTTGACTATAAGATGGTAAGGAAAAGTTTACTTTATGAAAATAACAATTTTCCGGAGCAGCGTTTCGAATTCTAGCCTTAGTTGGGCTGGAAATACCTTCATGACCAAATACAACAGGATATGGATACTGTCTTAAAAAATTGTTCTTAAGACATCTTAGGCTATCTTCTAGCCTTTTAATATGTATTTCTTGGTCATTTACTAAATAAAATATACAGCTATTTGGAATAATCATTTTTAATCTGTTTTAAGGTTTGTAAAACTTCTTCTTTAGTTGTATGCGGGGGCATATTAGGATAGTGTCCATGTTTTCGTTTATAAATTTCTCTACCCCCATATACATTCTTTTTCCATTGTTCAGAGTCACCAGCAATAGAAGACTTATCAATAGCATCTGGAGCTTCAGTCATATACTTATGACTGTCATATATATCAGCAAAATACCAAAAAGGTGGATGCATTTGCTCTTTAATTATTCTGTATGTATGATCTACATGTTCCCAGGCATTATAAAATTCTTCGTCAATATAACCTGCTTTATCTATTACTTCTCTTGTAAAAAAGGAAAACATAGCCACAGTATGTGTAAATAAAGAAATTTTTATATCTTTATAATCTACAATTAAACGAGGATTTGGTTCTGAATGTTGATCTAACTCGTGTCTGTTGTGTAGGTCAAAATTTTCAATAGTTTGCTTTCTATTAAACGGGGAGCCGGGCCCATAGTTAAAATGATGTATTCCGGATGCCTTATGTGCTTGTATGTATTTTGTAAAAACAGAATTATCTAGCATTATCATATCATCCTCTAATAAGAACATATAATCGCACCCCTTTTCATATAGATACTTTAAAATTTTATTTTTACCCTTACCTACTCCTTCTCTACCCCCGGTTTTAATAACTGGTGCTCTAGGATTAACCACATCATCATTACCATCATTTACGACAACAATATGATTATAGGAATTATCATCTATAGAATCCCTACATTTTGTAAAAAAATCAGGCCGATCACAGGTAATAATTCCTATACCTATACTCTCACTCATAACGTTATTGGTGGATAACCTCCATCAGGTAGTCCAAACTTTCTTTGCAATTCCTTTTCACGTTCTTCTTGTTCGAGTGCAGCCTTTTGCTCCCTAACTAATGCCTCCAATTCGTTTAAATTATTAGGATTTAGAATTGATTCTTCATCACTAATTAAGTCACCACCCGGTGCAATATACTCTGCAATTAAATCAATACGTTGTTGCTGATCATTTGGCAACGGTAATATACAAGGGGTATCACCAGCAGGGAAAAATATATCTGCTTCTGGATTTTGAATATATTGATTATATAAAGAATAAAAAATATTATCTACCTCTTTAATAAAGTTAATATCAGTGTCTCTAAATCCATCATCTTCAACGGCTTGCTTTTCATCAAATCTACATAAAAAAACAATATCTAGATGTCTCATTGACTCTCTCATAAGAGCAATTTGTTTAGTTACAAATTGTTTTGTAAATCCTTTAATGCCTTTATCATGACACCACATTGAATAAGCAATATTATCTAATGGGCATCTATCATAAGCTATTTTATCATCCTTATCATTTAATTGAAGCTGATCAATCATAAAATTTAGGATTTTTTCTTGGGTATCTGTTGTAGTGTTAGATGAATGCTGTAAATTTTCCTCAGTAATAACGTCTCTATATGTTTCTTTAGGAGTGGTATAATTATCCCAAGTATACATAAAGCTCTTTAAAAGAGTTGATTTACCACTATTACCAGTCCCTGAAAATGCAATTCTCATAATATATATATATGTGTTAGTTATACCAATGGCAAGAGATAAAATTATGACCTTCACATTCTTTAGGGGGGCTATTTGCAAGATCTTCACCTAACGTTAAGCGAGCCTTTTTTTTCCAATCCGGATCTTGATTACCGTTTCTATTAAATCGAGCTTCCACGTTCGGTAAAAAGCGTATCTCAATAGATTCCGGGTGATATAATAACATATAGTTAAGATATATTTCATATTCAGAGGCTCCGGATAATGTAAAATCATCCTTATCTACACATTCTAAAAATATTTTATAAAATGGTACTGATGATTTATTACCCTCAATTAAGCTGAACATTTCCTCTACATATTTTGTTTCAAACATCATATGATGACATATACCAGAGTAATTTACTCTCTTTAGAGAGGGATGTAACCGCTTCATATGATCAAAATATGGACCATGAATATCACTACCATGTGAATATAAACATTTATTATCACTAGTAATAAATGAAGTTGGTTTTACAAAGTATGTATCGCTATCAATAACTAAATACCTATCTAGTATACCTGGAATTATAATACCTGCATAAAGCTTTAGCAATTGCTGCAAGTACCAACCATTACGTTCTAATTTACCGTGATATTGAGCTACTGTTTGCTTAGAAAATGGAAATTCTATCTCTGCAATAGTAGTGCAGCCCTCTATTTTAAAAGTAGGATCATAGGGAATAAGGTAAATATTCCTATAACCAACAATATTTTTTTTGGTACACTTAATTTGATTGTGTACATAATCAACATCATTTGGACCAACTGCAATAACTATATCAAACTCATTCATTTTAAACTTTTAATGCCATATCCCAAATTAACAGATGCAATCTGGGTGAGAATTTTACATTCATAGCTTTAGCATACTCTGCTACTGCAACTGCCTTCTCTACATGTTCTTTCCTGCTACCACAACATGGCATAAACCAAATACGATCTAAAGGTACATTAATACCCTTATCATCTTCGACATATTTGCGCCAAATTTCCTCTATGTCTTCAGATGTAGCAATAACAAACTTAAATCCGGATCCATTATCAGAATGCCACTTTAATACTTCAGGCTTATAAGATCTTTCTTCAGGATCTCCATTGGTAGTTAATTTTGGTGATGTAGTAAATGTAGCTCTATATTCTTCTTTCCACCTCTTATCCGGCATTAATGTAGCATTAGTTTCAAAATCAATTCGTGGAATAAAACAATATTTATCGATAAATACTTCTATAAATTTTAGTAATTGTTTTTGTTGAATTAGTGGCTCGCCACCTGTTATTTTTAGAATTGCATTAGCTTTAAGTTTTTCAATAAATTTGTTTTCTTTCATGAATTCAAATATTTCGTTAAAAGTCATTTTGTTTTTAACAGACCAAGAAATATATGAATCACATCCATAAGGCGAATCTTCTGAAGCAAACCCTTGACATGTTAGATTACACATAGACAATCTAAAAAACACAGAAGGTTCACCTACATATTCACCTTCACCTTCTAGTGTATAAAATGCCTTATCATCAGATACTATTAAAGTTTCTTTATCACAATCCATTAACATATTATAGCTAATAATGGTGTTTTTCAACTAAATAATAATACATGAGTACTAAAACGGCCCGAAGGCGTCGGGAGGTTACTGTAGATAACCTCGATGAAACATTTCAGGATAATTGGCTTTTAGACTTTCATATTAAAAAGCCCTTTTATTTTAATCCTAAACATAAGGAGTTTTATCGATGTATAAAACATAAAGATACAAAAATAGCTTTTGTTGATGGTCCTGCAGGAAGTATGAAAACATATATAGCCGTATATGCTGGTCTAGAGCTCTTAAAGGATGAACAATATGATAGACTAGTTTATATAAGATCTATAGTGGAATCTGCAGAGAAAAGTTTGGGGTCCTTACCTGGTGAGGTAGACGATAAATTCTCTCCTTATGCTATACCCCTGCTTGAAAAAGTTACAGAAATTACTAACCAAGGTACAACAATGATGCTCAAGCATAAAGGAATGATTGATGCCATACCGGTTAATTTCGTTAGAGGTTTAACTTTTAATAAAACCTTAGTAATAGTTGATGAAGCACAAAATTTATCAGCTGGTGAGCTAACAACAATTTTAACTAGATTTGGTAGAGATTCCAAATATATTGTTTGCGGAGACTGTAACCAGGTTGATATTAAGTTATCAGGTTATAGAAATATCTTTAACAAGTTTAATGATAAAAAGTGTGAAGAGGTAAATATACACACTTTTGACTTCGGTACTTCCGAAATTGCTCGAAGTAAAATATTAAGATTTATATGTAAAGTACTTGGGACTTAATTAACCCCAGGATGTACCAGCAAACCAGTTACCTTTACCAGGCGTTACATTTGGACCTACATTAGCTCCTTGACGACCTGCCTGTGGATGTGGATTATTCGGCTTAGACTGATTTTCGGGTACTGGTGCTGGATCTGTTTCTTGTTTTGTAGTATCTGTAGTATCTTGGCAACATTCATGGTTACTAGCTGCCTCTTTGTCCTCTTTTGTATATTCAGCCCAATTATCTTCATGCTCCGTCACTTTGGCCTTTACAACAAAACACCTACCTTCTGAAGCTTCATCAACAAATGCATCAGCTGTCTTAAATACGAATTCTGCAAATTTTTCAACACCTACTCCTTCAACCATTATTCGAAGTTGTATAATACCCTTTTCACTTAATTCCTCAAATGCCTCTAAAGCAGGATCATCTCCAGCAACAACGACAGTATGATCAAATTGATTTCTTAGAGTTTTTTTAAGTGTATCTAAACCACCAAAATCAACACACCAATTTTTATCGTCTAGACTGTGGCAACCAAATGTTAGTTGTGTTTTGAGTTGATATCCATGAATATATTTGCAGTGACTATGATCCGCTTTCCATTGACGAAATGCTGTTGATCCTAATTCGAATTGTTTTGATGAAGTGTAAGCGCTCATACGTAATTATATATTAATAGGTTTTGCAAAAAAATCAACTAGTATGAAGATTTTAAAATGATTCCCTCGTCCCTCTCTCGGATAGTTAATTAGCCTCTGACTATTTGCAACTGTCTTAGCAGATCTTTTTGAGAGAAGCTAGATGTAACAACACCAGGTGCCGGTGTCGGGGTTGGAGCTGGGGTTGGAGCTGGAGTTGATGCTGGTTGTTGTTTTTGCTGTTTTTGCTGTCTTTGCTGTCTTTGATCAACCCTTACACCTGGCGCTTTTATTATCCGGTATTCACCGTTTTCAAATTTGAATATAGCCGGGTCTTTTAAAGCTTGCCCAGGTATTGCTTTTTTAGTATTGGGATCATGGATCAACCTAGCAACAGATACATCAGCTTGTTTTTTAATGTCACCACGAGGCTTACCGGTACGTATTAACCCCACATTCGCTAAAGCTTTATCTAGATTTTTAAGAGTAGAACCAGCTCCCTTCGTATAACCTCTCGCGATTTTACTGCCTATATCTTTTAATCTACCTAGCTCTGTTTTAACTTCTTGAGGAGCTAAATAATCGAAAGCAGCACCAGCACCAGCAAGTGCACCGCGCCCTACACCCTTAAGTACAGACCCTATACCCTCTTCTAATAATTTTTTTTGGGATAGCCTTGACATATATAATATTTAGTCTTGAACATTAATATTTGAATATATAATTATATTATATGGATCGTACTATAATTACAAAATTACCCACCGCAAATGGTAACATGCCTTTAACAGAAGAAGAAAAACTTAAAGTAATTGAAGATGCAGCTACAGCTTATGAGAAATATCTCGATGCTCTACGAATCGATTGGCGAAATGATCCTAATAGCAGTAATACCCCTAAACGTGTAGCTAAAGCCTTTGTAAATGACTTAGCTGCTGGGTGTTATAATGATTTACCTAATGTAACTGCTTTTCCTTCTGACGGTTACGATGGAATGGTCTTTCAAGGTGGTATTCCTGTTAAGTCTTTTTGCTCACATCATCACTTACCATTTACCGGTAGAGCTCATGTAGCTTATATTCCATCTAAGGAAGGTAAAGTTATTGGATTAAGTAAGCTTAACCGCATTGTTGAGCATTATGGTAGAAGGCCACAAATTCAAGAAGGTCTTACAATGCAAATTCATAAAGCTATTGACGAAATCTGTGAAGGTAACAAAGGAGTTGCTGTTATGATATCTGCTACTCACACTTGCGCTTGTCTTAGAGGTATTAAACATGACGGTTGTGAAATGAAGACAAGTAGATTGAGTGAAGACTTCTTAGGTGATGTAGCTACAAGAGGTGAATTTTATCAATTCGTAAATGATTGGCAAAAATAAAGGAACATTACCACAATAAAGTGTGAATATTTTTGTAACTGACGAGGATCCTATTAAGTCTACACATAATTTATGTGATCAACATGTGAGATCTAAGATGCAAATCGAAGGCGCTATTATGTTAGCGCATGCTTTTGATCAAGAAACGTTAAATCACCCGTCAACACCTAGGACTTCTACAGGAAAACCACGAAAAAGGGGCAAAGGTTACTTTAAACATCAATGCTCTATATGGGCACGTGAAACTAAAGATAACTTTATGTGGTTAGTCGACCATACTTTAGAAATGTTTAGGGAAAGGATGTATAGATGGCCTGATTCTAACGACCATTTTACCGAAAAGTTTATTTTATGGTGTAAAGACAATAGTCATAACATTCTAACATCAAAAATAGGGCTAACTCCATTTGCTATAGCTATTAGTGATGATTGTGATTGTAGAAAAGTAGAAGGTTTTGATAATCTTTCAACTATCGACAAATATAGAGAGTATATTCGGCATGATAAGGACTTTGCTACGTGGACATTGCGCTGGAAACCTACCTGGTATTAGTATTCTGCTTCATAATCCTCGTCAGCAATGTTTTCTTGGCTGACATCTATAAGAGCATCAAGATGATTCTCAATAAAGTCCTTACCGACAAGTATTTTATACAGATTTGTTGATCTATCAGCGATACTAAATGGAATTCCTTTAAATTCCTTTTTACCAATTTTAAAATCAAACTCTACAACAGGTCTCGTCGTTATTTTACCCTCACCATAGTTAATATCAATGTCGCCTTTTTTGTCCTTTAAGAGAGTTTTACCGTTTTCCGTCCTAAAAAACACCTTATTTCCTTGAATTTGTATGTCTTGACCGTTTATGACATTGTAAGCACCGTTACCTGAATCAAGTTTAGCAGGTATCTTACCTACCTCATCTAAGTCAAAGAACTCAATGAGGCCTAATACCTGCTTTTCAACAAAAAACTGTTTAAATTTCTTCATAGCAACTGCTATTTAAGAGAAAGGTCAAGTCTCCTCTACGTTTTCGTATCCCGTGTTAAATTGACCTATCGGTAATTCAATTTCTTGTACATCTACCGCAACTTCTTTTTCATTTTCTTCATAATCCAAGTAATGAAACACAGAAGAGAGATAATCTGCTGCTTTTGTAATTTTAGAAGCAACCCATCCATCTAGACCAGGTAGTTGTTGAACGATTTCGCTTAACTTAGCAGCATATTCTTGTGCTTTTAGTAAGTCTCTACCTGCCATATCAATTTCTGATTGATCATATTCACCACATTTTTCTGTATCTATATCAACTGCCTGTATCGGCTCTTGTGTAACCATTACACCAGGCCCCATACAGTTTTCATTTACCTGTTGATAAGCCTCCTCCATTAAAGCTTGTTCTCTACGCTTCTGATCTCTCATATTATTATTTAATTGCCTGTTAATATTTCTTCTATAGATTCCTTATCTTCAATAGAAACCTCTTCTGGTACAAAATAATCCAAGCCCTGCTCAATATCTTTCTCAATCTCTTTTCGAACTGTAGATCCACGCATGCCTTTCTCTTGACTTGGTATTTGAACTACATTAACATATGGATATTTTTCAACATTATCTTCAAAGTACTTGTAACGTTTAATGTCACCTTCGTCAACTGTACCGTCTTCATTTTCACGAGGGCCGCCAGCACCAACCTTCAATGTAGTGTCTAAATGCTCATCAGCAAAGTCATAAACTGCCTTTACCGGGTTTGGTACACTTACAACCTTAACAGGCTTATCAAAATACTTTGCATATATGTTCCATATTTTTTCTGATTGTTCAGGTGTAATACCGTCACGTACCTTACCACCAATAAAAACAATACCCTTATCTGCGTCATCAAGCAAATACCTTAAAGCATTAAAGTGACCCTTTGTAGGTGGTTTAAAGCCACCGGGGAGAAGAGCGATTCGCTCAACTCTTGTCTCCATATCTTCAAAATACTCTCTAAATGTTCTCATGACCCGGGTTTATCTTTTTGAAAGTTAGCTGAACTAAAATCTAATCTGTTAACCAGTTTAACAGCATTACCATCCCTATCAACTGCAACATATCCCTCAGGAGCAGTTACTCTTAACACTCCCTCACCTTCATCGATGAAGTGCTTAGTGTTATATACAGCATTATTATACTTGTTAATAAAGATCTGCTTAGCTTGTGACAATAAGCTACTAACCTTAAACAAATTAACTATGTCATCCTTCTGAGCTTCAAACTGCGCCGTCTTCTGCTTAAGAGTTTCTTCTAATCTTTGCTTTCCAGCTACAGATTTTCTCTTATCTATCTCTTTATTGATGCGAGTGTTATACCACTCAATAAAGTTCCTATAAGACTCTTCTGGATCGTTTAAGAACTTACCTTCTCGAATCTCCGTATTAATATAAGGGTTGAGAAGATCAGAAGGTAAGTCCTTGTAATCTATTTTAATGGAATCAGCAGTTTTTATTAAGTCTTTAACCTGCTTTCCCTCGTCATCTGTTAAATTTACAACACCAGTATCATCTTTAAAGTAAGCATCGTCAAACCAAACACCTGGAACCTTGTTTAATCGGTTAACTTTAGCACCAAATGATGCGGGGCTATCTAAACCATCATATTCTGTATGAAATATGATACCAAATACAGAGTTAGCTATTTGTCTTCCAAGATCCGAGTCAGCTTCTACAGCATATTTGATCGTATTAGGCTGAAATGTATAATGTTCCTCGTCGTCTATGTTCTCTTTCTTAACCGAAGATGAATCAAACATAAAATCACCCTGCATTATGTTCTTAATACCTAGCTTACGTAAATTTTTTAAAGCTTTTTTAAGCTTGTCCGCTAAACCAGGTGCATGTCCGTGATTAACCTCTATATCTTGTTCAGTATAGTTAATTTTAGGCTCTTTATTAAAGATAGACTTGGTACCAACAAAGAATTTACCGTTATCGGGGTGTTTTCCAACAAAAATAGCAGGGGCCCCATCCCATTTTACCGTAGTACCGATCTTTCTCTTGCTCTTTCCTTGTAAATGACCAAGTAAATTGGTTAAAAAGCCCTTAGCCTGGTCGTAACCACCCTTACCTCTTGTAAGAATCAGTTCCTCTAAGTGTGTAAGGTGCGTATTAGCCTTACCTTCTTCTAGAAGCTCTAAGTAATGTTCGAAATATAGTTTAAAGCTCTTCATAACTTTTCAACAATTTCATTATCCTCAACAAATGTAGGTAAAAATCCGATTCTCGGTCTCAATCCGTTATAGGCTACTTTTTCGAATTTTACTTTTCTGTTATTATATATTTTACGAGCTATTTCTTCCGGAGTTTCACCAGCAGCAAATACATAGTTACCTGTACCTGCACCCCCGGCTCCCACATCATGAGCCATAAAATATGGAAATCCCTCTTCTTTAGTGTATCTATATAAATTTAAAACAGCAATACCTCTCTGAATAGTACCTGGATTAGATAAATTGATTGTATTATATACACTACTATTCAATACATCATCATCAAACTTGCCAAATTGTTTTAAATAGTCTTTAAAAGACTGTTCAAACTCTCGAGCCTTTCCTTCATTTGAAGCTAACTTATAAGCTTCAGATACTGCTATTGGAAAATGACCTAATTGACTACCAGCAGGCTTTCCACCAACCTCATAACCGTTACCTGTGACAGTTATACCCATTCTATCTGTTAAGAACTGTAAAGCAGCTGGTTTGGTTTTTGCCGGCTGTATAGCATCAGATGTTGGTCCGAGAGATGCATTTTCTCCTTTAATTTCAAATTCTTTTCCATTTAATTCAAGATCACCCTTTATACCTAATTTTTTTGCTGCTTCTAGTCTCGCTTTACTTTGCTTCCATGCATCGACCGCGCGTTGATCATAATTTTTAGATCCCGTCCTCATAGTTGAAGCGCTATAATTAACTCTTTCACCTTCCGCTGCAGCGACTTCTTTACTCTTAACTCCGCCAGCAGAATCTATATTCGAAAATAATAAAGCTAATGCCAACTCACCCATTCCAACACCCCGCTTAGCAGCATCTTGTCCGGTGTGTTTCATAATCTCTTCAGCAACACCACGTGATACCCCTGCCACATCAGTTAATAAATCATATAAATTACCATCTTCAGCTTCCGGGAACTGAACATCACTCCCTCTTTCTAAAAATTCAAAAAATTGTTGTTTTTCCTCTCTAGGTAAATCTACTATTAAAGATAGTATTTCATTAGAATATTTCTTTAATACTTTAGGATTAAACCCCTTACCCTCTAATGTACGTTTAATGGGCCTATAACCTTCAAACCCAGAAATAATATTAAAAAGCTTTTTCATTTGATCAGGGTCGCTCTGATCTATATCGATATCATCAATTAAATCCTTTATCTTATCGACAGTATGCTCTACTTGCCTCTGCTCTTGCGGAGTATTTTCGTCCCCGTCTTGCTCACTCAACACATGGAGATGTCTACGCGGTGGAATATTACCACGTACTTGTTGGCTATATATCTTTTCTAATGACCAGTCCATAATATTATTTTTCGTCTAAATTCATAGCTAGGAGTTCATCTTCCAGAGGCTCGTCTGTAAATTCTAGAAGTCTTTGTATTGTCTCGATAACTTTTTGAGGATCTCGATCCTCATCCTCAATACCAGGTCCGAGATACTGGTTAACAACAGCTGTAGCTATAAGACCTTCATGTGTAGTTGGCCTGTATTTAAATGCATTAGCTAATAATTGGGATAACGGTATCTCCGACTCAGGTGTAATATAAGGGTTTGCTCCTTCTGCAGGGCCTACAGTATATATTTTTTGTAATTTTTCCGGTAATTTGCCTATTATACTAATAATTAATTCTCTTGGATTTGTATCTGATGTATTCGGCGCTTGATTATGTGTACCCACTATTAATTCCTCTATCTCTTCAATTGTAGCCGAATCATCATTTGTCGGAGGATACGCAAACGCAGCAGCTATCAACTCAGCAATTGCCTGCTGACCTGGATCAACTGGCTCTGGCTCAGTTTCTACAACATCAACTTTTTCTACTTCAGCATCATCTTGCTCGAGCAGTCTCATGTAACGCTCTATTAATCTTAAGGTCTTCATACTGTTAATATCCACCCTTTTTTTCGTCCTGTATAGCTTTCTTAAACTGTCTATTTTTAGCTTTATATAATCCTGTGGCATCTTTACCCAACTTTTCACGCTCCTCTACAGCAGCCTTTGCGTTTTGCGCTGCAGTACCAAGTATTTTGGCGCCAAACCCCTTTAGTCCCGTTGCTGCCTTAGCTCCAAGACCCTCAACAGCATCATCTACATTAAATTCAGTATTTCCTTTATCTATTGTCACTTCCTGATCTTCAACTGGGTGTTGAACATCTTTAACCTCTAGCTCAACAACTCGACCGTCATCTAGCCTTACACGTATTATATCTTCAAAAGCCTTTCCGTGTGCTTCAATTTTACTCTTTAATAAAAGTCGCTGTAAAGATCTTTTAGCATCTGTAAGGGCGTCAATATCTTTTTCGGGATTGTTTTCTTCTACCAATTCAAGAAACTTACTCATGTATATATTTATGGAAGTAATGAAAGTTTTATATTTACATCTGCAAGAAACTCTTTTTCTAAATGCTTTAAATCATACCTCTTAAGAAAATTTCGGAAGTTTTGGAAGGATAACTTAGCAGTAGAAGGACTTTTCCATACTTCATAGTCTTGTTCCTTAATAAACTGTCTAAATGCTACTTTTCCATACTTAATTATACTTGGTAACACGTTAAAGATGCGCTTTACAAGCTGATATTCCAGATATTTTTTATCCATTCTATAATAAAACAGCTTTTTATGCTCTTTATCAGTATTAACTGCCTCAATTACTTGTTTTAAGATAAAATGTATACCAAGCTTATTTTTATCATGGCGTTTTAACTTTAAATCATTTTCGACAAGATGATAATTATACTCTTTGAAAGATTTAGCTAAGAAATAATTAAGATTAATGATAGTTTTGTGAATATTCGGCACATATATATGACTAGTTTCGTCGTTTACCGATTCTAAGGTTGATGATTCCATTATAGTAGTCATCTTTTAACAATACTTCTTCTTCAAATTGTAGCTTAGCTTCATAATAACTCAACTCCCATTTTGAATCACACCATCTCAAGATTTCAAACTTAAAATTATTTTTTCCGTGTACTCTTATATGTTCATTGAGTTCGTTTGAAGAAGAAGTGTAGGTTTTCCAGTCAGTTTCTACGGTTTCGTGTCGCTTATTCTTTCGACCCTTTAATGGTGGTCGTTTTTTAACAGTCTGGCACTGCTTTTTACCGATATACTTCTTGTCATTAGTAAGATTTGTTATCTTATAAATGAATCCGTAAGGTAAGTCTACGCTCTCTTCGAGGACTCCCTTCCAATGACCTAAATCTACCACTTCTTACAAGACCAATAACCAGCAGAGAACTTATCCTTCTTTTGATCACACTTATGACGAGCGCGGAAAGACTTACGACGCTTAGGATTACTCTTCTTGATTCTCATGTTTGGATCACCGAAGCGAACAATCTTTTCTTTACCGTCTTTACAAGCCTTAACAACAAACTTCTTAGAACCACCTGAAGTACGACGAGGACTGTTACATTTCATGCGATCTTTATCGACTTTTTCAGCATCTTCAGCAGGAATCTCTTCCATCTCCCCATGAGTCTTCTTTGACGGTGCGCTTGGCGGGCGTGTACGTCTATATCTACCACCGCTACCGTCACTAGCTGCATCTACTCGACTAGGCGCGCCTCCTCTAGCCATATCATATGAATCACCCTTCGGAGCTTTTGATGTACCCTTTTTCCAATTTTCTTTTAAAAGCCGTTGTACTAATTCGTCGAATTGCATAACAATATTTATGTTAACAGTGATAATTTAAATAGCGCTGTAGTGCTTTTGCGTAATGAGTGCCTTTATCCTTTAACTTACCCTTTGCGCCCCTCACTTTACTGCAAGATAACTTACCTAATCTCTTTTTTAAGATACCAGGCTTAACAGGCTTGTGTACATCTTCAGCGTTTTCGCTCTTTTTCTTTTTTTTCTTCCAGTCAACCCGCTTCGGTCCCTTCTTCTTATACATCTTACCCTTAATACTCTTGCAAGCTGCTTTAGTCGGTCGACAAGCCGGGTAACTACCACCAGATTTTTTAGATTTACGACCACAAGGGCCCCCTGTCTTGCAATTTATCCACCCTTTAAACTTCTTACCAGTCTTAGGATCGGTACCACCTCTATCAAACCACTGACGTAACGAATCACTAGCTTCAAGAACTTCTCTTTGGGACATGCTCACTTCTTTTTCTTCCAGATTTTACCTTGCCTACACCTTACAATAGCACCAGACTTATAAGCAGACGTCTTTTTACCATAAACGGAGTCTGCTTTACGCTTACATCTATCAGCTTTCTTTTTTTCAGCATCTTCCTCGGGGACACCTTCTTCATTTTCTTTCCCTGTTAGATACACCTCATCTAAACCATCAGTTTTTTTCTTTTTATTCTTTTTACCACCAGTGGATCCTTTACGTGTTTGAACCTTACCTTGTCCTAATAATTTAGGTATTCTCGCATCATCATTAGCATACGGTACGTCAGGTTCACCTAAAGACCCACCTGCCCCCGCGGTATTGTTCTCTTTTAACACTTTAAAGAATAACTGTTCAAATCTGCCTCTTGATTCCATTACAATAATATTTATAATAATATTGTGAAATTGCTAAAAAAGTACATGGAAGAGATCGGAGAAGATCTAGTACTCAATGATTTAAACCTTAAACAACAACAGCAAAGACTCCCGGCTCGTAAGCATTTTTGGGTAGGGAGACTAGTAGAGGCCAAAATTAAAAGAAACGATCTTATTACTGAAAAGCGAAAGCTTAAAAAGGATCTAGTTAAGAAGGTAATTGAAGATTCCCCTGTTCGCATTAATCAAACATCTGCAGAATCTGCTGCCGAGCGGTATGAATCTGTAGTTAAGCTTAATAATAGTATAAAAGAGCAAGATACTATTATAGAATATTTGGAAAAGGTGGAAAAGATTCTTAGCAACATGCATTGGGAGATTAAAAACGTTATAGATATGAACAAAATGGAGCAATATTAATGCTAACCTTCGATTATAACCCATCTACGCGTAAGCTTCTATTAAAGACAGAAGATTTAGATCTATTTAACCGTGTAAGAGAGCATTTTAGCATTGTAAATGATGCAGCGCGCTATGGCAGGCGATATGGTCGATACATACCACCTAGAAAATATGCTATTACTAGTGCAGGTGCATGTGAAATAGGTCTATATTGGGAGATAAAAAAGTTTTTAGGTAAAAAAGAGACAGCTACTAGTGATAAACTTCAAAAGGTACTAAAAGTAGGTAAAGATATAGATCTTTATAAGGACTTTGCGTTTGATTTAAGAGAATATCAGGAAGATGTTGTTAATAAAGCACTTAAAATAGGTAGAGGCACATGTGTTTTGGGTACTGGAGCCGGTAAAACCTTTACAACCGCGGCATTAATTGAGAATTACTTTAGAGATAGTAGTGATAAAGACACATTTAAGTGTATAGTGCTTGTGCCTGACTTGGGATTAGTGACTCAAACATATGATGAGTTCTTAAATTGTGGTACTACCTTTAAAATAACTAAGTGGACAGGTAAAACTAAGCCGGATCTCACAGCAAATGTTATAATTTGCAATATTGGCATTGTTCAAAGTCGTTTTGAACAGAATGACTGGTTAAAACACATAGATCTACTTATTGTTGATGAGTGTCATAAGATAAAAGCATCAAATAAGATTAGTAAAATAGTATCTAGGATAAGAACACCTAACAAATACGGATTTACAGGTACACTACCTGAAAATAACCTAGATAAGTGGTCAATCATAGGGAAACTGGGACCAGTTATATATGAGAAAACAAGTTACGAACTAAGAATAGAAGATTATTTAGCTAATGTAGCTGTAAAAGTGCTAAATTTAGAGTATGACACGGTTCCAAGGTATGATACTGATGATCACTACCGTGGAGAGCTGGATTTTATTTATGAAAGCCCGTTTAGGAACGAATTCCTCACTAAACTGTGTGATAAGCTTGACAATAATACATTAATTCTTGTAAATCACATTAAACATGGGGAGTTACTAAAAGAATACCTAGATATACTGGAAAATAAACAGATATACTTTATTAGAGGTGAGGTAGACGTTGAAGAACGTGATAAAATTAAGAAAATAATGGAAACAGATACAAATGTTGTGTGTGTGGCGATAAGCGCTATCTTTTCCACAGGAGTTAACATTAAAAATCTCCATAACATTATTTTTGCGTCTGGTGGCAAGTCTTTTATACGAACTGTGCAATCAATTGGTCGAGGATTACGAAAACATAACCTAAAATCAAAATTAATTATATTTGATATTTGCGATAGGCTGAGATACGGAATTAGACATTGTGAAAAGCGAAAAGAAATATATGAAAAAGAAAAAATTAAGTTTACCGAAACAAATATTATTGAAAAGTAATAATAACATACTATAATCATAAAAATGTCGACAAAAAAGAAAAAAGCCAAATCAAAAAAGGAAAAAAAGCCCTATTATATAGAGCCTAAGGTTTTTAGAGAATCATTACAAAAATATTATGATACTGATAATTTAACCGACGACTTAGCGGAAAACATTAAAAAAATTGCATATGGATTAAGTTACAATGCTTCATTTATCAATTATACATACAAAGATGATATGATTGGTGATGCTTTAATTAAAATGTACTCTGCTCTAAAGAATAAAAAATTTAATTTTGATACTGGCTCAAATCCCTTCTCATATTTTACCACTATTGCTTATCACGCGTTTATAAATCGTATAAAGAAGGAAAAAAAGCACCACGCTGCTATAACAAGCTATAGGGAGCAGATGTATGATGAATATATGTCAGATCCAGAAAATACACATGGGCATGTGTATGTAAAGCCCCCTGATGAGGAGAATGATTACTAAACTTAATAGCCCGAAAATAGCTATCTTTTCAGATCTTCATCTCGGTGTACATTCAAACAGCTCAGACTGGCATAATTATGCTATTGAATGGGCAAATTGGTTTAAAGATGAATGTAAGAAGAAAAATATTAAGGATATAATATTTTGCGGTGATTGGCACCATAATCGCAGTGAAATTTCTGTTAACACGCTACAGGTATCTGCTGATATTTTAGATATTTTAGCAGACTTTAATATTATAGCTATAACAGGTAATCATGATATGTACTATAAACATAGAACTGATGTTAATTCCTTATCTATTTTTAAAAAGCGTAAAAATGTAACTATTTTAAATGATCCAGAAACCATAGAAGCATTTGACCGTACTATTACTTTTTGTCCGTGGAATACTAATGTTAAGGATATTCCAAAAAGCGACATATTATTCGGTCATTTTGAAATAGAAACATTTAAAATGAACTCTTATAAGGTATGTGAAGATGGCCTTAAAGTAAAGGACTTACTTAGAAAGAGCAGCTTAATTATATCAGGACATTTTCATACTCGACACTTAAAAAAGTTTGGAAAGGGTACTATTTTGTATGTTGGTAATCCCTTTCAAATGGATTTTGGTGACACAAATAATACAAAAGGATATTATGTTCTTAATTTAGACGATTTGGAATATGATTTTTTTCCAAATAATGTATCACCGAATTATAAAAAGATCTCACTAAGTGAGTTAGTAAGAGAGGGTAATATTACACAACGCGTAGTAAGTCTTTTTACTAATAATATAGTAAAATTAAAAGTAGACATGAATATATCTCAACAAGATATGGATATTCTTCTTAAAAAGCTTTCTTTATTGCGCCCGGAATCATTAACTGTAGATTATGACATAAATTTTAATAGATTAATTGATGATACACAAGATAAAGAAGACCTATCTGGGATTGACATACCTCAAGCTATAGAAGAGTTTGTAAATCTCCTTGAAATTAAGAACAAAAAAGAGATAATAAAATATACTCTTGGTTTATATGAAAAAAGTAAACTTTAAGAAGCTTAGTATAGTAAATTTTTTATCTGTAGGTGAGGACCCGGTTACAATTAAGTTTGATAAGGGTCTTCATGTTATTACAGGTAAAAATAAAGATAAGCCTGATCGAAGAAATGCTATTGGTAAGAGTACTATAGCTGACGCTTTATATTTTGCTATTTTCGGCGAGACATTACGCGAACTTAAAAAAGACCTTATACCTAATAACCTTACGAACGGTAAGACTCATATTGAACTAGACTTCGAATTAGATTCACCTAAAGGCAAAAATAACTATAAGATTATTCGTACACTATCACCTTCCAAAGTTTTAATTTTTAAAGACGGTGTAGATAGAACTCGTGATAGTATTAAAAATACTACATTATATATAAATCAGGTATTAAGCGCATCCCCCTCTATCTTTCAAAACTGTGTTATTATGACAGTAAACAATGCAGTTCCTTTTATGGCTAAAAATAAAATTGAAAAACGAAAGTTTATTGAGGACATTTTTGGAATGGAAATATTTAGTACGATGTTGACTGCTTTACGTAATGAATATAATGAAATATCACGTGATCATGATACACAATTAACTAAATTAGAAGAGATTGAGAAGGCATATAAAAATTATGAAGATCAAAAGCAGCGAATTCTTCGAACAAGAAAAGAAAAAAAGCAAAAATACCTCTCACGTCAAGCGAATAATACCAAAGAAAAAGAAAAACTTAAAAAAGAACTTCAAGGCATACAAGAGGTAAATGTTGAAGAGGTACAAAGTACAATTTCAGATCTCGAAGAAGGGCTTGAAGGGTGCGGTGTTAAAATTGAAGCTAGTCTAGAAGGTGTTGCACAAAAAAAGGCAAAGGTCAAGTATAGAAAAGATATATATCAAAAAATAGGTACAAATGAAGAGAAGTGCCCGGTGTGTCTTCGAAGTATCGAGGACCATGATGTAGATTATATTGCAGAAGAAAAGGATAAACTTAAAAAGAGTATTGAGAGTATGGTTGAAGACATACGTGTTCTAACGGCGGATCTTCAAACCCTTAGAGATAAAAAAAACAAGATTCAAACAGCAATTAATTCACGTCAAAATAAACTATCTGAGGCAAAACTACAACAACAAAAAAAAGAAAATACATTACAGCGCATCGATCAATTAGATAAATGGCAAGATGAACTAAAAGGTGATTTAGAGGCTATTGAATCAACAGAAACAGAATTTGATTCACTTATTATAGAAACAAAACAACGTGTAGATAAGCTTGAGAAAAAAGTTAACAAGTTTAGAGATCAGTTAGCTAAGCTAGATATTGTAAAATATGTGGTTTCGGAAGAGGGTGTAAAGTCGTATATTGTAAATAAGCTGCTAGAGCTTCTAAATAGCAAGCTATTACACTATCTTAAGCGTTTAGACTCTAATTCCATTTGTATCTTTAATGAGTATTTTGAAGAAGAAATTTTAAATGAAAAAAATAAGGTCTGTTCCTATTTTAATTTTTCGGGTGCAGAGCGTAAGTCAATTGACCTGGCATGCCTATTTACATTTTCAGATATAAGAAGACTACAAGGAGGCGTTCAATATAATATTGCAATTTATGATGAATTGTTTGATTCTTCGTTTGATGAAAAGGGTATTGAGCTAATAACACAAATTTTACAAGATAGAGTAGAAGAGCTAAATGAATGCTCTATAGTTATTTCACATAGAAAAGAATCAATTAAAGCTGTCACTGGAGATGTTATTTTCTTAGAAAAGGAAAATGGTATTACACGACGTGTAGATTATACAGAAATTTAAACTATATATAAAAATGATTGGCGCATCACCCTTTCCACAGCCTTTAGCTTCTCCAATTGTCGGGGTACAGTTAGATGCAAATTCGCAACCACCACCACAACAACAACAGCCTGTTGAGCACTCTCTACCGAGATATATAAACTATCTTGCGGATTATTCTGGATGTGGACATTGGAGAATATTGTGGCCTGAAGCTGTAATTAACGCAAGAGGAGACGGAATGTCACAATCAACAACAGCTATGGTTGCAGATCCAAATTGGTATACCGGTGTTAAGTGCGTTAAGGTTCAGCGACAAGCTTCTTCACAGCAAAAAGAATTTGTTAAGTATTTAAAGCAAGTACAGCAAAGCCACGACTTTAAAATTATCTATGAGGTAGATGATGTTGTATTTAAAGAATGTATACCTGATTATAATAAGTTTAAGTTTGCGTTTGATACTGAAGAAATTCGACAAAATTGTGTTGATATTATTAATATGGTAGATGAAGTAACAGTGACATGCGACTTTATGAGAAGATTATATCAAGAAAAAACGGGTCAACAAAAAATTACTGTAATTCCAAACTTTGTCCCAACTGGGTGGATGGGGTATTTGTTTGACCCACGAAAAATAGAGCGTGAATTTGAAAATAATAGAAGAAAGCCACGTATTTTATATACCGGCTCCGGAGCCCATTATGATGTAGATAATAAAACTGGAGGAAAGGACGATCTATCAGAAGTAAGAGATTTTATAAGAGCTACAGTTAATAAATACCAATGGGTTTTTGTGGGCGCGTTTCCTCCACCACTTCAAGATTTGGTGCAGAGCAGGCAAATTGAATTTTACCCGTGGCAAACACTTTTACAATATCCACAATTTATTGCTAATTTAAACGCTCAGTTAATGGTAGCTCCATTACAGGTAAATGATTTTAATCGATCTAAATCTGATATTAAATTTATTGAAGCATGTATATTAGGGCTGCCCTGTCTCTGTCAGGATATGGAAACTTATCATACAGCTCCGGAGCAGCTAAGGTTTACAACAATAGAAGAATTTGAACATAAAATAGAGCGAATATTAAATTGGAAAAAAAGAAATAGATATTTTCAAAATATTCATAAGCTTAGACAGATAGGGTTAAAGAGAATTTTAGAGCTTGATCAAAATATAGGAGCTCATCTAGAGGCACTAAATACCCCATGGGGTAGTAATGAGAGAAAATTCCTAAAAGAGTGGAATTAGGAACTACATTATTATAATAGATGTAGATGTCATATCGTAACGTTGTTTATAACAACAGGGATCAGTGCATTAATCTATTTACTTGGGATAAGGATGGTAACCGGATAATGCACACCTGTTCATTTGAGCCCTATCTTTATATTGAAGATAATAGGGGCGATAAAACTTCTATTTACGGTACTAAGGTTAAGAAGAAAAAATTTAATAACAGATTTAATCGATCTAGATTTCTATCTGACTCAGGGATAAAACGAGTATTTGAAAATGCTCCACCTCAACAACAATTCTTATTAGATTTGTATTGGCAGGAAAATGAGAAGCCAGAATTTAATACACATCCACTGAGAGTATGCTTAATTGATATTGAGACATATTCACCTGATTCTTTTCCAGATGTAGACAATCCTAATCATGTAGTAAACGTAATTACGTGTTATGATAACTTTACAAAAAAGTTTCATACCTTTGGAATTAAGCCATATACCGGTAAGGGTCGACCTGATTTAAATTATGTTCACTGTAGAGATGAGCGTGATATGTTTATTAAATTTTTGGAGTATCTTGAAAGTGATTACCCGGATATTTTAAGTGGTTGGAACTCAGAATTTTTTGATATTCCTTATATTGTTGGTCGAATAGAGCATATACTTGGCCAGGAGTATGTTAATAGGTTATCTCCATTAGGTAGAGTATATTCTAGACTTATTAGGGGGCAATTCGGTAGAGAGCAAAAGCGATTTTATATAGAGGGGGTTGCTTGTTTAGACTACTTAGATGTGTATAAACGGTTTTGCTTAAAATTAAGAGAATCATACAAGCTTGATGCTATTGGAGAGGTAGAGTTAGGTCAGCGTAAGATTGACTATGGTGATAGCAATCTTGCTACTTTGTCTGATGAAGATTGGAATAAGTTTATTGACTACAACATTCAAGACGTTAACCTTCTAGTTAGGTTAGAAGAAAAACTTCAATATTTTCCTCTTCTTAGAATGTTGTCTTATGTTGGGTTGACTACACTAGAAGGGGCTATGGGCACAATTCAGGTTATTAATGGCGCACTTTGTATTAGAGCTCGTAATAGAGGTGAAATTATTTCTACATTTGTTAGAAATGCTGATACAGGTAAAAATCCCGGTGCGTATGTAGCGGAACCTAAGTCCGGATTTAAGAATCATATTGTTTCTTTCGATGCAAACTCTCTGTATCCTAATGTAATGATATCTCTTAATACTTCCCCGGAAACTAAAGTAGGTAAGATTGAGAGAAGTACTAATGATAAGATAATAATACAGCATGTATCCGGTAAATTGTTTGAATTAGATAAACCAGCATTTGCAAAATTTCTAAAAACTGAAGACTGTGCTTTATCTAAAGCTGGATTTTTATTTTCACAGAAGAAAAGGGGCATTATTCCGGAATTCTTGGAATATTATTACAATAAGCGCGTTGTTATTAAAAAGGACTTATATAAAGCAAAACAAAAACTTAAAAAGCTAAAGAAAAATACATCTGAATATATTGATGCTAAGTATGAGGTCGAAAGACTTAATACATCGCAAATGGTTATTAAGATTCTTATTAACTCGTGTTATGGCTACATGGGAAATAAGCATGCCCCGATTGGTGATGATGATATTGCATCTTCAGTCACGTTGACTGGGCAAGCTGTTATTAAATACTCAAATGAGCTTATCAAGGAATTTATTAAAAACGAGGTACCAGATATCTCTGATAAGCAACTTGAGGATTGCATTATTTATAATGATACGGACTCATCCTATGTTTCTATTACTCCTCTTGTTAATAAGGGCTTAAATTTTTTAGATGGTGAAGATATTCACAAAGAAACATTTGATAAAATTCAACAAATTGAGGATCACTTAAATAAAGGGGTTAGTGAATGGGCTAAAAAGGCGCTCTTATCTAAAGATAATAGGTTTATTTTTAAGCGTGAATGTATAGCTGATGTGGGCGTGTTCTTGCAAAAGAAGCGGTACGTTATGCATATTTTGGATGATGAGGGTATTAAAGAAAATAAATTTAAATATACTGGTGTGGAGGTTGTTAGGACTACTATGCCTAATGCCATTAAGCCATACGCTAAGAAAATTATAGAAACAATGCTTAATACACAATCATTAGGTAAAACTAATGAATTGTTAAATGAGACATATGAAATTTTTAAGAAGTTAGATCCGCAAGAGCTTGCTTTTGTAATGGGTGTTAAGGGATATGAAAAATACTCTGTGCAATGTAACGAATTTACAACAGCAAAAGGAATGCCTATTCATGTAAAGTCAGCATATTTTTATAATCTACTTCTAGATAAACTAAACACAAAAAACAAATATGAAGCAATTGGAACAGGTGATAAGGTCCGTTATATGTACATTGAACAACCTAATAAGTTCGGCTTGGAAAGCATTGGTTTTAAATATGATTACCCTAAAGAATTTAGCGATCTATTTAAACCAGACTACGACAAAATGTTTGAAAAGATTCTATTTCAAGCAATAGAAAGATTTTATGATAATGTGGGATGGAAAATAAGAAAACCATCTGAAAATGTTACAGTAGAATTATTTGATCTATTTAGTAAATAGACATATGGCAGTACAAACAGGTGGATATTTAGATAGGCCTCAAGACGATAACACCCATAATGCACATCCAGCATTTAAGAGGGGTAAAGTTCAAGGTATATTAGAAACATTAGCAATCTTTAAAGACGTTATTACAGGAGTAGATGATGGTTCAGGAACTATTAATTCTCCCGAAATTGAAAAAATTAGAAGATCAATTGTTATTATGAGAGAGGCTTTAGATCACGCTTCTGATAAATCAACATACCTTTCTAAACCAGCTAAAGAAGCTCTTCATGAAGCTGTAACAGTAGCTAATACACTAAGATATCAAAAAAAATAGTGGCCTTATTATAAATTTAAATTAATATAATTATATGTCAGATAAAAATAAAGAAATCAAAACGATTGTTGATCATATTGGAAGAACAGTTGTAGGCCAAGTGGTAAAGGAAGATACCAAAACTCTTACTCTGCACAATCCTGTTATTATTCATGTCCAGCCTGATCCACAATCCGGTCAATTGCAAGTACAGTCCTTTCCATATCTTTTTATGGAATTTATTAAAGGAGATAAGGAAAAAAATAACTGGACGTTTACTAAGAGTGCTATAGCAGTATCTGATGTAGATCTTGACGATCGTATTATTACACAGTACGAAAACATTAATAAACCAGCTTCACCAATCGTTACCCCAGAAGAAGAGCCTGAAGTCATTAAACTTTTTGATGATTAAACAGCGGTAGGATTTATATCTAGTGTTATAAATATTTTTACTATGAAACTAACTAAATACACACACAACCCAATCGCAGAAATCGAAAAAGCCTTTGATGGTTTTTTCAATCTGACACCGGTCTTCCACCAGTTGGAAGAAGTCTATAAAACAGGAGATCAAGTTCGATTCGCATCTGATGAAGATGCACTAAGCGTTCAAATTGATCTACCTGGAGTTACGAAAGATAATTTAGATCTTTCTACAGACACTGATCAGCGCGAAGTCTATATTAAGGCAAAGCGTAAAGTAAAAGCACATGACGGGGAAAAGGAACAAACCTACAATAGGTCGTTCTCTGTTGGAAGAGAGTTTGATCTCAATAAGATTAATTTCTCTTATGTTAATGGGGTCCTCGAGGTAGATGTACCTCGTAGGAAGAAAGAAGAATATATTAAAACATATAAAGTATAAATTTAGGGGAGGGTTGATCGCCCTCCTTGTGAGTGACGCGAATAATACGATGTTCCTAGCCGTATAAGGTATCCCGTCTTGAGCAATGTCCAAATGGATGAGCAAAGAGAGAGGAGTTCGAGTAGAGTAACAGTAGAAACTAGTTAGGCTCAAAAGTTGGAGGTAAAAAGCAAATCCTCCCTCACATCTTTTTAAAAAGCCCCGAAAGGGGCTTTTTTTTTGTTGAAATTACTACTATATACTTTATAATCCGTTATATGGATAAAGATATCACTAGTGCATTAGATTCTATCGATTCTGTCAACCCTTTCGCAACTTATCTCAATAGTAATACCTTGAGCCGGGTAGGAGAATGGATTGATACGGGGTCTTATGTGCTAAATGCAATTATTTCTGGGTCAATTCACGGTGGAATTCCTAAAGGCAGAGTAACAATGCTGGCCGGTGAGTCAATGACAGGTAAATCACTTTTTGTTCAAAAAATCTTAGCTAAGGCCCAGGAGGAAGGGCTAGTCCCTGTTATCTTTGATACAGAAAATGCCATTGATCCAGAGGGTGCTGAAAGATTAGGATTAGATATTAGTAAGGTCAAGTATGTTCCTTGTACAAGTATTGAGCAAACACGTAACTCGTTATATAAGTTCCTTATGTCAGTAAAGGATAAGGGATTAGAGGGTAAGTTTATTATAGCAATTGATTCTTTGGCTAATCTTCAATCTGAACTTGAATTATCACGTATGGGTAAAGATAGTACTAGTTCTGATATGGGTACAAAGGCACGTGCAATGAAGACATTAATGCAGACATGCACTAATCTTGGATCTGTTACTCAAACAACAATTCTTTGCACTAATCATGTTTATGATGATCCAACGGCATTGTTTCCTTCTATTGAAAAGAATATGCCCGGTGGTAAATCATGCATTTACCTTCCATCTGTAACAGTACAGCTAGCTCGTAAGCCAATGAAGTCGGATGGAGGTAAGACAGTTGATGGAGAGTTGGCAGTCGGTCAGAAAAAGTATGCAGGTATTATAATTAGAGCACTAACTCGTAAAAACCGATTTATTAAACAGTACCTTGAAGGTGAAATGTACCTTTCATTTGCGTCTGGGCTTGATCGTTATTATGGGTTAGTTGATCTTGCTGTAGGTGTTGGTGCAGTAATTCAAACTGGGGCAACTTATCAGCTTGAAGATGGTAAGAAGTTAGGTTATTATAAAAAGTGGCGCAAAGACGAAAAACTTTGGGAAGAAACTATTTTACCTAAAGTAGAAGAGCGTATTAAAAGGGAATGGTCTTATAGCAATGATGAAGAACAAGAAATACCAGAAGAAGAACCAGCATTAGAAATTTAAATATGGCAACAAGAAAGAAAAAAATAGTATTAACGCTTAGTGGGGGAATGGATTCTGCAGTTTTGCTGTATATGGCAGCGGATCAAGGATTCAATGATATACATACTGTAACTTTTGATTACGGGCAGAGGCATAAGAGAGAATTAGAGTGTGTTCAAAAACAAATTAGTAATTTTCGTGACAAATATAGTAAATTTAATTATATAAATGTTACTAATAAGGTATTAGATGTAAGTTATATTAAAGATATTGCTCCAACTTCATCTTTAACTAATACTAGTATTGACAATCCGGATATTAGTGAAATGGCAGGTGATGCGCAACCGGTATCATATGTACCATTTCGTAATATGATGTTTTTGTCAATTTGCGCTTCATATGCTGAGGGTATTGGATGTCATACAGTCTGGTATGGTGCCGCTCAAGTTGATTCATTAGCTGGATATTGGGATGGTAGTTCACAGTTTGTTAATTGTATTAACAAGTTAACAGATTTGAACAGAGAAAAGAGAATTGAGATCGAAGCCCCCTTGTTAAGTATGTGTAAGGCTGCAATTGTTAAAAAGGGAATTAAATTAGGAGTTAAATATGAGGATACATGGACATGCTACTCCAACAGAGAAGATAAATTAGCTGATGCTACAACTCCATCAAGTAGTATGAGAGTTAAGGGGTTTATTGATGCTGGATTTGAAGATCCTATCCAGTATGTCCAACAAGAAAAGTTAGATAAGCTTTATAAAGAAAATAAGTGCAAAAAGTGCGCTTAAAGGCCCATTCGTCTAAGCTCTTCTAACTGCCAATGTGTCTTTGGCTTGTATCTCTCTTTAAAAGACTGATTTTCAGTTCTTGGCTTAATATTGCGCTTATCACTGCTCTTTTGTTCACTTAAGTAGTTGCTAGTGTAGGACTCTTTATGAGTGTTTTCTTTATTGTCTTCAGCCGGGCGAAATCCTGGCCGGCCGGGCCTGGTTTCCGGGAACCGCGTTTGGGTGGATCGCGGCTTGCGGCGAATAGCTTTAGTGAGCTCACCTAATTCAACAACCCACTTTTCCGACGGACCCACCCGCATATGCCCTAAACCGGTTTCAACTACTGCAAAACCTTGTTCTACATCTACATCAACAACTTCTCCGAACATTGGTCCATCTCGCCAAAATTTTACCATTGTACCAATAAGTTCTTCTCCAGCGCGTGTTGCAGGGTGTGGATCTCCTTCTTTATGTTCCGGAGCATCTCTTCTGGGGTTAAATTCTTCTTCTTCCTGTGTAATATCAGGGTATTTTCTTGCAACAGCAGCACGAACCTTTTTCTTTTCCTCCGGGGTACCATGCTGTGCCACCCTTGCTAGTGCATTACGTGCATGGTCTTCATCATTAATAGGATAAGCACCTGCTTGCTTACCTTCAGGGCCTTTACCCTTCCCAGGAAGTGCAAAATCACTATCAGGAAGTGCCCTTCTTTCAGCAGCATTGAGATCTTTTTCAACAACCAATTTTTGTCTTCTATTAGACCTAAACTTACCCCAATTTTTCCTTTTTTCAACAAGCAATCTTTTTTTCCGCATATCATTATTTAAGCTATCCACTATGGAAGTTGTTTCATTTCCTTCTTCACCCCTAGCATAAGACCCAGGCGTGCCTCCTGGTGCGTTTGCAAACTCTTCATCCGGCTCATCAGGATCTTCTTCCGGCTCTTCATTATCTTCACCAATACCAGCATTACTCCTTATACTCGATAAACTATTGGATAGCTCATCCGCTAACATATTAAAGTCCTCGTCATCAAATTTGGTTTTTAAGTTGTTAATTAATTTATCTAAATCACTAAAACTATTAACATACTCTATCGCATATTTTTCAACTGCATCTAATGCCCTATCTGATACCTTACGTTGTGCATTAGTTAAAGCTGTATATACAGCAGCATTAGCTAAAACCTTTTCCATCTCATCAGTGATAACATCAACCGGGTCCTCTCCACTTTTTATTCCTTTCTCAATTTCCTTATTGGCTAATTTTACCTTTCTTTTACTTATATTATTTTTTATTCTTTCAGGATCCCTACCTAAAATCTCATTTGCTAGTGCTGGAAATCTTTCCTCTATTGCATCACTAATTTCATCTGCTCTCTCGATAATTTCATCCTTATGATTATCTAAAATTTGTACTAAGGTCAACCTGTAATTTTTTCCCCCTGCAGGCCCAGCTGATCGTAACATACTCTCTTCTTCGTCTGTAAGAATGTTAGCCCCATATAATATATGCACAACAAATTTACGTGAGTCTCTAGTAAATGCTTCTGATCCCGCATCTTTTAATCTACTCGTTAAGGATCTACCGAACCCGGGGTGATAACCTCCTAGACCCCTACCACCTTCAGTTAATAAAGTTGTCCGATTTAATAAATTATCAAAACTACTATAATCGTCGCTATAATCAAAAGAACCCATATAATATATTTATATCTTAGAGGCCAAAATATATAGATTATTCCCTCTTATACCTTATACTACATTATATGTGCGCTATTTTTGGATCATTTGACAAAACGATGTTTGAGGTTTTATATGAAGCTAACAAAGAACGGGGCAACTTTGCTAGCAGTGTTGTATGCTTAGCAGATGAAGATCAGTTTGTTGCAAAACAAGAAGGTGACATAAATTTTGATAAATTTAATTACGCCGGTAAAGATAATGTGGAATATCTTCTTGGGCATGTACAGGCACCTACGTCAGCTAAGAGAGAGTGGAGCTATAATACGTCTCATCCATTTGAATCTATGACGTGGCTAGTTAGTCATAATGGTGTATTGACAAATGATAAAAAACTAAGAAGGAAAGAAGCAAAGTTCCTAGAAAATCCGGTTGATACTGCAGTTATAGTAGAGCTGCTTGAAAAATTTACTCGTTCAAATAAAGACCCGGTGGCAATTATTAAGCAATCATTGCAACTGTTAAAAGGTACATATGCTTTAAGTATGTTACATTGTTTCACTAATGACATTTATATAGCCAGGTCTGGATCATTACTTCACTATAATAATAAAGGGAATTACTCTACAATGCCCGGCGCTGGGTACAAATTACTACCTGAAGGGGTTATTATGAAGTTAAATAAGAAAACAAAAAGGTGGAATAAAGCCGGGACCTTTGAATATAACTCGCCATTTGCATTTGTATGAAAACATTTATTTTTTCAGCGACGCCTAGTAAAAAGGGGGAGTCCCTTTTATATAAAACAGATGATGGTAAAACTCCATTTTTTATTAAGGAGGGTAATAAAGAGTCTCTACATAAAACTTACAACAAAGCTATCGATTTTGCGTTAGAGAATGAGATAGATAATTTAGTACTTGTTCATGATGACGTAATTTTAGAGAATTTTTCAGAAGAACGATTAGAACAACAGTTACAAAAATTTGATGTAGTGGGGTGTGCTGGTACGACGGAGGTAAAGCTTGAAAAACCCGCGCTGTGGCATTTAATGGGTGGTGGCTTTGGTTCTGGTAATTTGTTTGGAGCAGTAGCACACGGTGATACAGATGAAAAGCACATGACTGCATTTGGCCCCTACCCTAAACGCGTGGTATTACTAGATGGGGTATTTCTCGCTATAAAAAGAAAGGTATTTGAAAAGATACGATTTGATGAAAGCTGTCCTTCAAAATGGCACTTTTACGATTTAGACTATTCTATGCAGTGTCATAAAGCCGGCTTTAAATTGGGTGTTGGTGATATTTTAGTTACTCATAATTCACCCGGATTGACATCTTTTACTGATGAATTTAATAAAGGGCAGGAATGGTTTCTTAATAAGTGGAAATCAAAATAAAATAATATACTATAAGGTGTGAGTAAGTTAGACTTAGATTATTTCGAAAATATTCTTATTTATAAGTCTCTTACGGATAGTGGGTACCTTGCTTCTATTGCCGACTTTGTTAAGCCTGAATATTTTAAGGATAAAGCAATTGCTAGTATTTTTGATATAATTAAAGACTTTACCGAAAAGCGAAATAAACTACCTACAACTACGGAAATTAAGTCGTATTTGGTATCAGACGAGCAAAAGGAATCGTTTAAAGGTTTAGTTAAGTCATTTAATGATATTGATAAAAATTTAGATAAAGAAGAGCTTTATGATAATACGGAACGCTTTCTAAAAGAGAAAGCTGTATATCATACAATGCTAAATGTCGCTGAAGATGTATCAAGTGGTGAAGTTGATACATCTGTTGTTTTAGATAAATTTGAAAAGTCATGTAACATAAATTTGGTAACTGATTTAGGGCTAGAATTATATGGCGATGTTGATAAGCTTATCGATGATCTTAACTCTGTTGAAAGATATGTACCAAGTAAATGGGAATGGCTAGATAATAGTTTAGGTGGAGGGTTTTTAGAAGCCGGGAAAGCTTTATATGTATTTGCTGGGGAGACTAATATTGGTAAGTCTATTTTTCTCGGTAATATTGCTAGTAATATAGCTGAGCAAGGTAAAAATGTCTTGTTAGTTACACTTGAGATGTCTGAGTTACTATATGCCCGGCGCATTTGTAGTAATGTAACAAAAATCCCAATGAAACAAATGGCTGATAATACACCAAGTATTAAACAGGCTATGAATAATCAAGGAGGTAAAATATTTATTAAGGAGTTTCCTCCAGCTACTATTACCGCTAATCAATTAAAAGCATTTGTAAAAAAATTTGAAGAGCAGGGCATTAAGCTAGATGCAATTGTACTAGACTACCTTAACTTAATGCATTCTTCAGTAGGTAATAACTCATATGAGCGTATTAAGCATGTAACTGAACAAGTGCGCGCAATGAGCTACTTGTTTAACTGCCCCATTATTTCAGCTACGCAGTTAAATAGAGCAGGATTTGACACTGATAACCCTGACTTAGCAACTATTTCAGAATCCATTGGATTAGCAGCTACTGCTGATGCTATCATATCGATTTTTCAAAATGAAGAAGATAGAGGAATTGGAATTATACGGTTAGGTATGATGAAAAATCGATATGGTCCGAGAGGAATAACACAGGCAATGAGAATTGATTATTCTACTCTTACTATTGATCAAGCTGATGATATTGAAATTGATGAGGGTATGGATGACACCCTTAATATGTTAGCCGGGCTTGCAACATAAATAGTTCCTTATAAATAGGATAAAAGTGAATATATTAGTATGGACTGATAATGATCTGGATGGTACTGGTGCGGCATTAATTATAAAATGGTTATATGGCTCTAAAGCTAAAACATTTTTAATCAATGAAGTTTCTGAATCAACGATATCTGGTAAGTTTAAAGGGGTATTAGGAACACTCGATCATTACGATAAAATTTTTATTCTAGATTTAGATCTTACACCGGAAGTTATTGAGGTAGTTGATAAATCAAACGTAGTTGTAATTGACCATCATATAGCTCACGTCAAAAATAAGCATTTATATAAAAATGCAAAACCTATTATAGAGGAATTTTCTTCTTGTACGGGACTAGTTTGCAAAAAATTTGAAGCAGCGCTTAACTTAAGTAACAAACAGCAGCAATTAGTTAATATTATTAATGAGTATGATGCTTACAATATCCACAATATTGATTCTTTAAAGTTAAACGCTATACATAGAGGTCTAAACAATCCAAAAGCTGAAAAATTTATAGACTCTTTTTTTACCGGGTTTAGGGAGTATACTGTTTTAGAAAAAAATTCTGTAAAGTTATTCTTTAAAAAGTTCAAGGAGCAAATACAAAATGCTCAAGTATTTAAAGGTAAAATTAAAAATTATAATGTGATTGCAACGTTTGGTGATTATGCAGTTAACGAGGTAGCTCATTTTTTAATTAATAAGCATGCTGCTGATATTGGTATTGTTGTAAATACTAAAGCAAAGACAGTTTCATTTAGAAGACATAAACAATGTGATGTCGATGTAAGTATACTGGCTAAAAATCTATGTAATGGCGGTGGCTATGCCGCAGCTGGTGGAGGAGCGCTTACTGAACAATTTGCTAACTTAACCAAAACATTTTTACCGTGTTAATAAGTAATATATCTCCTAACCCGTCTAAAACTCTAATACATGATGAAACAGAGCATCTACTATTATGTTTTTGTACGTTCTGTACTATGCTTAAAGGCAAAAAGCTTTCATTACAGAACATATTTATTCTAGTTTTACAAGAAAAAAAATTAAGAGCTATTTTAAAAGAGCTTTTAACTCTCGAAAGCAACTATGAAATGATCAAATTATTCATAGATTTTGAACCATCTATTACAAAATCAAAATATATTACAAAATTTTTAAATTCTAACTCAAATATAAAGTTATGAAAAAAACCGTTGAATTAGTTTTGTATGTACCTATAATTAAGATATGAGTGCGTTTAATACATCAATGTTTCAGTCAATTAAGGATGCTTTAGCAAGTTCCGAGAGTAAAGGGTCAGCAACGTTTAACGAAATTATGCAGACCAAGCCTGGTAATACTTACACGGTAAGATTATTGCCATATGCCAAAGATCCAAGTAAAACCTTTTTTCATTTTTACAACCATGGATGGGTATCTTATGCAACAGGACAATATGTTCAGACTTTAAGTCCGCAAACCTTTGGAGATCGTGATCCAATTGCTGAAGAGCGTTTTCGCGTTCTTCGCACCGGTACAGAAGAGGAAAAGGAAAAAATGAGTGCAGTTCGCCGACTTGAAAAGTGGTTGGTAAATGTGTATGTTGTAGATGATCCTTCCAATCCTGAAAATAACGGTAAAGTTAAGCTCCTTCGTTATGGTAAACAGCTTCAAAAAATTATTACCGAGGCTATTGAAGGTGAAGATGCTGAAGAGTTTGGTGCTCGTATTTTTGATCTTGGATCAGAAGGTGTAAACTTTAAGATTAAAGTTGAGCAGCAAGGAGATTATCCAACTTATGTTTCTTCCCGGTTCACTACTGCGGGTAAAATCGATCTTTCAGAAGATGAGCAAAAAGATATTTATGATAACGTTTTTAATTTAAGTGAAGTATTTACTTTAAAGACATTTGATGAGCTTAAAGAAATGCTTAATGAGCATTACTACTGTAAAACGGAAGATAGTACACCAGCTCTACCTGACCCCGCAGTGGATGTAACTCCTATTGAGCCTGAACCTGAGTTAGCCTCTACTACAACTAGTGGAGATTCTGTTGAAGATGATATTGATGATCTTCTTAAGGACCTTTAAAAATGACTAACGAAGAAAAACAAGCTGTTTTACAGTTTATGGGAACAGTTTATGGTGATGCCCATAAGCAAGATCAAATGCTAATTGGGCAATCCGGTAATCTTCAACCTAGCTCCCACGTTATGAAACAACGTTTCGAAGAGGTGATCCGGACACCTACTGAACAGCAGCAATATATTGCCGCACAGCAACAAAACGCGCCGGCACCGGCTCCTGTACAGGAGCCGGCTGCCTCGCCTGTGGTAGAAGTTGATGTGCGGCAAGCTGCGCAAGAATTAGCAGCTGCGCAAGCCCAGTCAGCACCTCCTGCTGCAGCACCTCCTGCTGTTACCACTAAACCCGATAGTTCTAACCAATTAGAGTTTGATTTATCTGAACCATCGAAGATAGATAAGCTAATTGATTTAATTAAAGAACAAAATTTGCTATTAAAAAAAATTAGCTTAAAATTAGATAATGGAAAAGGAGCTAAATCTACCAAGAAGGGGTGAATTTTTAACGTTTTTGGACGCTGTTTCAAAAATAAGCGATAGTGCAATCTTTAATGTTCGAGAAGATAAACTAACAAGTTTAGTATCTAGTATAGATAATACGCTTATACTCTATTCAGAATATACAGTACCTTCGAGTTTTGAAGATACATTAAATATACCTGATATTAAAAAATTATCTCGTGTTCTAGATACACTAGAAACTGATGATATTACATTAAAAATTAATTCTAATAATATTGAGTATAGTGGTTCTAATGTAAAGTTTCAATATCATTTATTTGAGGAAGGCTTTTTAACTAATCCGAGTATTAATTTAGATAAAATTAATAAATTTGAATTTGATGTTGAGTTTACTTTAGATAAGCCATTATTACAACGAATTTTTAAAGGTAGTACATTTGCGTCTGAAACAAATAAAATTTATTTTTATATTGAGGACGGGGAATTAATGGCTGAGCTAACTGATCGAGCTCGACATAATACAGATAATTTTACTATATCTCTAGGACCTGTCAATTTTACACTCAAACCGACACCTATAAACTTTGATAATATAAGATTACTAACATCAATTAGTAATGAGTTTAAAGTTAAAATAAATACAGAGTATGGTGTAGTTGTATTTGAAATTGAAGCAGATGGTATTAAATTGAAGTATATAATTTCAGCATTAACTCAATGACACATTTACATAAAAAAAATAAATTAAAAACCGCAGGTTATTTTATTAAAAGACTTAAAGATAACGGATTTGTAACGTTAAGAATTTTTGATAAATATACAGAAGCAGATCCTAGAAAATGGACGGTATTAGTAGATCCTTCTGGAGCGTCTGTATTTATTACATGTTTTGAAAACACCCCATTTAAGGGAGAATACCTTTTTAACTTTGATGACGGTAATCAAAATTTTAAGGGTAATTTTAGTTTAAGGACAGATTCTATAGAGGTAGTAGTTCAGAGATTATTAAGCAATAATGTTGGTCAAAAAACGAATAGTAAATTTTTGACTAAATAGTTATATGGAAGAAAGTGATAGCGTTAATTCTCCCGAAGATGATGAACTTAGAGACATTATAGAAGAAGCTCTAAAATTTAATATTCGAGAAAAAAAGACGTTTAAGAAGAGGAAGGACTTAGCCGCTAGACTCGGGAGTATACTTAGTGAGTATTTAGATAGTTATATATTATTAGGATATGATTTCGACGGTAGACATATAGACATAAAGTCTGCCAGTACACCCATGCAAGCTGAAGCTCTCAATTCTTTTTTAATTAAGTACTTTGCTGTAGAGGCGCAGCAATTTAAAAGCGATCCAAATGGCCAAGATCCAATTTTCTAAAAAGCAAGTATATGCTGTACAGACCGGAGATTATGCCGGTCAAATGTTTATTATTGTTGAGCCTAATAAAGAGTCTGTGGGATGTTTATCCATTCCAACTATGGAAAATGTTAAAGTTCCTGTAGATGCATTTGAACATGCAAGGAACAATGATATAATAAAATATGTAGAGAAACTTCCCCGGGCTGTGTTTAAAGTGTCCGAGGCGCAATACTTTAAAAATGAAAACTCTGATAATAGACGGAAACAATTTAATACACCGAACATATCATACAGCGAAACAGCAGTCGAAGAGGACAAAGACTGATACACCTGATCAGGTCAGTAATTTACATATCTACTTTACCCTTAATGCCATAAATTCTTATGTTAAGCAGTTTGTTCCACATACAACCATTGTCGTATGGGATGAAAAGAAGGAGTATAAAGTAAATGAACGTAAAAAGGTGTTTGAGGACTATAAAGGCAATAGATCTAAAGACACGTCGCCGCATGAAAACAATGAAGTAATTAAGTCAATATTGCTTTCCTTGGGCATTAACTCTATTTTTCCTAGCCAGTTAGAAGCTGATGATATTGTTGCATATATATGTAAGGAGGATGAAGGTAAGAAGGTAATAGTCTCTGTAGATAGAGATTTTATACAGCTAATAAATGAAGATGTTACGTTGTATGATCCCATAAGAAAGATATTCTTTGAGGATTCGAACTTTCAGGAGTCCACAGGTTATAAAAATGTTTCAGATTGGTTTACTGCTAAATGCTTAACAGGTGACAAGTCAGATAATGTGCCTGGTATACCAGGATTTGGTAAAGCAAAAGTAAATAGCTATTTAAATAATGATATTAAGCTCACCGCAGAACAGACAGAAATTTTTGAGAGAAATGAGGAAATTTTTTCTTTGGATAAATACAAAAGCATTAAAGCAGAGGACGACTATTACAAGCAACAACTCGCCAAAACAGTTAACCCGGACTACCAGGTATTTATAGCGTTTTGCGAAGAATATAACTTTAACAGAATTCTTGACAATAAGGAAAAATGGTATAGTTTATTTTTTATGAAATCTCTCTATAATAAATTAGATGATCTCTTTGCCTGAAGACTTTGTTATACTTAAGTTTTATGAACTAGGTTATTACCCAAAGTATAACAAATTTAACAATGTTTATCAGTGCAGCTGTCCAATTTGCAAAGAGGGCAGGTCCCTAGGAAAGAAGAGACGGTGTTATTATATTCCTAAAAATGATAATATCTTTTGTCATAATTGTGGTTGGTCAAGTAAGCCTTTAAAGTGGATTAAAGAAATATCCGGGGGTAGTGATGCCGATGTTATTAAAGAACTAAAAGAACATGTTCCTGACATTGAAACGATAGACACGGAGCTCGAAGTTAAAAAATATACTACTGAAACGCTTCCAAAAGATAGTATTAATTTATCCGATAGTACTCAAGTAGATTTTTATAAAGGAAATGATGTACTACGAACAGCATTGCAAACTATTAAGAATAGGCGATTAGATACCGCAGTAAATAGACCAGACAGTTTATACTTGTCATTTGTTGATAAGGTTCATAAAAATAGACTAATAGTTCCTTTTGTTAATGAGAATAAAGACATTGAATTTTATCAAAGTAGGACGCTGTTAAATAGAGATAAAAAAACGAAACCAAAATATCTAGGGAGGGTAAATGCCGAGAAAACGTTGTTCAATATTGATAAGGTCAGTAATGATCACGAAAATGTATATATTTTTGAGGGACCTATTAATGCGTTTTTTACTAAAAACTCTGTAGCAGTTGCAGGTATTACAGAACGAGGTAAGTCATTTACATCAAGACAGCAACAACAACTAGATGGTACTTTAAAATGGTATCAGAGGGTGTGGATCCTTGATTCTCAGTGGGTTGACCAAGCTTCCTTAGTAAAGTCAGAAGCTTTACTTAACCAAGGGGAACAGGTGTTTATATGGCCTGAAAAATTTGGTAAGAAATTTAAAGACTTTAATGATATTGCAATTACATGCAAAGTAGATGAAATAAAATGGGACTTTATACAAAAAAATACCTTCGAAGGGCTCGAAGGTATTGTGAGGTTATCTGAAATAAAAAAGTATAAAAATTATACGTATTTAAACTGAGGATTTGCAGATTGAGCGAGGTAACCTTCAAATCCTTGCTGAAGCGAAGCTAAGTCAGATGCAACTCGAGCAATTTTACGCTGCTCTGAATCCTTCATCCTATCAAAGATGGTATCAGGCTCAGCATTACTTAATGCTGACTGAATAGACGCCGGATCTTGACTATTTAAGAATGTTAAAAAATTCTTCATCTCCTCAATCCACCCCTGTAATGTAATTCTCATAGCTTCATTACGCTCTTCTACTGCTCGAGCAGCTGCTACATTAGGGTCATCTTCAACAACAGTCTCATCAACTTCAACATCTACATCAAAATCTTCTGCAGCGGTATCATCATCTAGAGTTGCTTGAAATGCCTCTCTTTCTTCGTCTTGCTCTTTAAGAACCTTAAAAAATCTGTTTTCAAATCTGGCCATAAAATTATTTAGTCTCTAGCATAAATAATTACAAATGAATAGTGGAGAATTTCCGTATAGTACCAAGCCTGAGGACAAGCCTATTAATTTTCATATGAATGTCCAGGATCAAATTATAAAATATAAGGACGATGAAAAAATCCAAAAAGCTCCTCCTATTTTACCATTTGAATTAGATAATCTTATTAAGGTACTAGGTGATACTTTTACTTGTTTGGCAGAATTGAGAACTATGTTAGCTAATGCGTCTAAAAGCCCGGAAATAAATAAAGCGGCGCTTACTAATTTAGTTACTAAGATTGACAATATTAATAAGTTAATCCTTGATATTCCCGATGATTTATCTAAAATAGATATATGATCATTATTAGATCTCTTTTAATCGCCTCAGCGGTAGCTATATTATTTGGATTTGGGCTTAAAAATGTCTTTGGTTTTTGGGAAGCTTCTGCTTTAGCTTTTGTAACACAATTTATTGTCGCGTTTATTTATTCTTCTTTTAGAATTAATAAAAATACAACACTAACAGCAGAATTTGAAGGGGAATTAGAACAACTTTTAAGCCTTAGCGAAGGCTCTGTAGTCTGCCCATGTGGAAATTATACACATACAGGTAATATCTTTCTAAATTTAGAAAATATTTATACATGTGAAAAATGTAATAATGATTTTAGAATAGATGTGTCCCTTACACCGACGCTGCTTACAACGCCCATGGATGTAAGTAAGCAGTTTCAAAATATTACTGAAGAGTCTGAGTCCACGACAGATGTTTCGTTTACTAAGCAAGAGTATACTAAAGGAACGGAACTATAATATAATTAGAAAAATAATATGAAACAATTTACTTTTAACTTAAAAGATGGTAATACAAAAACTATGAAATTTGATGAATTTGTGAGGTGGGCTTGTTTAATTGAGGCGTTAGAAGTAGTAGGCGGTAAGGTAGATAGCTGTAATGATAATAAATGGGTAAAGCCGCTAGCTTTTCAGAAATATATCAGTGAGCGATTTCATTCAATGAAGCATGATCTTAAAGTAGAAGTTGCCCTAGGGCGCCTCTAGGGGTTAAGTTTTTTATTTTCAGCGCGCTTAAGAAATGCGTTCATTTCATCAGGCACGAGTCTTTGTATACGTTTAATTGCTTCTTTAGCAGCTACAGGATCTTGCTTTAATGCTTTATCTAATTCCTTTCGCGCTTCTTTAGGGTTTTTGGGTTCCGGGACATTGGGTGCACCAAACGGCGTTGGGAAATTAGGTTGCTCTTTTACCTGCCTTACCTGTCCAGCTGCTTTTTTAATTTCCATAAATACCTCTTCGCCTTCAATCTCACCTGGTGCACCAGGTTCACCAGGCTCACCGGGATCACCAGCTTCTCCTTGTGGTATGAGAGCCTTAGGAGCTGCTTTCAACCATCTCTCAGCATAGTTTAGATTTTTTTTAAGCTCGCCCCTATTTAGAGGTTTAAAGTTGTCACTGTCATCTGGGCAAGGGCACCCTGCACACACACCCCACCCGTTTCCTATATCTCCAACTTCAAGGTCTTGAACATACTGTTTATCTCTATCATGAGCCATTGATAATATATCGACCGCTGGATTAACCTCCGGCCAGGTAGCTACCCATACTGGATCTGTAACATAAAAACATCGATGAGGGCCGTTATGTACATCAGGAAACATAGTGCCACCAAACCCGGCATCAAAATCCGCTCGTACTACGTATTTTCCACCCCAGGCCATGGTTTCAATAACTGGTGTATTAGCTGGTATATTGTCCATGCCATTTCTTGCAAAATGCGCGTTCCAGTCCGCTCTCAGTAGTTCCATTATCTCATCTATTTCCTGGCCTTCTCGACGGGGTTCGAATCCATCTCCCGGGCCCTCTCTTATCAAACCTGCCCAATCCATTATTTCTAATATTTGCCTCGCGACTCGTAAAATGTTTTCCATCTGTTGAGCTCCCGCAGGATCTATAAAGTTTAATCTAATTTGCCCATTCCACAGTCGCCTAAATACAATATTTGGGTTCTCTGGCATATATTTTAATACTAAACCAGCAAAAGGCTTAATAAATTTATTAACCTCACTCCCTTTACCCCTTTGTAGAGCTTTTAGAGCTCTCCTCCCAGGAATCTCCGCTATCAGCGGAGTATTTTGTCTATTAATTGGTGCATCTAGATTATTAAAGTCTCCAAGTAACTCTAGATCTGGTCGACTGAAGTCGAGATCAATATAAATGTTGCTAAAGCTACTATTATATTTGTTCCATAGTACTTGAAGATCACGCATGCGCTTACTAGCCTCATCGATATTAATATCAGGGTTGTTGAAAAATTCGTCTTTAACATCTTCACCCTGTATTTTGCCGCCTAACGGCATACTAGGTAGTCTATCCAGTACCCCGGTAGGCCCATCCATCATCTCAACGTGACGATTCAAAATAGCCCAATCATCCACACCACGAAACACTATTGGTCCAGGTAAGATATCCCCGGCTTGAAACAGATCAGCTAAAGCTAACCGCTGAGCACCACGTTCCGGGAGCAGATCTTGAGGAAAAATAATACGTTCCTCAAGTGGAAAATCGCACATTGGTCCGGGTACAGGCAGCTGACACATTGGCCAAGTTTGTACTTCCCATGTACCAGCAACGGTTTGCTCTAATCTCTCCCAATACCAATAAGCATCACAAGCAATTGGAGGGCAACAATTACAGCATTCACATACTTCCCACCCTTTACCTTTTGCACCTATTTGAAGATGTGGACCAAACCTATCAGATAGTGGCTCCCCGGAAGTAGAAATTAAGTGCGATACCCACTCTTCTTCAGTCCACGTGTCTCCTGTGTCTGGATTAATTTTAGCCTCATCGGGAAGTCTATTCCAAAAATCCGATCCTATTCCAAAAGCATTGGCATACGTATCCTCTTCAGGAGGAACATCTTTGTTTTGTGCTACCCATTCAGCATCATGAATAGTAAAACACACTCGGTGTCGGCTTAATCCATGTTTAGTTGCATCAGGGTCACCATGTGGGTGTTGACCACCAGTTGACGACTCAACTTCAAAGCGGCGGCCGCGGCGGATATGCCCACCACGGTCCATCCATTCCTCCAATTCGTTAGGAGGTACCGGTAGCTCTGGATCCCCTCCAGGTTGATTATCCCAGGGAAGAGGTTGCCCGGGTATTGGAAGAGGTATATTATTATTTTGAGGTATAAATGCCATTATGGGCTCAATAATATCACCGACATTTGCTGGAATTAATAATACTTCATCAAGGCCTTCCTGTAAAATTTGCAAAGCCTCACCATCCAGGCCAAGATCACTGGTTGCTGTGCTCTCTTTTCTTGGAATTAAACCAAATCGCGACTCTCTTCGGTACCTATTATTTCTTCCCCATGATATTATAAGATCTTGAATAAGCATATTATTTTTAATTAAATTTGTCCCAAGCGAGACGGGAAGTCCAACCCGGGGTTAGTTTCACCCTCACCTAAAAGCACTGTTTGTGTTACGTTTTCACCTACCATCATACCTAATTCATCAAATGGGACATTAAATTCAAAAGCCCAATTTCTACCCGGAGCCCATATATATTGTGGTTGGCCTTTAGTAAATTTAACATTATCAAAATTACCTCTAAGAGGTGTTACTGGCCACCCAGTAGGTGCAGCTTCTCCTGCTTCTTCCCATGGTTGCCATGGCCCCATTCCAAATCCCGGTTTCCAACCTGCATTACATATCGGATCCACACCCATTCTACAAATTCCCGGGAAAGGTAAATTAGGGTCCCACACCCAATTACCGTGGCCCTTTTTAAAATCAATACCGTATCCCGGTGGCACGGTCCACCACGCAGCAGTAAATTCAGCTGTTTTAATTGCATTTAAGCTTTGATCTAACATTATCTCTCCGCTTTCTGGTCCCAGAGTTGCCCCTCTAAGTCTAAAACATTGAGGTTTTTTCGGGAAAAATCGCCAACTATGTGCTTGTAATTCTGCGTCAGCAGAGTTTACACCAGCGTATACTAATTCATTTTTTTCGGCTTCTACCTCTTCTGTAGTTGGTAATCGGGATTTGGATCCAGAATATGGGGATTCCCACTTAATTACCGTATCATAATCAATATCTGGAATATTAGGCGGTCGTGGGCCATCCCAGGCTGAATCTGCCATAGTAAGCACCCATTGTTGGTATGTTGACCAGCTACCATACGCTTTGCCCCCTGGCCATACACGTGGATCAAAACCTTCACGGGTATACCCTTCGCCAATTACGTAATTAGGTATTACCACGCTATTTAAAGAGCTCACTATTCTTTCTCTTTCTACAGCTTGTTGATGCGCATCCTCAATATCTTCTGCCCAATAACGAGCAAATCTTGGTGGTGATAGCTGCCGGTCAATATTAGCCTCAACTTCTTCTACTGATGATGCATTCATGCCCAGATATTCTGGAAAATTAAGCCGAAGTTCATGATTTGGTCCTATTCCTTCAGGAAACATATCTTCACTGGATATTATAACGCCATTCGGATCGCGAATTCGCAATATTGGGCGTATAAAATTTCCTTCATCCGGAAGCGGGCCTACCCAGCAGCCAACCCGGGAATCACCTACAGAAGGGTTAATCCTGCAATGACGTTGATTCCAACGCGGTCTGCGCGCTATCTGCTCATCAAAGGTTCCTCCAGGTCGAATGTGACCCATCCATATTGCCTGCAAGGCAAAAAACCAACGCGCTTCCCGGATAGTTCTAAACGGATTTAGACCCAATGGCGGCGCGCCAATTCCAAATCCCAACATATGACCGTCTATAATAGGAGCAACAAAGCTAGGGACAGGTTCATCCATTTGAAGTTTAAAGGTTTTGCCCTTTCTTACCCCGGGTGGTTGTTCCTGCGCCAACGCTCCTAGACCAACCCCAGCAGGTACATGTAGTGGATCATCTGGAGGCAGGTCTTGTGCCCATTGTGGAGGTTCTGCATTTGGATCCCCACCGCCAAACTCTAAAATCCAGTCGGCGCGGTTGACTACATTGCTTCTTCCGGTATTTATAAATCCAAACCCATCTGGCCATCCCATATCATATTCATTGGTCATTTGAGGAAGCCATTTATAATTTTGACCAGGCACAGCATTACGTGGATCATAATTTGCAGCTCCAATTGGTGTATGTCCAGCGTATCCACCAGGTATAGGCGGTACATTATCTAACATATAATTAAACAACTCACTGTTAGGCTCTGCAAACGCATACGCTGGCATATAAAATGGTACACTTTCACCTGCTGTGCCAAGTCCTATTGTTTCTGCATAATCAGAATATACGTATTCTCTATACGTAAAAGCTATTGATTCATTATCAGGATCAACCGCGTTAGCTTCTTCTTCGGATAAGAATAACGGCCACCAAAATCCCCATTTATTAAAAACATCTTCTCGTGGTGCACCAGCTTGACCTAACAATTGGAATCCCCATCTAGTATCATTAGTACCGTAAATATAAAGTGCGTTAAAGTCCATTATGTTTTAATTATTTAATAATGTTCTATATATATCAATTATAAGATTAATATTCTAATCAGGTGAAAATACACCTCGCAGGCCGCGGAAGCCAACCTGGCGCGCTAAAAACCTTGTGTTTTGTTGTAACAACGCTAAAAATTCTTGACTAGCAATTGCCCCGGGAACTCCAACGCCCATGATCATATCATTATCATCCTGTTCACTTAAAAGCTCTATAGCATATGATGGAGGAGCCGGCATAAGCCATAGTGGTGGATTTGCTACCCATGGCTGATTTATCGGAAACGGAGGTGCCCATATCTCAGAATAGTTTGTTAACGCTAAATACCATACTGGCGTTCCTTCCCACGGTGAGTAATAGATTGCTGACTGTGTATTTGCAACACGTTCACCTTGTACATTTTGTGTGTAGGAAGTCGCGACAATTTCCCGTAATTGAGGCTTACCCCAGTGTATTCCTGCTACGTTGCCCCTTACATCGCGGTAATCCCAGTCCATTCCGTCAGTTGGCCCGGGCGCCAATCCCGGCCTAATAGATTTATTGAAGTTTATGCATACATCGAATGTATATTCGATAACTTTTTTTTGCCATTCTCCATCCTCCAGCTGGAGGCCCTCGGCCCATTTCTTCCACTTTCGTAATAGTAAACGTGGCGAATTATCACCCTGCCACGGTCCGGCCCTTGGATATGTCCGGTCAAATAGAGGTGGAATAATTATTTGTCCCTTCGCCCTACGCGTCTGATCTATTTTCCACTGCTCATTAGGGTCATTTTCATTAAATACTCTCAAGGGATCCTCAGGCCATTTATTTGTAACACGAACAGGATTTAATATTGGAGATTCGATCAGAGGCGCACAAACTTCTTCCCATACAGGTTGCCTACCAAATTTTTCAAAAAATATTTCCGGATTTTGTTCATTTATAAAATTTTTATAATCATTTACTTTACGCCACCATGGAGCATTGTCAGCAGCCTCAAGGTCTTCGGGAGACTGATCCCAGCCCCAGTCGAGACCTCCACGATCACCGTCACCATGCGGATCCTTAATTGCGTCAGGAATAGGACCACCTAGGCGCTCAGGGAATCCATGGATTCCCTCCCAGCCCGGGTTTATGGGTTTGAGCTCAGTATTTTGCCCGAACCATGGATACCCAGGTACCAAAGGAGGGTTATCAGCTAAAAGTATTCCATAATCTATAGTATTATATCCAAAATCAGCACCGGAAACTCCCTCATTTCCATCAGCTGGTGGGGGAATTAAACGTCTCCACCGTTTTAATGTTTCCCACCCTACCCCAGATGCCAGTGCACATGGATGATGCCTCCACGGACCACGATTACGCCAGGTCTCCCATACGCTTGGAGCAACGTCTGTAGGTGGAGCTGTAATCCATCTTACATTATCCATGCGTGTTTCTTCATCATTACCAGCAACTCTCCAGTTTTTTCCCCGCCATTGAACAACTGTATCTGGACCAATATCACCTTGTTCCAAATGAGCGCGTAATCCAATCCTGTCCCTGCGGTGTCGTTCACCAATCTCCGGCCAACCACCAGCCATTGCAGAAGCCCATTGCATCCAGTCATAGATTGTATTACCTTCTATTACATAGTCTGGAACTGGGCATTCCTTAAACCTTGCTATACTTGTTTGTCGGTATTCTTGTGGTAGAGGCTCTGGTCCGCCCTTCACAAGCACCCACTGATCATCGATGAATTCCCAGAAATTATCCCGTACATCACCTATCCGCCAGAACATATCGTTTACCCACGCGTCTGCCCAATTTTCCTGGATAGGTGGTCCAGGAATATCCATGTCCAGGTTGGCTACCCACAAATTATGTAGTGTCGCTAATCTTTGAAGTTCATTTAAATCAAACTCGACCGGAGGAACTAAGTCTAAAAACCGCCATTCTACTTTTATTTGATCGCCCCATATGTTACCTACTACATTGTTTCCGTACCCTATAAAGCTAGGTTCTAGGTGATCAGGTTGATCGACTGTTATACCTAGGTATAATTTATGTCGCGGAACACGTGAGGTAAATCCATCCAATTCCTTTGGCCATAACCGCGCAAATTGTGTATTTGGTACAAGATATGTATAATCATATTTAGGATCATCATCCAACAACCCAGCATCTCTGGCCCATGACTGGGACTCAACAGAGAATCCCGGTCGGAGCACGGCACCAGTAGCATCAAGTATTGGGCTAGCCCACTGTGATCGGGGCGCGGCACTGTGCCGCGTTCCATACCTAGAGTTTAACCCCGGTAGAGGTGGTACGTTTTTAAGCATAGGATAAGCCGGCCGTAAGTATGGCTCCCCTTTATCATTAAAAAATTGCCTACGGTATACCCGTATGCCTGGGACTATTTCTTCCTCGTTCTCATCGCCATCGCCTTCAAAAGGTATTCTCTGGTTCCCAGAAGCATCAGTAACTGACCACATATACCGACAATCTGTTAAAAGATGCTTTATTGCCTTGTCTAGGGGCATATAAAATTTTACTAGTCCCGATGTCTCACCATTTAACCCGGGTCGATCCTCCGTATAGCTAAATTCTCGAAACATTAGCGTTAACGCTTCTTTGGTAGTAGTATTACGTACACTAGGATCATCAGCTTCTTTTGCTTCATTGTAGTCTAAAAACAATGGCCACCAATACCCCACAAATCCATATGAGGCAAAATTTACTCTATCTTGCCATTGGTCGAAAAATCTTGTCCTAATTGGTACACCAGGGGCTTGAAATTGTTCTGGAGGAGATAGAGGATTATTCCAACAGGTACCAGCTAGATATAATGCATTATATGCCATTATTGCCTCCGATCTTTGTTATTGCTGTATGTATCGTTTTCATAAAATAATTATAAGGTTAATATTCTAATCAGGCGAAAATACACCTCGCAGGCCGCGGAAACCAACCTGGCGAGCTAAAAATCTTGTGTTTTGTTGTAACAACGCTAAAAATTCTTGACTAGCAGTTGCTCCCGGGATACCTCTAATAGCATCCAGGTCGCCAGGGCCGATCGCGCCCGGTCCCCCGAATATTATAGGATCAGGCCACTGCTCAGACATGAGCTCATTAGCATATGATGGAGGAGCTGGCATAAGCCATAGTGGTGGATTTGCTACCCATGGCTTATCTGGCGGAAACAGCACACTCCAATCTTGAGAATAGTTTGTTAACGCTAAATACCATACCGGCGTTCCTTCCCATGGCGGAAAATTACGCGCATTTCCAGAGGCGCCTGCAGGTGCACCTTGTTCATTTTGTGTGAAGGAAGTCGCGACAATTTCCCGTAGTCGGGGTTTACCCCAACGTATTCCCGCTACATTACCACCAGGTTCTAAATAATTCCATTCATATCCATTTGTCGGACCGGGTGGTAGTTCAGGTCTAATAGATTTGCCCCAGTTTAAAAGTAATAATTGATCAAACGCTTCAGTATTACCGTTTGGTGTTTGAGTATAATAAGTCCAAGATCGCTTAGTCGTACGCATCCCGTTTAACGGTCCGGGGTTTGTCCAAGGAGCCGTCATTTCACCATACTTTGTGAACAGCGGGGGAATAACTATTTGCCTCTTTGACCTTTGCATTTGATCTATTTTCCACTGCTCTTCAGGGTCATTTTCATCTACTACTTCAAGAGGAATTTCTGGCCAGTGTTTAATGTACTCGCGATAATGAGACTCTCGAGGTATAGGTATCTCTTCCCATACTGGAAGCCTACCAAATTTTTCGAAGAATATTCCAGGATTTTGATTTTCTAGAAAATTAGCATAATTTATCTGATTATCTAACGTCCAGCGATCATTACTCCGCACAAATTCCCGGTTTGTCCTTCCTGGTTTAATTACCATTCTATATTCTTCGGGAATCGGGCCGCCAATACGATCAATATCATCTTGGCGTATATACCCGTCAAAAATCTGACCATTATACCCTTCGAATCCCACATAACCGTCATTCCAAAGATGTAATATAGGCTCCTTTAACCAGACTTCACACTCGGCCGGCCGACATGGCTTAAGATCACTGGCTAATAATACTCCATAATCTATAGAACTATGACCAAACCCGACCTTCTGGCCGCGTTCCATGTCCCGACTACTCCACTCAGACGTCTCCCTATTCACTTCAGGGGGTGGTATTAAACGTCGCCATCTCTTGTATGTCTCCCACCCGACCCCGGTGTCCACTCGACCGATATGAAGAGGCGTTGTCCACATATCCAATGCCGGGTCTTTAGATTCTTCATGAATTTGCAACTGCCTACTCCCGGCGAATACACCAGGAGCAACGTCTGTAGGGGGGGATGTAATCCACCTTACACTATCCATGCGAGTCTCTTCATCATCACCAGCGGGCCTCCATAATTTGCCACGCCATTGAACAACTGTATCTGGACCAATATCACCTCGTTCCAAATGAGCCCGTAATCCAATCCTGTTCCTGCGGTGTCGTTCACCAATCTCCGGCCAACCACCAGCCATCGCAGAAGCCCATTGCATCCAGTCATATATTGTATCACCTTCTATAATATAGTCCGCAACAGGAACTGTCTTTATAAAGCTCATAGCCTGTTCTCTTAACTCCTGAGGGAGAGGGGGCCCCGGGTCATCTTCCACGTTTGGTGCCGGCACTGACCAGAAAGGCCTCCCCATAAATTGAAACATTCTTTCTGCTAACCACTCCGCATAATTATATTGTAGCACCGATGTAATCCCGCCATCGCCCCACAGATTTACCTTTTGAGCTATAGCAAAAAGCTTATCATCTACAGGACCTATCGGCCAGTCCGCTCGAGTTATATCCGGATGCTCAAAGTTTAATTCCTGTTCAAGAAAATGCCATGGTCCGGGGTATGGAAGATTTGACCACGGATTTCCCAATACATTATTTCCCCACCCTAAAAAGGATACTTCCTCTGTTTCATCATCACTTTCTATAATGCCATTATATATTTCACCGGCACCTGGCTTTGGATTACCCGCTAGCCCTACTGGCCATCGTCGTGCAAATTGCGTATCTTGTTTTAAAAATGTATAATTATAATTTGGGTCGTACAAATGCCCCTTCAATCCTCCGGGTCCAGCGAATCCTCTTATGGGAACAGGCGGCAATTTTCCAGGATCTTCACCTATTCTAAATTGAGGTCTAAATTTACCACCGGTGCTGTCGACAATTTCTGGGATTAATGTCTGGCCAAATCCCTCCGGGTAATGCGGATCGATTCCTGGTATAGGGGGCACGTAGTCAAGCATTTGAACCAATGGTCGCGTCCATGGATTTCCATCTGGCTTAAAGAACATATGTGAACATGGGTACGAATGTGCATTTTCTGGAATAATTGGTTGTCCGTTACACGCGTCCGGCCAGTTATCATCACCTGGAGCAACACAACCAAACATGTCATTCCCCATCCATCCTATAGTAGAGCAAAATCTATGTGTTTCACTAGCCGGTGATAAAAGATGCTCTATTGCCTTGTCTAGGGGCATATAAAACTTTACTAGTCCCGATGTCTCGCCATTTAATCCTGGTCGACCCTTCGAATAGCTATATTCACGGAATACTAGCGCTACTGCTTCCTTTCTAACAGTCTGACGAACACTTGGGTCATCAGCTGCGACTGCTTCATTGTAGTCTAAAAACAATGGCCACCAATAACCGTAGAACCCAAACATAGATTCATTTACGGACTTCTGGTAGAAATCAGGTTCCATGGCACCTGGATTTCCTATTAAATTTGGGCTATTCCAGCCCATACCAGCTAGATATAATGCATTATATGCCATTACATCCCCCTGCCTTTGTTATCGATACATATATCATTTCAATAAAATCATTTAAGGTTGTTGCGCGCGTGGAATTTCTATTGGTGGTTCCCCTTGACCCTCTCGTTCTTTATTTATATCATTTAACATGTTCATCATTTCTTGACCCCAGTCTATTTGCTCATCAGGATTATCGGGTCTTTCTCCGGGATCTTCTCCCAGATCATTAAGGAGCCGCTCTATATTATCTCGTTGAAGACGCTGAGGATCATGCCAAAGCCATGGTGGCTCCTCACCGGCCATGTCCTCAACAAATCGCCAAAATACCATTCCATTTTGCGGTTCACCATTAAATGGAGTTAAATAATTAGACATACCACTTTTGTAAAACCACATACCGCTTTTGTGAGCTCCAGGGGTTGGCGGGCAACAACGCTCACGCCCTGTTGTATACCGGTTTAGTTCCTCATTACCTACTGATCGTTGATTTAAGAAAGCATTTATAACTTCCTCTCTTATCATTCCCTCATCATTAAGAACCCAGCCAGGAGGCTTATTCTGTTTATCTAACCATTCCCTCCATTCCACCGGATCTATCTTTTCCATATTAAACGGATTATCTTTAATTGCTCGAGCCCGTGGAATATCAGGAATAGGCTCACACTGAGTTACTATTTCTTGAGTTACTCCGTTACTCTGTACAATAAGCCCTATAGATTCCGGGCTTTCTTTACTTTCTCTATACCTACTTACTTTATATATAGATACAGGAAATACGTTATCATTAGGCGGTAGTACGACAGTGTCTAATTTTCTGCCAGTTTTTCTGTCATATATATCATATATTGGTCCGCCACTATCAGCACTTAATAGTGTAATAATATTTAACCTGCAATAGGAAGTATATTTTATTCCTAAACTCATTTTATGTAATAGGTATAGCGCTTACATTAGTAACAGTAGTGACGTTATTATTGGGATTTGAAGAAAGGGCTTCGCTAGTGATAGTTTGGGTAGTAACAGTACCCCCGATAAAGCCCTCTGCAGTAAACTCTTTGAGGAAAAATGCATTGGCGCTTGCTGCAGAGCTGTTAGTTCCACGAGAAGAGGATATGGGTGTGCAATATGAAAATCCACAGAACACATTATCTAAATTATCAAAGTTTGCTACTCGGTACCCTAGGTCAAAAGTTGTTAGTTTGGTATAGGAAGTAGTATTACTATCTCTGAAATCTATATGAAGTTTCCGCCCAAGATTTACATATCTAAACCTTAGGGTTCTAAATTCCTCAGAAGATATAGCACTAAAGGTGGTACCACATGTAGATAGTGGAACGTTACAAAGTACCCTGTCCTGGTAATCTCTGATTATAAAAGCTTCGCGGTGCACATTATGTAATGAAACTCCCGGTCTATTGCTTCTTCCAGATACTGCATAAAGCCCTGTTGTATCAAAAGCAATTTTAAGTAATTGACCACTAACAGCTGTAGAATTTACTAGTATTGCATCAGAACCTTCTGTAAATACAACATCCCCGCCTTCTGTATGCAGTGGTGTACCAGATAATACAGAGGGGTCTGAATCTCCTAAATATTGCCCGGGTAAAGAAGAAGTAGGGGATGTTAAGGTAGTTAAAAATGTGGTAAACCCTGCTTGGTAGTTTTTAGAAGTAGTATTAGGAGCATCAAAGCTTGTACTAGGAATTTTATACTGAAAAGACCATACAATATCGTAATTAGAATTAAACTTCTTTGTAGTATCAGCAAAATTATAAAAACGTGCGTATCCCGGTAAATTAATTTCAGGTAAATCAAAAACAGCCATTACTTATATTTAATTCCTCAAATCTTTATAAAAGTACAAGTTAGAGAATTACTTGTCTTTATTTTTGTCTTAAAAACCATTTTATATCCAAGTTTTGTTAATTCTCTGTATACTGTGCCAAAATGTTTTATTGGTATACATACCAAAATACTATTATTGTTATCGTCATCAGTGAGCACATAGTCAGAGAACTCTTCGCATAAAGAGCTGCCTCTCCAACTAGAACTTGCCTTCATGCAAGTATTTATTCTTCAAACACTTCTATGATTTTGTTAACCTTTTCAATTAAAATAAGAGTATTAGCATATTCTTCTTTTTCTAGGGTAGTAAAGGTTGTGTTGTGTTCTAGAACCCCTTTTAGAGCTACAAAATCTTCGTAGTCGAGACCTTCTACTATTAATTCTTCCATACCATAGTTAGTTTTGATATACTATATATCAACTATGACCATTCAAACACAATAATACCATCAGATACTGCATTCCTTCCACCAGCAGGTGGTAGACCTGTGGCGATACCAGCTCCAGAGCTTCCACCAGCACCAGGTGCCCCAGCACCGCCCCAGTATGATGCAGTTCCTCCAGCTTCTTGGAAGGTTCCTTGAGTATCGACTTCTCCACCGCCACCAGATAAGATATACCCGCCTTCTGTGTATATACTACTTGCATCAATTGATCCATCCCCTTTCCAACCACCAACGAGACCCCCGTTTGACTGTACAATAAGGTTACCGTCTTTACTAATCTTACTTAGCCCACCATTACCACCTTTTACTGTAGAGGGAGATCCAACGTTTATATCAAATACAGCGCCTGGCCAAGCAGATAAATATCCGATGCATGTTGCCGCGGCACCACCATTAGTATTACCACCTGTAGCTCCTGCTCCGGTAACATAATATTTTACGTAATGTATACCTGCGGGGAATGTAAATGTCGCTCCACCTACATTAGTATTAAACACTTCTGTACCAGGCTTAGAACTAGCTATAACAATATCCCCACTTAATGGATTAAATTCAAAACCCGAGGACACTAGTCCATTAATGGTGCAATCGAGATTCTTTGTCACTGTAAATGTAGGACTTGTAATGCCACCGAAAGCCTTAATAATGAACATCATACCTGATGCAGATATGCTAGCACCGGTGCTACCAGCGCTAGCGCTTAATCCATACAATGTGCTACCTTCTGGGTTATCGCTTCCGTATACTGCTTTATTAGTAAGGTCAGGTACATTAAAATTCGCACCAGACCCACCATAACCATAATGAATGACCCCGGAAAGATCTGGAAAATCAGCAGTAGCCACTGACCTACCATCACATGGTAACCACCCGTAAGGTAGAGACCCGGCAGTTGATACATATGGTACTATAGTACCCACAGGAATTAATGCTGCAGTAGTAGGGGCTACGCCAGAGGTTACTAGCCCTGGAACGCCCCAAGTTAGCGCACCAGCAGCGTCAGCTGCTAAGAATGAATGTGCAGTAGGCGATGCTCCTGTAAAATCATAATTAACTTCATTTATTTTTAATTTCCCTGGTAATGATAAATAGCTATTAGCATCAGTTGTTCTGCGGAAGATAGCATCTGTACTAATATTGGAACATAAAGATACTTGATCTGATGTATCTACTACTAAAGAATTTCCAAGTGCCGAATTAGATATGTTGCCTGCAGAAAGACCACCACCCTCAGAAATTACACCAACTTTTATTTCACTTCCACTGTTAACATTTAGAGTCGCGTTATACGCACTTAAGCTATTTGATACAGCAGACCAATCTCCTGGAGATGAACCATTACTCGTAGTGCATACATAAAGGACATTTTCATCAGAATTATATACATAGTCTCCTACATCAGCCGGCGCTAATGTGGTTATATCACCAGCTGTTCCTTTGTATTTGTTACCTGCTAGAATACCCCCGGCTGTTGTACCATCACCTATGTACAATCTGTTTGTATCAGTAGTATATGCTAGTTCGCCGCTTTCGAGAGTTATTTGTAGTCTATCTACATTTGTTCCTCTCCTGACTAACAGTTTTAATAAGGTGTTTTCTAAAATTTCAATAGCCATTGTCTTTAATATTTAATTACCAGTTATATACAGGGATAGCAAATTTATCAAACGTTTCACTACTAGTATCTTTTCTCACATCCCCGGATAGTGCAAATAACATAAATCCAGCAGAGCTTAGTTGCATATGTACTCCTGAAGAATCCATGCACTCATAAGTCTTTTGATCGTATGCCCCTAATAGTCCTTTACTAACTTGATTGGGCGCTCCGTTAAATAAATCAAAACTACCTGTACCTTTGGTATAACGAATTATAAAGTTATATCCCTGTACTGAAAGTACATGCGACGCTGTTGAGTCTGTAGCGCTTAATTTATAGAGAGTTGAGCCCGGTGCTGCAGCATTTGCACCATACATCATAACGTTACCACCTGTTAAATTAGGAACTCTAAAAAAGTCAGATGCAGGCGCTGAGGCACCATATGCTTCGTTCCAACTAGTACCTATAACGTCGTATAAATCTTTGTACTCGCTAAGAGTACTATCATATGCTTTACCGTCACAAAGTAGATACCCGGGAGGCGCGCCAGGAAACGTCTTAGCATGAGGTAATACAGTTCCAACAGGTACATCGGACCCTGTATCGTTGCCTGATAGACCTAGTGCGGATGCTGTATCATATATTGAGCTTTGTAATCCAGTTACAATTCCATCTGAAACAGTTACAAATGGCAATTCCGGTGCTTGACTTTCCTCTGTATCACCAGCAGAAACTCCTGCAGCAATTGATAATACACCGTCTACCAAACTTAAAGAATTATTTGTTTTTTGAAACAGTGCTTGTAATTTTCTAGTAGAATCATCTAGCTTTAATCCATCGCCTATTACATCGGGATTAAAGCTAGAAAATTGTACGCTTTTCGATCCTGTATTTGTTAATATTAATTTACCGTCTGGTTCAAACCCAAATGTATCGGTATCTATGTACAGCTTAACCGGTACGTCATTTCCTCCTTGTAAACCAGAAGAAAGAGCCGTAGTAGCTATCTCTCTTTCTGTTATTGAATTCTGTTTAGGCGATATCTTAGAACTAGCAGCATCCCCGGATAATTCAAAATAGACAGTATTTAAATCAATTTTAGCAGAACCATCAGCTGCCGATAATATACCGCCTCCAAAGAATGTTGATTTAAAATATTGTACATCTAAAGAGCTTTTTTTAACAGCCACCTTGCCATCACTGTTGAAATTAATAGTTGCCCCTGTACCCTCTGTTTTAGTACCGATATGAGCAAACCCAGATAAGTATGCTGAACCCGAATTCCATTCATAAGGTGTAGAAGATATCATCCACAATGAGCTATTTGCATAGCCAATATCCCCGACTTGTGCACCTACAACATCTCCTAATGATTCTAAAGAGGTAAACGATCCTAATCCTTTATTACCTACAATATGCCCACCTGTTGTCGAACCATCACCGACAAATAATCTTTTTGTGTCTATTGTGTATCCTAATTCCCCTTGATCGAGAACAATGGTCTGCCTTTGCGCATTAGATCCACGACGTACTTTTAATTTTACTATAGTAATATTTGCCATAATTTATTGCTATGCTGTTCTTCTCCAAACGTAAATTCCATAACCCGGGGGTATATTGTTATGCGACTCACCATCACCGGTAGTTAGAGTGGTGTATTTAACTCCTCCTTGTTGCTGCCTACCACCTATTAATTCTCCACCCTTACCTGCCGCGGCACTCGGATTATCGCCCCCTACAACCTTTTCATCGATATCATGAGAATGCTTAGGTATCTCAGATGTAGTTAAAGTATGCTCATACTCACCTTCCTGTGAACCAGCTTCAAAAGTCTTAACTAAGCCATTTTTATCAGTTCCAGGGCCAGCTCCAACTAAAAATCTGCCTTGCGATACTAACTCCCAAGTCGTATTTGCAATTTTTGTTCCTGGGTTTGTGTCATCAAAAGTTAATTTAATAGAATTAACAGGAAAAAAGGCATCCAGCCACTCGCTTGGTGCTGTAGGCCCTTCAGGTTGCACATAATTATTAATTACAACTCTAGATCCACTTAAACTTATGCCTGTTTCATTTCCTACCCCGTCAAATATACCGTTAAGGGTATTTACAGGAGACTTTAAATTATTTGAACTCAAATGCAGTATAGAACTATATGTATTTGAGATTAATTGATTTTGTAAACTCCTTGGCATTATTATTATTTATGCTACTTATTTAAAATACTATCTAAGACTGTTATACGTTTCCTTATTAATACCCCCCTCCGCCTCCGTACCCTGTAGATGGTGTTGTTGGTCCATCTGTAGTTCCTGTTGGAGTTGTAGTTGGCATAGTACCTGTTGATGTGCCAGCTGTACCATCTTGTGATCTAGAGCTGTAATAATCTAGCGCATCTTGGTTTATACTAAGAGGCCATGGCCCGGTATCCATATTTCGATCAGCTTCAGCCTGGGCTGCTAACATTTTTACTCTTTCTTCTTTAGATAAGTCAGCTCCCGGTGGCCATGGCCACGGGGCTAGCCCCATTTTTTGATATCGCAGATGAGCTATTGGTGCAGTCCATGATGAGTATATGTCGTATAAAGACGGTCCTGGGTCTTTAGGCTCCGGATAGCTCGTATCGTATACCACCTCATCAACCGGAAACGTTATTTCTGTCGGGACACGTGGACTTACACGCAAAACAGTGTTATATATATCAAGTTGCAATTGATAAAGCTTATTAAAAACTCGTGATACAGTAGTATAACTTATTTCTTCATTTTCATGAAATTCAAAATCTTTAAGATTAATATTAATTGACAAAGGAGCTTCATAATTTTGGAGAATAGGTATACCTTCAACTATATCTTGTTTAATTACCGTATTTAAATTATAAAAAACATTTAATGTATCTTTTAAAATGGACTGTAGTTGACTATTAAGAGATATTCCTAAGCTCGACTCCGGGGTTAATGTTGGTCTATAATTATTATCAAGATCTAATGGTACTAGATTATTGTATAATGTCTTACTTGTACCTAGATAAATTCTACCTATATTATGTATAAATGTAAATGTATCCGTTTGGTTTTGAACTTCATGTATATTTAAATTATTAAAATTATTGGATTTTAGTGAATCAGTATTCCATTTTAATTGGCTATTTGATATTTCTTCTTCTGTTGTTCCCCAGAATGCACCTGGTGGGTATAAAAGATTAGCTTTTGAACCCATACTAGATGGGAAGGTTGGATTAGAAATAAACCCTTTAGATACAACTCCATTATCAGTTAAAATAAATTCATTACTATCTGTATTTGAAAATTCAATTTTAGTTTTATGTGAATGTGTGCGACTGGTATCAATTCGATTTATATTACCCTTAGCACTATCAAGCAGTACTCGATCTGTACCTAATGCCCTTAAATTTTCTATTATTTCTTGAATCTCCCCGAATGCCGGCCCTCGAGGGTCAAACAGCTGTAACTCACCTTCTGGATCTAGCCACTCTTGTATCTGATTCTGAAGCATGAATTCTAACTGAAACTCTCTAGCCACTCTTGCCGATTCTTCCATCATTTCCAGATCTTCATCTGAGGGCCTTTCAAGGTCATTAAGATCAAAGACCTCTTGGTCATCAGGATCACCGGGCTCGGGAAAGTTGAATTCCGGCAGATTTTCAATAACTTCACCATCTGGTACTTGTTCTATCTCTGGCCATTCCTCTTCCCAATTTTCAATCTCTTTATGCCAATCAGCATTTGCAGGCGGTAGCCCAATTATTTCATCACCATCACCCGGAGTCGGGATAAAAATTTGATCTTCACCCTCGTCGAGTCCACCGCCAATTATTATCACGGCAGGATTAGTATAAATGACTTCCGGCTGTTCGGGGGCATCAGGATCAACTTCGCCACCAGCCCCGTCTCCCATACGAAATCTTCCCCAATCTCCCTTATCCCATTCCCATTCTCTATTATCAGGCATCGGTTGCTTTATCGGACCGTCTTTACCATTTACACTACCCCGGCAGTAATATCTTATTTCAGTAACACCATCGCCTCTTCGATATAGTTGCCGATACCAACAGTGTTTGCCCTCTTTACGCCACCACAGCCCCTCTGGATCGTCTGAGGGATTAAACCCGTATTCTATAGTCCAACCCTCAGGAATAGAGCCTATGTCATTAAGATCATCTGGGGGAATCATTATATCTTTTCCATTAGGTGCCAGATAATGCACTTTAATTTCATTTTTACATTTACATGTGCGTCCCTTTCCAGTTTGATTTTCATCCGCATTAAAGTTAATGCTATTTTGTAGGACATTATCTGTATCTACGTGATATAGACCATATGTATTACTAGAATCCGAATTTTGAGTTAATATAAGAATATTATCATCAGTATCTCGGATATCAAAGTCAACCATTTTATCTCCCATCCCTAGTGTAACTATGGTGACATAGTTTTTTCTTGTATACCTGTTACTAATAGATAACTCTATTTCTTGCCCTCTTTTATGAAGAGTGCCCATAATATTTTTACCTACTTTAATTTTACCATCTACAATATTTCCTATAACTGGGACTTGGTCTTTTAATTGACATTCATTTGTTGTTGCAAATGAACTAAAATCATATGTATTAACAAGATATTTTCTTGGAGCGTTATTAGCTACGTGAGACATTTCCTCCTGTACTTTTGCAGGATTCGTTATATACATGAAATCATCCATTGTATAACATGGCATAAATGTAGCATTATCATTATGAGAATGAAATCCCTCTGTTCCTAATATATTAGCCGCAAGGGATGCTACATCTGGGGTTGTAACTGTAGAAAATGTTGGGTGGCGTAAGTATCCTTTATACGCTAAGTCAGCTATAGCACCAGCATTTACTATAGTAGCGTTAGCCGCTATACCTATTAAATTTAACTCATTTTGCTCTTCCTCTGTCATTGCAACGTCCGGGTCATTCAAGGACGGCTGGTTCATCGGTCGCCCTTGAATGTCAAATTCCATTCTATCAAGGACCTGCTTCTTCGCTTCTTTAATTTTTTCTATTAAGTACTTAAGAAAGGTAGCTACTTCCTTCCATTCTTCACTAGCTCTATCATATTCTTCTAGAATTTTCTTACGGCGCGCCCATTCTTTTAAATTTTTCTCTCTATTACCCGGAGGTTCTGGCTCTCCTATAGTAGGTCTATTACCGGCCTCTAACCCAAATCCTGGGGACTCTGGATCAAGCTCCGGCCCTCCAGGAGCTGGTAATGGCACCCATCCGCGCCCTCGTCGCCAATGATCCGGAAATCCGTCTTCCCCCATCGGTAATGGCATGCCTCCACCTGGACCCGGTAATCCAAATCCACCTGGGGCATCTGGCCGGATGTTAACATCTGGTATTCCACTTGGACCAATTCCTGCCGGCGGTGGATTTGGCTCTAATAGCCGCCCTTGCGGTAAATCACCTTCCCACCAAAAGGGCCATGGATCAGGCATTGGCTCCTGACTCTTTGGGATCCATTGACCACGTGACGGATCCCACCATTCTAATTCTCGGGTACCTCTCTCAGCGCCAAATTCACTAGGTTCGAAACGCAAATCCGGTGGAAAGGCTGGAGCTCTATCCATTCCCGCAGCCGGCGGTAGCCCTGGGGGAGCTGGTACTGGCCTGTTTCCCGGAGTTTTGTTCCGGTCACGAGGTGTACCGTACTGACCTTCTAGTAACGCTTGCTTTTTCGCCCATTCCCTTGCCAGCCGTCGTTGCTCATTACTAACTAATCTCCAAAGAGCTTCTATGGCACTGTTCAGTTCCCGAAGAGCAACCTCTCTCCTGATATCTCTCCTCAGATCCAGCGCACCACCGGCTCCCTCCATTGGCCATGGCCAATCGCGACCTTGGCGTGGAAGTTTATCAATTCTGTCCAACTGCTCCTCATATCTCTTTAACCACTTTTCTAATAATGGTGAAGTTCGCGACCACCATGGCTCTAAAGTAGACTCGGCTCCGGCTCGAGGTGGAGTGGGGTCCAAGAAATCATCTGGCGGTAATGTTCCATGAAGGTCTTCAAGCTGTCGATCCAACTCCCGCTTTTGCTCTCGTGCTCTCTCCTCCTCCCGGCGCTGCCATTCCTGAAGTTCCTCTACGGAGGCGTCCGGACCCGGAAGCCGATCGTCGGGATGTGTAAAGAAATCAGCCCTCTGCTCGATCTCACCACCGCGGCGGAGGCCATGGAGCCTCTCCTCCACGGGCCCATGTAAACATACATAGTTTATTAATTCCCCGGTGGTGTCATTATAGGTTAGTTTTGAACCCGCTGGAAGTTTTCCTTCATCGATTAAAGTTAAAGAGCCTTTAGGTGCAAAACTTCCGGAAAACGTATAAGAGTTAGTATTTGTTGTAATGAGATACTTATATGATTTATCATCATTGACAAAAAGAGTACCATCTACTTTGCTATCTAAAGCATTTATTCCCGCAGGCAGTCTGTTTGTGGCTGCAAATGGGTCAATTTGTAGCGGCCTAGAATTAGTTTTAGCTAACCCTGTATCGTTGTTTTTTGTATCAGTTTTGCCGCTCGATACTCCTAAAAAGTAACTATCTCCATCTGTATGAGTATTTTCTAAGTCAATTAGGTTAGTTTTAGGAATAATATTCAACCCAAATAAATTTAAATTATTGTGATTTAATATATTTAAATTTTTATTTAAAAATCTTTGATCTATTATATCTCTAGGTGAAATCTCCGGAGCTATAATCCGGTTGGACATCGACACCGGCGCAGCTGTTCTATCAAAGTTTTTTTTATTTAAAAATGAATTAGCCAGCATATTGCCTTTAGAACTCAATACCCCGGAGGTGTCTGAAGGTATCTTTCCGGTAATAGGAATACCTTTCCATAAAGTAAAAAACCCAGAATAGTCCTCCCCATCTAAGGTGAATGCTTCTCCAGTAGTATATTTAAAATATGATTTCATTTATAATCGATAAAATTAATATCATTAATAGTTGTAGTTTTAGGTAGAGCTGTTCTAATATTAGCTATTAGATTATTTTTAATTTCTCTAGTAATATTATTGTCCTGTATATTTAAATTTTTAATATTAATATCAACTACATTACTCTTATGTTTTAAAGGTGTATTAATTGAATTAACGGTTGTAATGGTATCAGATAAGTTTCTCATTCCACAGGGTAATGAAATGGTCATTTTTTGTATCCCGTCTATATTTTGTTGTAGAGTAACAATTATTTCTTCTTCTTCGTCTAATGGTTCAAGTGAAATGTATGTATTGGTAATATATGATGAACTATCACGCACTATATCATGTGAAGATGTTGTATATGCGTTACCTGTAACATCTGGGGGACCACCTAATATACTACAACTAATATCACCAAATAGTATATATTTCGAAACCATTTGATCTTTATTAACATTAAAAGTAAAAATATTTTGACTATTTAAATATAAATTACCTACCCCTGACTTAGCATTAAAGTTTACAAACAAATTGTTTTTTGCAAAAATATCAATATTGAAGCTATGCACAAAACTAGCAATTTTTTGATTAGAATTATCAAATACCTTAAAGATAAATCGAATCGCGTCTCCTATTTTTAATATTTCTAACCCCCCGTCAATATTATTTCTTGCTGATTTAATCATAAAATCGGTACCCTTACCAGGTTCTGCGGCACCGGGGTCATTTGTTATTGTAAACCCTAATCCAAATCCACCACGATCATTAATAGCCTTAAAATAGTTGGTTAAATTTGACCCGACAACATTAGCAGGAATCGATCTTGTAAAATCTTCTATTGAAATCCTTTCATACCGATACCGTTTGTTTTTTTCAAATAACATGTCACTCTTTTTATCGAAAAAATGCTTCTCTACAACAGAATCTTTTAAATCAGAATTAGTTTTTAATAGATTTTCGATATATGTTTCATATGTAGGGTTGTATGTACCCTTTGCATTTAATGCAGCCTCTTTTGTTACGTAATTAGGGTAGTAATATCTATCAACCCACTTTCCTCTTGTACCAGGTGCACCGGATAACCACGTACATAAGTAAGTAGCATTTTCACTGTATATACTTTCATCATCTATCCTATACACTCTATCAGATAAGTAAGGTTGCATGAAAGGAAATGCGCCACATTCAACAAATTTTGTGTCATTTATGTTTATTGATTTGAATGGGCTTAGTGAAGAGGGTGTTGTGAAAAAAGTAGTGCCTGGAGATATACTTACATCAAAATTATTGTACACATAATTTAAAGCTAAAACTTCATTTTTTTCACTATCTATGTCAGAAAAAATTGAAGTGTAATTTCTTAAATTTTTCGCAAAAATAGATGTGGATGAAGTTGATAGCAAATTATTGGAAGATGTAAATCCATCTTGATTATTAGCTATATTTTTTAAATTGTATAGATTAAATTTTTGAAAATCATTGTTGCTAGAGCTGTACAGAAGGTAGTTTGATGTTAAATTAAAGTCACTTTTTAAATTATCAATTTCATTATTTTCTGTTTTATATGTTACAAATGAAGTATTGTATGGACTAGTAACAGTAATATTAGTTTGCTGATTAAGCTTAATACTTCTTGCAGTTATAAAAAACTCATTTGCACGAGATGATTCACCTGATATTTTATTTGCTATAAGATGAGGCCCAGAGCTTTCTAAAATATATCTTTCATTATCCTTGGTGGTATATAGATTTATATAACTTGCGTCTGAATAAGTTGTAAAGTTGTATTGAAGATTTGTTCCGGCTAAAGGTAATTTATTTTCACCGACAAATAGCACATATTTTGTATTTGCATTTAAACTATGTTGTTCAGGTGGATCATCAGATACTACTAAGTAATACCGGTAATTATTTACTAGATATGCTACTCTACATGTAAATTCATCTACTATAGTAATTTCGAAATTATCAGCTTCATTTATACTATTAGTAAATGTAGGTGACCCGTAAAATTTAGCATTATATGTGTCATTAGTTTGAATAAATGGTGCCTTAGAAGCTTTTTGAAATTTTAAATAATTGCTTCCGGAATTACAAAAATTTAAAGTCGTTAAAAACTTCTCTGGTAATATAGTAGTTTTTCCAGGCTTAGTATCACCTGTATAGGTAACAACATTATCTAATAAAATATTGTTAGATAGGTAAAAATTAGTATAATTTAAATTTTTAAAATCCTGCGCGCCGCATAGCGCGTGTACAAAATTTAAATTACCACCGCCGTTGAATGTACGAGAAAATTGTTTTAAAGCTAGCCCCTTAGGGCTAATATCCGCAGGTTTTGAACTTAACCCGCTTAAACTAGACTTTACTAATGATCCCATTGAATATATTTATGCCCACTTCAAAGGTTTATAACTTAGTCATCGAAGAAGTCGCCCGGATCGGCAAGATTCGGTCGCAATCCTTCTTCAAATAGATACTCACCTGAATTTATACCTTCCGCACCATATACGCAACGCTCCCACTGCTGTAATTGAAAGTAGTTAAGTTCACCCTTGCGCCAGAGGATCCAAAGATATAGATAGAAAGGTGGGAAAGTCATAAGCTTCTCAGCTTCAGAAGCGGTTTCCCAGTCCCCGGTTGGAGGCCCCGGAACAATTCCTGGCCACTTACCACGGGGCCTGAGATTAACCTCACCGCGACGGTTATTTGGCCCATTTCTTCTTAATTTCTTTTTCCACGCCCTAGGAAACACAATTTTTTCTTCGCAGTTCTTCCCACCAAGTCGTACATCCTCTTCTGGTACCGGTTGCAGCCTTATCCCAATACCACCAGGTCCAGGTAGTCCCCAGCCTCCCGGGGCATCCGGATCGTATATCTTCGGGCTAGGTGGAGTCTTTATCTCCGGGGGGAGTAAGAATGGATCATTTCCAGGGCCAGGATTCCAACCCTGCCATGGTAACCGTATCTTAAATTTAAGACCGAAGGGCAATTTCCCAGGAAATTCCCAATGCTTTCCACCCGGTAATAGTCCTTTATCCCAAAATTTAGGATCCCAAGATATCTTATCAGGATATTGAGCATTTTTCTGCCCCGTATTATCTACTTGAAGAAGGTAGTTGTCTTTTTTAGTTAAAAGAGTATATCGCGAACTGTTTATGTCATTATCTAACAGGTCTAGACCTACAACCTCCATATCTTCTACACTTTCATGATATCCAGCTGTTCTTATATTTACAGGTACAGTTAATTTAGTAACAGCTCCGGTAACATACTCTATGTTTATTCGCAATGTTACTGATTTGTTTAGTGCAATATTGGATGGGTAATAAATATGGCTATAATTTTTATTTAAAAATAGAGGAGAGGGCCCTTTAAGAATTTCAGAGTAAATAGAATCAGTTCTATAATTTTTGTATATACTTAATTCTGGCTCTTCAACTGACGATCCGTCACCCCAATTGAATGCAATATAATTTGGAAAAACATCACAATATACATCAGATAAATCAATAATAAAGTTTGTCTGGTCAAATAGATCTATAGTGCTATAAGTATGCTCTACAGTGGGCAGTGTGGTTGATACGCTAAAAGTATAAGTGTTCATAGTACTAAGGAGACTGCACCGGCGCTAAGAGGGTTATTACCACATAAAGAAAATGATAATGATTCCAGGTCTAGGTCACCGGTATTGTTAACATAAAGATTAGTAAAATTATTGTCAGTGGTTTCATAGTAATCCGTACTTAAAAAGTTTACTTGATCAGTATACTCAAATAGGTAGTTATATATAACAGGAGTTTTATTTTGATCCTTTAATAAGAAACCTAAGTTAAATAGCTGATTAGCACTGCTATAAGTTAAGAATGGCTTACTGCTTTCCAGGTATGTTACATTAGATGAGGTGTTATTAAAGTACGCAGTAGATGATACTACCGGATTTATAGTGGTTGGAAATATTCTTTCATTTATTTTATCTTTGTCGTTATATTTTCTAATTTCGGGATATACTCTAAAAGAACAGAGATTTTCTATTTGTGAATACACTAGCCTGCAATAAAATACTTCGTTATTTACAGTAACCCTATTACTCAATTTATTAAAGTTATCAGAGCTATGTGATAAAGAAATAGCAGCTGTGTTTGGATTCACAAATACCCCATCATCGTATACAGTTTTTTCTATAACCAAGTTAGAGCTTGTTTCTATAAAGAGAGTATCACCATTGTAAATATCAAAGTTTGTAACTTTAGTACAAAGCTCATTACAAATTGTAGTGTTGTATTTGGTAGAAAGATATGGTAAAGCTTGTGTTAGCTCCTTAACTGGTGATAACGACGGTGCAATAGAAATATTTTTAAGATATATTTTTCCGAGATGGTCATTTTTGCTAAAGTAGCTTTCCTTTTCTGGGGATACAGATAAGGTTTCCGTGGGTAGGTATACAGTATCAATATAGGTAAAATCTTCTACATCAGAACCATAGTTATAAATTATATCATCTGTAAATAGACCCCCGTCCATATTTTGAACTCCATTATTAGAGTCAGGCCCACCGGATGCTCTTACATTTAGGGTCATATTACCAGATATTGTCGGGTAGTCAGCATCACATAGAGCGCGCACTATGGTTGATTTATTTCCATCCCCTGAAGGAAGACCATTATACTGCGCTACCCCACCTTCAATAAGCTCTGTAAAGTAATAAGTCCCGGCTCCATCTTCAAATGAGGTGGTAAATGAGCATAATCCTGATCTTACCGTACTTGCTAAGTCGCTAGAATTTGTATATTTAAAATAAGCTCCTTCTTTAACATCAGCTGTAATAGTTCTCTTAATATCGTAATCTACCTTCTTAAAATTTGACGGCGCTAATAATTCCTGATAAGGATTAAAATATCTAAAGAAAATATTATATGCAGATGCTGGAAATGTAGCCCAATTAGCAGGCGTGTCAGAATTTATCGTACCTTCACCCTTACCAGTCATTCCATTCGTAAAGGAAGATATTCCCGATCTTAAAGTCTCTGGAAATGTTGTCGAATCTGTTACACTATAATTGAAATTATAACCATCACCGTATAGATCATCAAAAAATTGATACCCATTAAATATAAGACTTTTTATGGTTTTCGGTGTTTCATTAATAAATTCCTCTTTATAGTAATTGTTATCCTTTATTATTCCAAATATGTTTCCAAATAAGTCCTTCTTGCTATCACTTATATATCCTTGATCATATAAAAATGATAAGTCTGTATTAATATTTCTTTCTTGTAAAATTTCAGAATTATATCCAATGACAGAAGTGCTGTTTTTATCTGTATTAGGTTGATTAGCTGCTATTCCTTTACTTTCGTTATTTTGAGATAAAGAGGTATCTACAACAAAAGCGAAAATATCATGATTATTAGTAAATAAATTCGGATCCGGAAATATGTAAAATTGGTTTGGTTTATATGATTCTTTTTCGAAATATTCTAGCCTTTGTCCTTGTATAGATACTATACTAGTATTGGTAGGTCTAAAAAATCCTAAGTCTCTTTCACTTATTATATCGTCGGAGAAAACAGAGGCTGTAGTAGGAAAATTCTGATCTAATAAATTTCTATATGGCGCTTCGGCTTCAAATAATATACCAACAGTAGGAGTACCCGCAGAATCGGTTCTCAGATAGTAATAATCTGCTCCTGAGTACTTCTCAGTTTGCTTGCGCTTAGTTTCAAATAGTTGATTACCTTCCTTTAACGCAGTGAGCTCATTACTTACAGCGCCATATGTTCGCTGTATTAAATTAATATCAGGAGTTACAAATATATCGCTAGCGTTATCATACCCTTTTTGATTCCTGCCGTAATAATTTTTACTAGGAGCTTGGTTAAAGTATTGAGAGTAATTATCAAAATATTCAGTTAAAGAAACCGATAGATTATTTTTTATTGCCTCTATATTATAGTCAATATTTCCTGTATTTGTATTTTCTAAAAAGTCTAATATTAATTCACGTGCAGTTTGCTGTAGATTAATATTAGTTCCTTTTACTTTGCTCTTTACAGTAGAAAAATGTAACGAATTTCTTTTCTTGTTATAATATGTTATTATATCTCTTATTTTTTTACTATAATATGATATTATAATTCTTTGATCATCTTTATCATTAAAATCAATTTGCGTTAAAAATTTCTTTTCGGCATTGGTAGAAAAATTTAACGCAATATCCTTCAAAAAATCCTTATATCTCTCGATAATTAATTCATTGTTAGAAGCAGTTTTGTTGGTAGATATTTTACTCCATCTATTTACGTAAGTTGTGTAAAAATCCTGTAACGTGTCTGGTGCAAAAGACTCTTCAACATTTTTAATAAAATTTAAAAATGAGAAAGGTTTAAATTTATCTAGTGCATCGTCTCTATTAACATTAGGATTTGTTATAGAGCGACTTACTTGAGGATATCCTTTAATAATGTTACCCATTAAGTATATTTAAGCTGGAAATAATGATAGACTACTATATAGCGTATTCCTAATCATTATATCGTCAATTTTTTCATTCCCTCTCATAGTACTCAATGGCTCATTAAAGCTCAGAGTTGTCAAGGGGTTAGTAAAGTCAATTATCCCACCTACTATTGTACCCTCATACACGCTGCTATATGGGTAAAAATTATAATTGTCGTTTACAGTCCCTATATCGTAAATTACAGGCAAGGTAAGTGGCCACCCCCATGCAGATCCTTGCGGGCTTTCAGATCCTATACCACTAAAAGCATATTGGTTAGTCGAGCCATCGCGTAACTCAACACTGCATAAAGGTTGATATGTATTTAATTTTGTATATAGACCGCTAAATTTTTCGTATGCTACTATATCTGTCCCCGCAGTAACAACATAAGTGTATGTGTCTAACTTGTCGCTACTTAAATTTTTTCCATATGTGTCTTTTGTGATTTGCCCCATATTAGCAAAATTTTCACTAAATGTATTTTCTGTACCTCTAAGCCTATTGTAGTTTGCACTTAAAATGCTAATAACTCTTTCAATTTCTGGAGGAGTTAAATTATTAGATCCATCAAATACCAAAGCATCAGCATCTACCATATTAGCTAAATTAATTAAACTATCAATGCTACAGTCATCTATATCATTATTATTCGGTACAAAATTAAAACATTTTTCCCAAATTTTCTTTCCTAGAGTGTTGTGACTACTACTGACATTGCCGACTATAGTACCTAACAAATCTGTAAAAAACTCGTCTTTATCTGATAGTGCTTCTTGAAAACGCAAATCGTCATACATTTCTTCGAAGCCAAAATCCTCGTTGTGCTTACTCATTGCATAGAAGTCTTTAGGGAAGCAAGTTAAGGGTGGCGTTGAACCGGTTAAATTAGTTATTGTAGAAGCAAATGCATAGTCATTACTTGCGCTCAATCTTATAACAGTAGCAGTTGATGATACATTATCATTAAAGGTTAGTAGGAAGCGACCAGCAAAATCAGTATTGAATGTTGATACAGGTTGATTAATGCTAGTAATAGTGTAATTGTGATCCGCGACAACACAGAGCGGGTGCGTAAAGGTATCACTACCAGAAAGAACTTTAAAGAACGGATAGCTAGCTGACAAAGCCTTTACTGTATAATTGTTTGTGTTTTTAGGATTTAAAACAAGAGGTATACCTACCCCCTTAAATTGTACAGAATTAATAGGAAAAGAATTAAATTCATCTTTATCACCACCTAACCCATTACTAGTAATTTGTATATTGCTAAGCGTTTGAGCTGACGTTGAGCCAACAAAAGTAGAAAGGGTTATGTTAAAATTAGTGGGGTAATCTGTATTGTTAGTCTTTTTAACACTTGTAGAATGAATAACATCAGGATTTTTAAAAAAGGAAAGATATATAGGGTTACTCTGCTCTTCTGTTTTAAAATATACAATATTTTGTCCAGAGGTACCTGCTATGATTGAAGAATCATCATTTCGATTAGACGTTACTATTTTAACGGCGCTTAGATCTGTCCCATAGCTAGAAAGTTTTACGTATATAAATTCACCGGTCAAACTTATTGTTTTAATTTCATTATATTCAACTGCAGAAAGATTAGATAAGGTATTTTTTGTATAAAATGAAGAGTAAGTTTTAAAGTGATTAAATTTATTTTTTTCTAAATTAAAATAATTATCATATTTGTCACCTGATAGGCTAAAATATATATCTTCAATGTTTAGATAAAAAGGTACCTGTGAGGTAGCACTTAACGGGTCGGAAAACTCACCAGCAGATAAATTTAAATTACTAAGATGACCTACCCCGTCATATCCACCCCCGTCAGCACCGGTAGTAGGGTCATCAAATTTTATATCAAACGAATCTTCAATATAATCTAATACTTTAATCCCACCGCTCAAAGAGCCCAGTACTGCATTGTTATGAATATCTCTTAATACCATTTTTACGGTATATTGCCCAGGATATTGGTATATGTGTGAAGCAGACGCTCCGTTGGCAATTGTACCGTCTCCGAAATCAAATTGAACTTTACTTAAATCTAACCCAACAGCCTCTACGTCTGATGATCGAGGAATTTTTGCTTTAAATAAGAGCGGGGTGATAGGAAGATTATAAGTAGAAAGAATATCCCCGCGATTAGTTATAGGGGATTCATTTTTATAATCTAGAACGTCAAAAGTGACATAGTCTGTGACTATATTATTCATCTTTTATAGCTATTCGGTTTGAGATAGACAACGGAGCATACAAATATGGAAATTTAAAAAATGGAAGTGTATCGTCCTGGGTTACTATTTGCATATCGCTGTCCGGGTATAGGGGATTAAATGATAAAAAGGAAATACCATCATAAGATGTATTGTCGGTTGTATTGTGTGTGTATATCCTTTCAACACCCTCAATCGATAAAATAGTATTTGTTAAGTTAGTTAAACTTATATTTTGACCTAATTCGTTGTTATTAGGGTCAAAAAATGTTCTTATAATATCAACTACCTGAGCCTTTATTGTATTTTTGTTTATCTTGTTTGTATTTTTACGTACAATACATAGCTGTGTGTTATCTAGTATAGATAATTTTAGGCCTCGATCAGTATTACTGTTTACACCGAGCCCGTAAGCCATGTAAACAGGATCTCTTGGGACCACTTCATTAGATATCATTTTTTTATCTTCTGTCAATTCTAGTATAAGATTTTTAAATGAGTTACTTACATATGGCGGATAAGATCGATCTTCATTAATTACGAATTTTGGTGCTACAAAAATGTTAATATTGTTAAAGTCACACGAGCTAGCAAAATTTACTTGATTAATTAGTACACGATTTACTTTGTTAGGATTTACGCCAATATTATAAAAATATTGTATATACTCATTCATATACGTGTCATTACCTACAACCTTTGCACTACCTACCACATGAGATAAGTTCTTATGTATAAGTGCCTCATAATCACTTTCTGTTACTAACCTAAGTTGTGATGAAAATACTTTAGGAGCATTTTCCCTTATTTGTTGTACTGTCTCCTCGTCAGTAAGAGAAGAAGAATCTAACGGGTTATTAAAAGTTAATTCTGAGCTATTGTTAGCAGTAATAAAAGTAGTTTGATCTTTATTTAGGTATGTATCGTTAAATATTGCCCTCTGTCTCGAAGACTCGTACACAAATAGTTTTTTACCAGCTAAAGCGTTTTTATTTATAACACCTCTTTTATTATCTGACAATATGTAACTCACTGCTACTGTATCTCCCTCACCGAGCCGCTTTCCAAAAATGCCGTCACCGAATTTAATTTCATAATGACCATTTTCATTTAATCTTTTTTCAAATACTCTTTCGTTAGATGTTGAAAGAAATAAATTATCAACTTCTCTATACTCATGATATAACCCTGAGTCCGTTTCCAATACATTAACACTTATTGTATTATCAGCTATAAATTTAGCATCATCTGAATTTACAATATTGTCTACTACAATGGGTAACACTTCAAAAATTTCTCCTTGCGCGGTGTAACTTGGATATTCTGCTACCGATCCTTGGTATAGGACTACACTATCGTTAATAGAAGTAATATTTTCAGACCCTGCTACTGTCTTACTAAAAGAAACATCATTTAAAAACGTATACTGTATATTATCTACTAAAAAGTAAGAATACTTACGTATAGTATAATTGTTAATTGGTAAATTTACCGAGCCAGTACATTCAATAGGAACAAGAGAGGTCTGCTTACCTGCGGGTTTATAACCTATGAGCTTTACAATTCTGTTCATATTTTCATATAAACTAGCCTGATCAAAATTCACCTCTGTAGCTGTATTGTTTAAGTAGAAGAGGAGCACATGGTACGAATAAGCTATAATATCGATAATAGCTGCTAAGTTACTTGCGTCAAAATTTTGATCTGTAAATTTTTCATTTTTGTTTAATCTATCGACAATATAACTTTTTAAGCTTATAGCATCAAATGCAGCATAAGCGTTTTGCGGAAGATTATAGTCTAAAAAATCGTTTGATGTGTTAGTAGGTGTAGGCATGCTTAAGGAAAAAAATGTCCGCTACTATTTAGTACTGACTTTAAAGAAATGCCATATGTATCTAATGAGCGAACATCATATGTGGTTGTTATGGAATACTCTTGAATATCTTCATGGGCGGTAACCGCTGAACGGACTCTTTGAACTCTAGGCTCTTGCTGAGCAATTGCAGATGCAATCTCTCCCTGAATTATACGCCCATTAAATCGTGTAACTGGCTCAAAAATAAACTCCCTCAGATCTATTCCAAAAGTGGGGCTGAGTATTTTTTGCCCAGGAATCGTACCAAATATATTTTTAATACTATTTTCTATAGACATTAAATCGTACATTCCCTGTACATCTTTAATTTCGTTTGCAGCATCAAACTGACTATTGTATGTAACACGGTTCATATCCTGCCCTAAAAACAAATCCTTATATAGGTACCCACCCTTTAAAGCAGCGTTATCCGCTGTATCTACAGAAAGTTTAGATAATTTAATAGCACCCATTTATAATATTTAATACACCAGTGGTAAATCGAGTTTAAGGAACTACAATATAATTAAAGTATGCATGTCAAAGGTAAAACTGCTATTGAAGTGGAAATAGAACCTAAAGAACTAGTAAGTGCTCTTAAAAAAGAGCTGTATTCAAGATTAAATCTTCCAGACCCTTCGTATGAGCGGGTATATATTAAGGATGAACGGTGGGTAAGTCAAAGGTCGGTATATACCACACACTCTTTTGAAATTGAGGAAGATTTAGGACCTGCTATAGAAGATGATATAGAGCTATTTGATGCTTTCCATACAATCGCAGAATTTCTTAGAGATTAAACTTGCATATCTGTGTGATTATCTGCAGGGTTGTATAAATAATATTATGGCAGGTAAAAAGTTTGTTAAGTTACATGAGTCTTATATGCGGAGATACGAGCGGGGTGGATTCCTCGTAGGTGACGTTTTTAAGTTTAACGACAATTTTAAAGGCTCAGATGGTTTCAAAGAACTTGGCACTAATACTCAAGATCTAATTAACCAAATGATTGATTCAGGTCTCCATATTCGAATTGTTGGAATTAAAGATACAGACCCCGCGCGCTATCCAGCTAACCCCGCAACAGCTTCAATTGATGTAATACTTGATATAGCATTAGATACAGGTGGTGGAAGATATTCTCATTATTGTTCGATTCCTGGTGAACTAGGCCAGGCTGTTCAGTATTATCCTAATCTTCTTCCAATTCCTGATGCGATGAGAAGAGCGGACAAGGTTAATATTAAACCTGAAGAGCTGCCAGAAGATGAAGAGAACCTTGCTAATAGATCGGACCGCGGAGGTACAGAACCTCATGATTTAACTCCAACGGAAAGATCTCTTCCAACCCAAAATGTGGAGATTCCCTGTCCTTGCCCCACAGAGGATCATTATTACGACACAAGTAGTTCTGCGGCTGTGATACCGCCACCTATAGGGCAATAAAACTAGGTAAAAGATAAATGAACAAAAGAGACCAACAGCTATTAGCAGAGGCGTATCAAAGCATTGAAGAAGGGTTTTTAGACAGGTTAAAGGCTAGAAAAGATCAAGCAGTAGGTGCCTTTAAGGGCGCCGGTAAACGAATAAAAGGAGCAGCCAAAGAATTGGCTGGTGATGTTTTAAGTAAAACTGCTGAGCTCGGAGGCCAGGCTTTAGGGGTAGACGCTTCTAAAGGAGGGTTGGCTAAAAAGGGGGCTGAGTGGACTAAAGGCGGAAAAGAGGAAGCCGCGGCAGGTCGTAGATCAGGTCAAGAAGCCAAATATAAATCCTATATCAATAATTCAGCTAAAACTATTGCTAACGACCTTAAGAAGTTAGGGATGGCTCTAGAGGTTCCCGAAGAAGAATTTATACAAGATTTAATTGATACTATTACTGACAGTCTTAAGAATGTAGAAGACGTAGAAATTGAGGGTACGAGGGATGGTTTCAGTGCCCAGTATGAAACTCGTTATAAAGATGATGAAGGGTTAGGCGCAGAGGTAGCCTAAGGTTAGTCTAAAGCATTTTCTAAATTTACTAAGCATGCAAATGCGTTGATTTCTTTATCAACAACAAACGCACTCTTATAGAGATGATCTGCAATAATAGCAATCATCTCTTTCTTTTTGATATCTTGTACATTCGCATTGTAGATAAAATCTAGATAGTTACAAAGCAACGTATCGTAATCACCTTGAAACCTATCTTCATTCTCAATTAGATATCTTCTAGCATCTAAGCATTTCTTACTAGCTATTTTTTTGTAAATTGTTTCCAATAATTCGTTATCAGTATTAATACTAGTAATGCAAAGCTCTGAATCAATAACGTTCTTTTGAAGCTCGTTGATTGTTTTTCTAAGATCCGGGAAGCTCTTTTTAACCAACTGTACAAACTTCTTCTTTTGCTCTTCCGGAACTGTTACACTCTCCTGTTGTAATATACTATAACATCTTTTAACTGCTAAGTCTAAAACAGGTTTGATAGTTAGCGACTGACATCTAGATTGCACAGCCGGGATAATCTTATGCTTGTAGTTTGCTGTAATAATAAACCTACAATACTTAGCATACGACTCCATTGTATTACGGAGAGCGGCTTGAGCTTGCGGTGTTAGACCGTCACCTTCATCTAGAATTACAACCTTAACTCCACCATCAAAAGATTTAGTTTGAGCAAAGTTAGTAATATTGTGTCGAATAGTATCGATACCAGACTCATCAGAAGCATTAATATAAAGATAATTGCATCCGAGAATGTCGTTAACAATAACTCTCGCTAACGTTGTTTTACCGGTACCGGGATTACCAACAAATAAAAGATTAGGAATTTCATTTTTAAACTCCTTAACTACTCGTAATGTTTCTTCATCCAGAATAATATCGTCTAGCGTCTGCGGGCGATATTTTTCTACCCAAATTTTATCAAAATCTACCATAATTATTTACCAGAAGAACCGAAACCTTTAGCACCTCTCTCTGTCTCTTGAATGTCGCCTTCCTGTACTTCCACTACATGATTAGTATATACTACAAATTGCGCAATTCTATCACCAGCTTTTACTTCATAGTCTTTATCAGTAAGATTATATAGCTTAACGCCAGCATCGCCTCTATATCCACTATCAATTATCCCAGGATGTGGTAAAATTCCGTGTTTAAATCCCATACCAGATCTACCTTCTATTTTAACCCAAAATTGTGAATCAATGTGAGCAAATTCTAATCCGACGTCTACAACAGCAGACCCACGAGCTGGAATAACTTTATCCACAACTGATGTCACATCTAGCCCTGTATCGTCCGCATGGTTCTTACAGGGGAGAACCGCCCTCTCATTAGTTTTCTTAAACTTTAATAACATACTATATAATAACGGGCTAATAAAAAAATTCAACTATAGATTAAATATATGTGCAATGGCTAATGATGAGTTAGATGAGGCAGTAAATGATATTATTACTCAAATCAAGGGTAGTAAAGAAGCTGTACGTGAAAAGCAAAAAGATGTACATATTGATAAAGAAAACTTAGAAGAGTTTATTATGAAATCTTCTGGTAAGCTTGTTAGTAAGTCTTTAGAGATTGTAGATAACGTTAATGATTACATTTCATCAGCTCCGGAAAATAGAGATGTTGCAGCATTAGCAGAAGTAATTAAAGCAACTGCTGGCTCTATAGATACACTACAAAAATTGCACAGTTCTAACGAAAGGAACGAAACTCAAAAAGAAGTTAAGAGAATGGACGTTGAATCAAAGGAAAGAATTAGCATTGTTGATAATCAAACAAAAGTTCTTCTCTCTCGCGAAGATATTATGGCTGCGCTAGTAGATAAGGATGATAGCGATATTATTGATGTATAAGATTAAGTCTTACACTCCTTAACGATATCATCCTCTTTAACATCTCTTCCACTACCGAGCTGCCCCTTAACAGTATACAGCTTAAAGGTACCATCTTCATCTTCAGCCCCGTGATCAGGTACTGTTAATTCAAAGGCCATGCGACCAGGCTCTCCACCTTCATCTGCCGAGGTAAATGTATTACCAAAGAGATCAGTCTCTATAGTAGCAAACTTAGTTATAATTTCCTCCTCGCCATTAGCCGCTTGGTTGTTATCTGATTTATCGTCAAATGAGCGAGAAATATATTCTACCACTCTACCTACTGTATCGTTTTCAGACTGTGCTATATTTTGTTCTGCATTAAAGTAGTTTATTCTTTTCTTGAACACACATAGCTTGAAGTCGTCTTCACCTAATTCTTCGTCTACACTATCATAAATCCATTTATGAACTTTTAAAATAGTATTAAAGAATTCTACATCTTTAACTCCAATATTTGCATGTGGCAGATGGTTATGGCCGTCATGTTCCATAAATGCTGGGTCAGCAAATCGGGCCGGTCCAGCGCCTCCGCCTGGTTGGCCGTTAGGTGCAACCGGAGGAGTCGCCTCTCTCGGATCACCAGCTGCATGAGGCGGTAATCCAGGTTCACCTTCACCTGCCTCAGCACCTACTGCTACTACATATTGCACCGCTTCATTGCTTATTCGGAATTCATTTAATTTGTCAAGATCCGGCCCGGATAATGTACTAGTATTATCAAATGCTACCAACTGATCGAAATTACGTACATATACTTCTTGTACGTTTATTGTATTTTGCCACAGCAACTTTTGAACGATACCCGGGCTTTTATTAAAAGTAACAGGAGCAGCATTTAAAGGTACCTGCCCTCTCTGTAATAGAGAAGTCTTAGATACAGGCGCCGAAGAATTTGGACGGGCTGCAATTAAACCTCCCAGTGCAACCAATCGCGGAAGCTCTGGAGCAATTGCCCGGTTTACAAATGCTTCGCCGTTTGCTCCCATGATATCAGGTGCAAATCTAAAAAACGATTTTATTTCTGGGGGCACACCTTCTATAATTGAGATAAGATCTGGTGGCCACCTACTAAAAAGCTGATTAATATAGTAAATTATAGAGGCTTCATCTATATCATTACCCTCATCGGCTATTTTATCAATAAATTCAGATAAGTCATCGGTGCCCTCATGTGCAATTTTTTTAAATAACTCTAAAAATTCTTTATCTGCATCTGTATACTCCCCATCGGCTGCTGAACATGGTAACCCGTCTTTAGCATTGTCAGCAGCTTCATCATTAGTACCAAATGGATATCCAATAAGCTCATCAAACTGGCTAGCAGTTCTCTCCAAAGCTCTCAATAACTCAGCCTTATTGTCGATAATTGGTTCCGCGTCTCGTAATCTAAGTATTGCGTCTACAGCCATGATTAATTAATTTAGTAATTTCGGGCAGTCATTCTTTACGTTGTCGATACTATTACTGTACTGCCCACCAGGTCCTACGTAAGTTTTTACGCATTGTATAGTGTTAAAGTAGTTGTCGTGTGAAAATTGATGATGGCATTTAGTAACAAGCCAGGTCCCTATAAGTTTGGCATCTACATCTACTGCATTGGCCATTCCCATAACGTCAATAAATTTACCTGCTGTTCTTTTAGTATCCCCTATCTGGGTCATTGCCAATTCAAGATTATAAAAAGTTAAATCGGAAATCATTTGCGCCTCTGCTATTTTAGCAACTTTATTTAGACTAAAAGGAAAACTAAAAGTTTTAAATAACCTTTGCTTTTTTTCTTCATTTAGTGGTAAAAAGGGATCAGGTTCACCCTCCAACGTCTTAAATGGATCCACAAACATAGCCTTCCATTTTTCTTTCACCTCCTCAATTCGGATCTCTCTTAATCCGTGTTGACCTAATTCTGGATCATATCCCGAGGCAATAAAATTTATAAAGTACTCGTTACTATATGTTAACATTGGAGTAGTAAGATCAGTATTATGTGCTTCACTCTTATAAGCAAAAGTTTTATTTTCCCGGTCCCTCATCTGCCCGGGATTATTTGCATTGGTAGCATATTTACTCGACATGTCACCTATTATAAAAGCTTCCGTTGATTCTATATTTTCATATAATTTATTGAGAGGTTGAAAGTGATATGCCCCGTCACGATCCGCATCATCTCCATCTGTATCTGATCGATCCCATATTAGCATAGACCGGACATATGTATCTCCTTCACTTGGATTTCCTTGAGGGCTAGATTGTTGCCCACCCGAGCTAACATTATTATAATTATATCTAATTAAATATTTTACTAGATCTGAATATCTAAAAGAGGAGGCCGGTAGAATATGTTCTGGAAAAATATCTATGAAGTGATCACCTGATTCCCATTTTTCTTCATTTATTTCTATTTTCTTTTCTTTAAAAATCTCTTTAAGTATATCCCCTATTTTACCTCTGTATCTTGTTCCATAGGGGATAGGCTGATTTAACTTCCAATAATTTTGATCTAGTAAGGTGTATGTTTTTAAATTGTTATTTCGGCTTTCTTTAGAAGTACTATTTTGTTCATCTGCAATTACAAATTTATACTTTAAAGTAGGATCCGTATCACCGACTTCAGCAGCTGCCTGAACCAGATCCCCGGTAGGCTTTATAGAAAATTCGAATAAATCACTACCATCGCCCCTTGTTAACATTTCACTTTCTAGAAAATCAAAAGGATTGCTAAAAGTAATTGTAGCATGTTGAAAAGGCTCAAATATATTTTCTGTTAAATCAAGTGACTTAATAGCAGATTTTGTAAAATCAACACTTTTATCACCATCTGCATTAGTAATCTTAAACTCACATTCAAACCGATTACCATTAATTATATATTCTTGTGCCATTAGAAATGTCTGTTATCATACACAGTAATATTCGTTATCTGGTCATAAATAACGTCTCTGAATTCCGGTAGTATGTATTTTAATTGCTGACCACCTTCCACATAGAATTGTTTACCTATTACATCCTTGTTTAGTAGGTAAATTAGCCACCAGCTGTCTATATCTTGATACAGATTAAAGGAGACGGTGGTGAGAGGCATACGCGATTGAGGACTAAAAGCCGATAAAAAATTAGATTGGATCTCAGTAGGAAATTCTACTTTTCTTAAAATATTATAAAAATAAAATTCTTTACCATTATTAGGCTCGGTATAGACTTTAAAGATTCGTTCATATTTTTTAATGTCAATAGCAGATAGACTCGGATTAGCAACCCGGTTTTGATATCTTCCTAATTTTCCTGTTAAGCTCATAGTTATTAACCTACATTTGCGGCGTCAGTTGGTTCCACCATTTCAGCATTTTCTATTGTAAGTGACTTAAAAGCAAAGTCGCACTGAAACGCTTCTGGTACAATCGTGGGGCCGCCTCCACCTTGCATGTCATAGGTATCAAGGATCCGGCGCGCACCTAGAAAATTTATAGAAAACCCACTTATATAGGCCCATACTATTTTCCGCCACCCTGGCAGCACAACGTTATAGACCATAGGGTAGCTAAGATTAATAGCGCCCAATCGCTCAGGCCTATTAAATCGTGTAAAATCATTTATAAAATCTATATTTTTTCTAGTTGATGCTTCGTCATATGTATTAGATAATACAAATGACACTTGTAATGCGGCATCTGTATTACCATATTGATAAAACATAGGTGACTCAATGTACGTTCCAGGTGCACCAGGTGAATTAGCCTCTGGGATTGAAATATTAAACCCTATTTTCCCGGCAAATTCATTATATGTCTCAACACCTTTCTTAAACCAATCATCATCAATAAGCTTTGTTATTGCTTCTTGACCACCTATTGCCCAGTCCGCACCAGTCCGCACAGCATCAATTAATGGCTTTCCTGGAAACTCGGTACCCCGTTGCGCTATATTGGAAAAAGTATCTGCATATTCATTAGCAAAAGATCTTATATTTGTTCCGAAAAAAGGAAATGTAAAGTTTTGCTTTTCACTACTAGGATCACATTTGTATAAACTTTTTATAAAATCTTTTCCGGGTTCATCAGCACCTGAGAACGCTAAATATCCTTGTATTGCTTGTTGCAAATTAGACCCATCGAGCCTGCATCCGCTCACGTCAACATACGGCGCATTTGCCCGCTCTGCTTGAGACGCAGTGGTCCACGCGTAATCTCTTACAATGTCATATGTCGCCATATTAATATTTAGGTAACAACCTTAGTATCTAATTAAACAAATCTTACGGTATTAATGTATTATTACTCTACTACTGCTGGTGTATTCATACTACCGGGTGAATTATAATATGAGAGCCTTGATGAATCCATTGACGGTGGTCCTCCTGGCGCGGCTCCAGTAGTATCAGATTTTAATGAAGGAGATTTAGTATTTACTGGTGGAACCGGTGCACTCCCTCCACCGCCCCTTTTCGCGATGGACTCTGTTAGCTTAACTAAATTTGATAAGTGGTTATTTGTTGCTACTTGTTCATCAAGACCTTTTTTCTGGTTGTTGATCTGTTGTCGAACCTCGTTCATTTGTTTTGTAATATCTGCTTTCTGCTGCTGAAAGGGCTTGATCGCCAGTTTTTCCATCATCGCCCATGCTCGTTTGTTTGTCGGGCTCAGTGACACCCCGCCGATCTCTGCTTGTGACATCCGGTACCCCAATGAAGTTCTTACCTTCATTTGAGCTGCTTGCTCACGCGCGCTTACATCGATCATCTCTTGCTGTAATTTAGCCATTTTAGCTTGGAGAGGGTTACCTGCTGCAGCTTCAGCCGCGCTTTTTTTTCCAAGGTCCTCTGACATTATACCGTACCTTTTTTGCCATTCCTTAATTACTCTCTCCGCATCTTTTTGTTCATCACGCATCTTTTTATAAGCATCGATAGACTCCATTACTTTTTTAACAGCAAACCCACCCGCCCCTAGAACCACAGCTGCAACAGCAGCAACTTTCGCTAAAGCCATTGCTACCAGCCCCAAACTTTTTTTCGATTTACCCTGGACGCTTCCTGCTTCAGCATCCTCCAGTACTTTATCAGCCGGTGATTTACCGACCTTCGTCTTACCTTTTGTATCCTTTTGATACTTAGGAGCCAGTTTAAAATAAGTATCCCAAAATAGCTTGGTTTCATTTACCAGTCGCGTTCTTTCAGGCCCTGTTAATACCGGATTTATTCTTTTTGAGTTAACTACATCCCTTTCTAATGTAGATTTGCTTTTCTCCCCCGCGATAGAGTCAATTTTTCCCAGAAGTTCTCCTCGGAAGACTCCAGACATAAGTCCGCGTTTTTTAGATTGGTCAGCCACAAATATATTTATTCATCGCTCGAAGAATCAAAAAATAAAGAATCAATAGTTATCAATACACCGCCTACTGTTAAAATATCATTTTCGTATTTGTTTACAGTGGCTATAAACTCGGATATATCTCTATAAATGGCTAGTGGTAATCTTTCAACTAACTTAATTCTTTCCTCAATTTTTATTTCAGACATATCTACAACTTCGTCATCTATTTTTAAACTGTCGATGTACTTTACTATTTCAACCAGATATAAAATACCAACATGCTCCGTAAGATCATCATCTAGTGTACTAATAGTTTGTATACAATTAGTAAGTAATATATTTTCTTGTTGCAGGGTCGGTACTTTTAGGTGTATTGTTAAGTTCTCATGCCTGACTGTTTGCTCCGGAGCAATATTAAAAGAATTTTCTTTAATATTATTTAAAATTTTATGTAATTCCACTTCCCCGTCATTAGTTTGGATTTTATTACCCAAAGCTTCTTTTCTTAATTGTATAGTAAAAGGTAACCTATCATATATCTTTAAGTCATTCAACCCGGAATTATCAATAATAACGTTATTCAGGGTTTTGCTAAAATTTAATGTACCCCTTATACCATCTAATGCAGGGGCAATAAGATCTTTTTGTTGCTTTAAATTTAATGCTTTTGTTTCTACTTTTTTATTTAAAGAAGGTACAAATACCTCGAATTTAGTATTATTAAGCTTATCTAGCTTTGAAATAAATTTAGAAACGTCACTAATCATAAAAATATTTAATTAGCGGAACTAGATTGCAAGTTAGCATCTCGATTGTTAATTTCTCGTTCATATAAGCTATAGAAATCTTCTATTTCCTTAAAGGTGCAGTTGGTTAAAAAAGCCATATCTGGTATCCTGTGAGATAAAGCAAAAAGAAATTCTCTGTAGTCGGATTCTACCATAACATTAAAAATAGATATTAAAAATGCTGGCAGATCCGTAGAAAGAACGTTCAAGCTTAATTCATCTATACTTACCTTCTCTCTTTTCGCCCAAACATTTATATTAAAAAATCTTTGTGTCTTATCTAGATAGTCACTTAAATGTGGTAGAAGTTGTTTAGGTAAAGAATTAACCAGTTGATTAAATTCTTCACTAGTTAGCTCGCCAGTGGTAATTCTTTCGTCACCAATTTGTATGCTTTCGATTAAAGAGAATATCGAATCTGAATCTCCTAAATTAAATCGGCTCGGGTAATTAAGAACATACTTTACATCGTTAATATCGACATGTTTTTTAATTTCTTGTGCACCGCCAATATTTTTTAGAATAAAGTCTAAATTTATTTGAATGCCACCCTTATCAGAGTTCATAGTGATATTATCACCCACACATCGTTTTCTTAAAAGTATCAGCGCTGAAAACTTTTCTAATACGTTTAAATTTTTAGTACAAATAAAAGATTCTAAAAATTTAGTTGAGCATGCCAAAGAAGAATCTTTTAAATAAATTAATTGTTTTAGGTCTTTATAAACAAATTCTCGGGCAATCACTTCCTTATTATTAGGAAGGTGTAGAGCAAGTTCCATTATAATAATTATATTAAAGTATTAATTAAGCAAACGATAGTCTCTAGATCAAACGGTAATCCCTACATGAAAAGGTAACTGTTTTGGCTAGGAAGTCTTGTGAGCCGTAGTTTACTGTAAACCCTTCGCAGTTCGTAGGAAACACATGACTAAATTGATATCCTTTATGTTGACCACCGTCATTACTCTGTTGTTTTACTGTAATAGAACCTCTGTATATACCATTTACTAGGCCATCTCTACCTATAGCTATCATCCAAGGTCTAAGATAATTATGTTCAATATCTGTGCCCACAGTTTCTAAAAAATTAATAGATACAGTTCTTGTTAAAAAGCTCTCTCTTTGCATAAGACCGTACCCGGGTAAAAATCCACCTCTGTTTTCTTGCCCAAATTCTGCAAATGTGCTTGATTCGTTAGGTATCGTCACCTCTTGTGCTAGAAATGCCGGCTTATTGCCCAAATTACCATCAAGCCCGGGGACACCTTCAGGCATCGTCAATTCCACCTCCCATAAAAAGGGCTGAGGTAATTGCCCAACGGCTCCTGGAAACTGTTGTGGTGTTGCCATATTAATTATTTATACTTACCATCGAATATCTTGAATATGCAAATGTTGTTTGAAAATTAACTACCTCACCAGTGCCATCAGCAATAGAATAGTTAACGTCGCCAATATTTCTAATTTGAGCGTCATGTAATGTAAGGAATAATTGAGGTGCAAATTTTTTGTCGAGTACTTGTAATATTATGGTATCACCGCCAAGACTTGTCGCCCCTGTACCTGTATTTGAGTTCCATGTTTGAAAGGACATTGTGTCAAGTCGAGCCCTTAAATCACACGACATGTCGCAATAAAACTCTACCGGCCAGCCGTCAGCTTGTGAATAGGTTGCTTTACCACCATAATGAAATTCGGTTCCCTTATAGTTAACTATTTTATCTTCTATTATACGTCCTGGTAAACTCGCCGTCCTAGCTAGAATTATATCATTGAACGGTATGCCCATAAGCGACAACAATCTAAGAGATATATCACGAGAGAAGTCGAGCTTTGCTCTCTCATAAAAGTCTTGAATATTTGCCGCCATATATATATTTAATCGGCAGCTATATTACCTTACAGCTCTAATTACGCGTCTCCAAATTCCCCTATAGTTGGTATTTGATACCACTGATAGGCGAAGGTCGCATCAAATGTTTGAACCTCACCTGACCCATCAGCGATAGCATAACTAATATCGCCTAGGTCTCTAAGCTGTGTCCCGATTAGTTTAATCTCGCTAACTGGTTCTAAGCTTTTATCTATAACCTCTAAATTTATAGTCCCTTGCCCAATTCCATACGCTCCGGTGCCTATAGGTGGGGCATTAATATTTCCATCTTCTGTTCCAAATATACTTCGAGACACTTTTTCTAAGAGACCGCGTAGAGAGCACTCTTCGTCACAATAAAAGTCTATACCCCAGCCACTCGATCCAGAATAATCTGCCTTACCACCTAAGTGAAATTCTTGCCCAGCAAAGTTGACTGTTTTATCTTGTATACTACGCCCCGGGAATGTGGCTGATCGCGCATATACTAGTTCTCTATCTCCGCTAAAGTCTTCAAGACCTTCTATTCCCCAGGAAATTGTTTTAATTCTAAAGGAAAAATCTCGCGAGAACCCAGCTTGAGCTCTTTGATAAAAGTCTTGGATATTTGCTGCCATAATAGTATTTAATCAAGTGTCTAATACCCTGATACTAATTCTTCAAAATTTGCATCTGTTTTTGTAGCATAGAAACTTACCAAAATAAATTCAGCTGTCCTAACTGGTTTAATATAAATGTCGACTTTAAGTTCATTTGCATTAATAACCGCTTGAGTATTGTTTCTTTCATCACATACAATTAGGTAGTCATGTAGACCGTCAGTATTTTTTGCATTTTCGAAGATAGGGGTTAATGTATTAACAATTCTAGTTCTTGTAAACTCATTATTTTGCTCAAAAACAAACAATCTACAAGCTTTCTTAGTAGGTCTTTCTAATGCTAAGAATAATCTCCGTACATTAATTCTATCAAACGCGCTTGGTTTTTTGTTCAGTGTCTTTTGACCAAATATAACTTGCCCCTGACCTGGGAAGAACGCTACCGGGTTAATATTGCTCTTATATAATTCATCTCTTTGCTTCTGATTAGGATTAATTGCTATATCCGTCGCATTAATTGTCCCGCGGGTAAACCCTGCCGGTGCAATCCATGGATTAGCAATAGAGTCTGTCCTAGCCATTGCTGCAGCTGCATATCCTGAAAATGGTACCCAAACTAGATCACCTACAAACTCATCAAAAACTTGTGCCCATTGTCCATAAACAGCTGCGTAAGATGTGTTTTGAGACTCAAATTGATGGCGTATTGGCCATAATATATCTTTTTGGAAGTTAAGTTCTCTGTTATCAAGAACCTTTGTATTTTGACCTGTTACTAAAATTTGTCGCATTACATCTGCCACAAAGATACAATCACCTCTAGTACCACCCGCTAGATAAGGCGGTTTGCAGAAGTTATCAAATTTTTGGAAAATAGTGTTGTAACTATTTCTAAGAGTTAAGGAATCTCCTGATATACTATCTGACGTTCTTAATCCATTTACAGCTTGCTGTAAGGATAAGTTAGTGTTAAATTCATCATAATAGTCTGTACTTGCTGCACAACTAGCAGCGTATATAGTACCTAAACCACCTTCAACAACTACATCAATATCATATACTTCATCATTAGTTATCCTATTAAGAACTCTGTCAATTTTTTCCGGAAGAGCGCCAATAAGCTTATCTGAAATTGGCTCAACATACCCCCCGATAGGGAATAATTGACCTGCATCAGGTCCAACGTCTGTGTTATAAGCGCTTAATCCCAACCGTGGGTCACCGAGCTTGGCTGATAAGTCAACATATTGAGCATTATTTAGCCCTGCCTCAGCTCTACCAGCTGCGGTTTCCATTAAAGTGCCTAGTGAGCTATTATATATCCTAATCCATTTTGTTGGATTACCACTGCTGTCTAATGCATCGCCGCCAGATAGTTGATTAGATATATATGGGTTTACCAGTACTTTTACATTTCTTGATGCATCGCTTTTATTACCGAGAAAGTCGCTGGTCTCAGGACCACCGTCAGGATTTAATTCCTTTCTAAAATAATTTATCGATCCCGCGAATGAGTCATCTACTACATAATCTAGTTTAAATGCTTCTGTAGCAAAAATAGACTTACGTAGCTTGAACACCCCTAGGCTTAATACATCGCGAGACCCAGCCCCGTCAATTTCATAATCGGTAATATTTTCCATTACTTCGGAAATACTATTATTTAACCCATTTGTGGCAGGGGAACTAGTTGCAAATTGTAATGTTGTAGCGGGTATCTTTTTATACTCATTTCCACAAAGAACAGAATTAATAGTTCCACTATTTTTATCTACTGAATAAACATTCTTTATACTGGTAAAATCTGCTGCAGGGTTAAGATTAGAATTGTCTTGTAGACCTACATAATATCCCTGGAAATTTCCATCAATAGTAGTTTGAGATTTATTTAATACGATTATTGCGGCTTTTCCTAAAGCACATAACACTCCATTAACTGTAGTCCCTGATCCTTGATTAAAATCCTTAACACCTCCACCTGTATTGCTCCAATCAAACAATGTGCCGGCCACTGCACTTAAATACTGATTTTGTGTAAGCTCAATGTGAGCCGGCGCGCCTATAACATAAACCCCGCTTCCGGAAAAGTTTAATGTATTATAATCTGTTGCATAGTTATTACCAACTGCTGATACGGGGTAAGCGAGCGCTACGTATTTGGATCCATAGCCATCACCAAGATGAGAACCATATGGTAATCTAGCCGTGTAGACGTTAGAAGGAGATTCTAACAATTGAGTTATAGTATGGTAAAAATATCTTTCTGGTGAATTTGTAGGATGACCGTAAATTCGTAATAGATCCTGCTTTGAGTTTATTCTAAGAACTTCTTCTACAGGGCCTTGCTGTGCAAATCCGGTGACATATATATTAGTCCCCCCTGGCGTGGGCGCTTCTTGTGTAATATCAGTTTCAAAAAGTTCTACGCCCGGGGAAGTTATTGTACGCTGTGCCATAAGAATATTTATCCGCTCTTAAGCAAATAATTTCAAAAATTTATAACTTCAGTGTGTAGTTGGGAGTATACAAACGTAAATCCGGAGGTTACCTCATCAGATGTTTGATAATCGTAGTCAATTGTCTCTACGGTCGTAGGAAATGCCTTAGTGTAGGTAAATTTTATTCTATTATTATTAAATTCATCTTTTCCAAAAATTGTAAGATCAGTTTGATAATTTTTAAAAGGGTGACTTTCTCCTACATTAATGTCTCTAACATTATAGTGACCTTCTCTTTGATCATGTAGTAAGTTAAGCCATTGATATATTACCCAGTAATTTTTATATTCATTATCTATGTTAAATTTTACACTAACAGGTGGGTAGGCATTTTTAGAATGAGAAGAAATATATAGAGTGCTACCAGCATATCTGTTATCGACGGCAGGAACAGTTATTTCTGGGACTGTAGTTCCAAAGATAGAAAATTGAACCGTGTCGCTAATAATAGAATTATTGTCTTGGTCTTGATTCCAATTTCTATTAAACGTTTTCAAGATAGGAGGTATATCAAAGACCAGTAGAAACTTGTCCGCTCTTGATTTATTTAGCATTGACTGCCGGTATGTATTTTTTGCCATGTGTAATTACCGTTTATATTATTTATTGTTCTGTGTTACAGTGTGTGACCTTGCCAGTCTTTTGGTGGCTTCTCGCCAACTAATTTAAAACCGAAAGATTCTAGCTCACTCATATCAGCATTTTGCTCGCCTCCCATGCCCCAAACTATAGCAGGTAAGGAATGAGTATTACTACCTACAATCTCCTCATCTAGATAAATGGATGTTGGATCTTCGAAATACTGTACTCCGAAATCCATCGGCTCTATTACCAATGGCTTGCCCATATCATCTTCTTCTACAATTTCAAAAAATCGTTCTGTTATTTCTTTCTCTAATATAAAGAGACCATAAAGCATGGCCATCACGCGGTCGTCATGAAAACCAGCTCGAGCTTTCCATGTACCATTAGGATATCTGACAAAGTTTCTTAGCTCCATTACTGTTTCTTCTTCATTTATACTAACAGTACGCACTTCATTCATAAAGTAGCGCATGTTTAATACTCCTTTATATTTTGTGTTAGTATGAGCTATCATCCCTCTCATTACATTGCGTCTGTGTGCATTAGCATTTCCATATGATACTATCTTTTCGTATCCTAAATCAGTAGCTAACCTATCTACCACTTGAGCTCCGCAATTATTTCGCTCTATTAAAGCGAGAGGTGACCCCCAATTTCGAAGAATCTTATAAACTCTATTAGTAAACTCTAATGGAGGAATTTTATTGCTTCTATATATAGCTACTTGTTTAATATCTCTTATGTCAGTAATATCTAGTATTTGAATGACAGAAGCATCGATACCAACACCTTCTGATATATCAACACCTGCGACATATAATTTAGAGTCATCTGGTTCTTCCCAAATTTTATAATGACCTTCATCTAATAAAATTTTGGGCTTAGATACTTTTTGCATCATTTCTTCGAATAGTTCATCATCTAGTGTTGATTCACCTGAATGAATAAACTCACATTCAAATTCTTGTAACCATGCATCTGCTGAACCAATAGCTGTTTTAGTAGCTTGAGCCCATGCTTTATCGCGACCTGGTATTTCATCCCATTTTATTTTATCATGCGCCCAGCCATTTTCTCCTTCGATAGCCCCATGATATAATTTGTAAAATAAATTATCAGTACCATTGGCTGTAGAACAGACAAATACTTTAGATTTTTTAGAAGAAGTAATAATAGGGAAAACCGATTTCCAAAACTCTTCTACTAAGTGAGGCTCAATAAATGCCATCTCATCAATAACCAAGCAGTTAACAGATTGACCACGAGCAGCAGTACCGGTAGTTGTTGTAATACCTATCCGACTACCGTTCTCTAATGTCATAGAAGTTTTAGCATATTCCTTAACCGGTGGTTTGAGCCAGTTTGGAAGTTCTTCATATGCCATTCGAACTCTTTGAAAGATTTCTATTGCAGTAGCTTCTTTGTTTGCTACTAATAAGATACGCTGATCATTATTAAAGCATGCTTGCCAAAGAATGTATATAGACATCATAGTAGACTTACCAATCTGTCTAGATGCTAGTAAACAAAAGAACCGATTATCTCGCATAAGCCTTAATGATCTCTTCTGCGGTTTATAAAGCTTAATTTTTTCTCTTCCTCTATCCAGGTTAACAATATGAAAAAAGTTTTCAGCAAAATACAGTATATTACTACTAGCCTTTTTAAGATCTTTTACTTGTTGCTTAGTGTATTCACCCTTCCAGTTAACATTGGGCAAATTTTTGTTGCCCATATAAAACATATTATCTTGTCTAGCCACAGAAATATTTAATTGCAAACATAAATAATTACATGTCTGATAAACGTAAAGAGGATTTATATTCTATAGGTGCAATATATGGCGATATGCTTAACGGTATAAAACCAAAGTTAGTAAAAGAGGCCAGCGCAGCAGAGACGGGTCGCGTTGGTGAAGTTGGTGAAGTTGGCGATGCTCCATTAGAGTCAGGCGGACCTGAAGCTGCCGGTGGTTTTAAGCCAGCAGCAATTGACATAGATGTAATGACAGATAAAGAAAAAGATGAAAATCTTTATAATATAAAAGGTCTTACTTACGGTGACGGTAACAACCCCGGACTAGGTAATCAGGAGCCAGAGCCAACAGGACCGGAATTTGGGCAAGTATCATATACAGGTAATGTTGGGGGCCCAGAAGAAGATGAAGAAGAGGAAGATGAAGAAGAGGAAGATAATAAAGGCGCCGGAGAAAATGAAGAAGATGAAGAAATTTTGTCAGAACACGAGAAAAACGCCCGGAAGAGCCTAAATAATTTTATGGCCAAACAATCTGTATTTGATAAACTTTATAACAAGGTAATGGTGTCGGAAGACTTCGAGGAGGAATTTTCCGAAACTGACGACCTCGAAGCTCTTGGAATTGAGAAAGAAGAGCCAGAGGATATTGCAGTCACTTTACCTAGCGAATTAGCACAAACCCTCTGTGACATTCTTCAAGCAGCTCTAGATGATCAAGAAGTTGAAGTTGAGACTGAAGTAGAAGTCGATGAAACTGAGACAATGGACTTTGAAGAGGATGAAGAAGCAGTAATGAAAGATGGTGGTGGATACGGAGTTGATGCTGGATCTACTCTTAAGCACGAAGTAGACTACGGCCGTGGTGGTAAAAATAAAGTTGGTAAACTTAAACCTGCTACTGGTCTTGCTATGAAAGACGGTGGAGGGTACGGTGTTGATGCTGGATCTACTCTTAACCACACAGTAGACATGGGCAAGAACAACAAAGTCGGTAATCTTAAGCCCGGACCAATACCCGGCGCTTAAATCTTTAATTAAAATTTAAATTAATAAAGCCCGTTGAGTTACCCCTCTTCGGGCTTTTTTAATAAATATAGATGTGAAGTTCTATAACAAAACTCTTAATAAAAAGTTTTGGTCAGATGATAAACAGTTTGATCCAAATATAAGAGAGAAGCTATTGTTAATCTCTAAAGACTTTATAGAAAAGTTAAATTTAGAAAATGTCGATATTTATGACATAACGCTTACCGGTAGTAACAGCAATTATAACTACAACGACTATTCTGATCTCGATGTACACGTGTTGATAGATTTTAAAGATATTAATGAGGATGAAGATTTAGTTAAAAAGGCATTAGATGGTGATCGGTTTATTTGGAATTTAAGGCATAATATAAATCTTAACGGGCATGATGTTGAGATGTATATGCAGGATAAAGATGAGCCACATGTAGCATCTGGACTCTATTCAATAAGAGATGATGAATGGATTACCGAGCCAACATATGACCCACCTTCAATTGATGAAAGAGATGTATATAAAAAGGCAAATGCTATAGCAAAAGAGGTTGAAATTTTAACAGAGAAGATTTCTGCTGCAAAGGGAGACGAGGCAAGGGAGCTACATACCCGGGCAAATAAGCTAAAAGAAAAGATAAGCAAAATGAGACAGAGAGGACTGGCTCGTGAAGGAGAGTTTAGCATTGAAAATTTAGCGTTCAAGGTCCTACGTAATACCCAAGTAATAGGGGATTTAATAGACCAGGTTACTAAATCATATGATAGAATTTACATGGAAAACTTTAAGACATTTTTTGAATACTTTCAAGGTAACCCTATTATGAATCCTCATATGCGCAATGGTAAAAACCCGAATAGCGTTGGGCCTGAAAAAAAGCATTTAAACACCGTACCAAAAGAATATTCTCATAAAAGTCCTCATGTTAAGAACTTAATGCGCAACGGAGGAGGCCAAATCTTATTGATGGGGCAGCCCCTATTGAACACTTTAAGTGAGTATGGTGTACAGTATGAACCAGGGCAAGTTAAGGGCTTGGGAAATTCTGGTGTGTGTGTAAAAATGTATGAGGATGAGGAAGGAAACCAGTGCGGTAGATTGGAGGTAAAATAAAATGCCCCTATGTAACGAAAATAGAATAAACTGTACACCTGATGAGGTATTAGCTGCAACAGCTATACCTGCTTGTGGCAAGTTTGTTAATCCAGGAAATTTACAAGCAGAGCAATTAGTTTATGATCAAGCATTTAGTGATTTAATAAACAATTATGGCATAGCAATTAGCTACTATGTTAACACCTTTAATACTTTATCAGCTGACTTACTATATGGAGAAAATGTAGGTTCTTACGCTGGTGTTAATGTTGAAACATATGAAGGTCCTCTTGAAATGCAAATGTATATACAGCTTTCAGATGACGCTGTGAGCTTAACTAAATTTGGATTTGATCCCGGAGACGAATTTACTGGGTTTGTTCATATAAGTACATTTCAAACTGCGGCATCTGCTGCTTTTGATTATGCATCATTTAATCAAGACATAGAACCTAAAGCTGGAGATTTAATTAGCCTGAGTGGGTTGGGATGCGACCGTCCCAATGGAAGAGGTACAGTAGTGTACCAAGTAACAGAGAGGATGGAGCAGGACATGTCCGCATTAAATCCAGTGTTAGGCCACTATATATACCGATTAAGAGGCAAACGATTCAATTACTCTTTCGAGAGCGGTCTTTCTGCTCGCGGTGACGATGGCAACCAATGGCCGCAAAGCGAACCAGTTAATGAGCAGGTATTTGACAATTCATTTAGCGGGGTATTATCTAGCACGCTAGCTGATCAGGCGTCATCTGAAGGAAAAACTTATGCCCCGCCGCCGGCTAATCCATATGATATTGATGACAGTTCTCAGAATGACGTCTTAGACATGAGTGTCAATGATACCGACATCTATGGATCTTATTACTAAGCCAGGACAGCATTAACAATCGTATCCGTGCTGTAAATATCTTCCATGTCCTCGTAAGGACATTCATGAATTACTCCGGAGAAATTATAATCATATAGATACGAGTCAATCAGGCCACGTGGAAATTCCTTAGCTGGTCTTAAATTGTTATGAAGAGGGTAGCCAAATTGCTCTGGTTTTGTAGCTACCCATGCTACAACTGAAGGTAGGCTCATTGCGGCCGCGGCATGCTGTAAAGAAGAATCAATAAACAATCTTTTTTCAGACCATGGCAGCAAGCTAAATAGTTCTTTCTTCGACACCATACTATCATACCGAATGCAATCATTGAGAGTTGGATGAAAGTCATAGCATATATGTAAAATGTTGTATTTGTCTTTTAATTGATCTACCGCAGCTTGTGCTATATGGGGATGCATATCTCTAGTCCAAGCATAAGGATGTTGTTGGTGATCTTTTCCTGGCCCGCCAAATGGCTGAAAAATTAAAAGCGGCTTACCATTCTTAGGTATAATGCTATCAATCATTGCTGCCCCGACTTCTTTTTCTCTAAAGTTAAAAGGCATAACTGTTGATTCATTATTATATGGTACACCAATCATGTCACACCATGTCTCTACTAAATGGCTTTGTTTGGTTATATGCTTAGTTTGTCTATAAGGATCCTGGGCATATATTTCTACATCCTTCTTTAAGATAAAATCTTCATAAAAATAAGGCACCATTCCTAGCCTGTAATGTCTCGTAACATCTTTATTTCTTAAAAAGATTTCTGGAAAGGCACATACTACTACTATCTTCCTCTTAGGGTAGGCATTTTTATATGCCCTTATTACAGCCGTAGCAGCTATATGTTTTCCTACACCACCTTCGATTTGAAATACAGTTGTCGCCATTGATATAATTATGACGTTTTATCATATATTGCAACTTATGGATTGCTTATCATCAATGCATATCCAGCTGCACCACCACCACTTAAATACACCTGTCCTGCTATACCTGGGTCTGAAGTTAAAAGAGCACCAGCACTTAAAAATAATCTGTTCGTATGGAACGCATGAGCTGAGATTGAATTTGTGTTTGAACCTAAAATATGACCACCGGTGTGAGATGAACAGTTATTGTCACCGCCCACCACGCTGCATGCTCCGGCTGCTCGGTTGTTGAGCCCACCTAATACTGTAGCGTTTACCGCAGTAGCGCATCCACTCTTTCCTCCTACAACTGTACTACAGGTAGCGGTACTAAAATTACAGTTACCACCACCAATAGCCGCTGAAGCGGCAGTCGCCTCATTGTAAGATCCACCTGGAACAGTCGCTCCATGCGCAGTAGCTTTATTTAAATGACCGCCTCCAATAACTGAATACGGTCCACTTGATCTGTTTTCTTTACCGGCACCCACAAATGACAAGCAGTTGCTAGCTATGGAGCTTAAACCACCACCGACAGTCGACCCGGCTCCTGTAACTATGTTGCATGCTCCACCACCAATAGTAGAGCAGGTACCAGTATTGCAATTGCAGAATCCACCGAGTACTGAACCAAAAGCATCGGTGGCGCAGTTATGGCACCCAGCGCCAATAAATGTGTCTGCACCCGATGCGCAGCTACTGATTCCACCTACCACAGTAGAGCGAAGACCAGTAGCGCAGTTATAACTACCCGCTCCTATAATAGCATCAGCATTTCCTGTAGTATTAAAGTTACCAGCTACCACAGTACCACCTCCGCATGAGACGGTGTTCGAAAATCCGCCACCTATAAATCCGCTTAACCCTGTAGTTGTTACACAGTTGTCACTACCACCGGCTATCATAGAACCGTCGGCACATGCTTCATTAGACCGACCTCCACCTACAAATGAAAATTCTCCTGCAGCTGTATTCTTACATCCACCGGCGATAGTAGAACAGGCACCGGAGGCAAATCCACTGATACCACCAGCTATAGCTGAACCTACTCCTAATGATCGGTTATTACAACCACCACCAATAGTAGAACATGTTCCAGTTGCTATGTTACATCTTCCACCGCCTATAAAAGCACCTTCACCACTAGCATTATTACACCCGCCTCCTGCTACCGTAGCAAAGACACCACTAGCAGTACTGCTTAATCCTCCACCAACTGTAGATGCTATTCCTGTAGCTATGCTGCTCATTCCCCCAGCAACTGTTGAACAACCCGCATTAGTTAAATTTAATTTACCACCACCAATGAATGATAATTCTCCACAAGTGTAATTAGCAGCACCACCAGCTATTGTTGATGATAAGCCTATTGCGAAGTTACCCCCGCCACCGCCGATTGTCGTCAGATTTGCGGTTGTCTGGTTCTGACGACCGCCTCCAATTACAGAGCATGTCCCAGTGGTTCTGCTGCTAAATCCACCGCCAAGCGAAGAACCAGCTCCAACAGTGCGTTGACAGCAACCTCCACCAATAAATGATTGAGCGCCTGTTGCAATTGAGCATATTCCACCAACTATAGTTGATCCAGCTCCACATGCTATGTTGTTAGTGCCACCGCCAATAAACGAGCATGATCCAGGGACTCTGCTGCTAAATCCACCTACTATTGAGCTGTGCTCACCACTAATTTCGTTGTAGGTTCCACCTCCCAAAGTATTATAGTCTGAAAAAGACTCATTGCAAATACCACCGCCAATAAACACGTAACTCCCCTCCGTGTAATTCTTACACCCCGCAACAATCGTAGCGGTGGTAGCTCCATCAACGACACAGTTGCATGCGCCTCCCCCAATAAATCCACACTCACCGCCATTTGCATTACAGCATCCACCAGCTACAGAAGAGTGGTCATAGTTCGAAGAATTTAAGCATCCAATAACTAGTTTTCCTGTAGCGCTTAAGTCACTAGCAATAGTTTGCGTAGTACAAAAATGATTGTTTTTTAGTGGTGAAGCAAGAGGTTGAACAGGTTTATTAGACCCTCCATGGTCAATATCATATTCAGCCCCGGATAAATAATTGAGAAATGTGCTCAATTCTGCACGGCGAGTTTGCCCGCCTTGAACTACCGCTGCTAATTCACTACCACCATATGGTAATTGGTTGTCGGGTAAATCAGTAATTTTAATTCCCATATGTATATTTATGGTAAGAAGTAATTACTTCGGAGCTTTTAATCGACAACATGTAGCTATAGAAACAGCAAAAACAGCAGATAATATTAAATGTGTTTGAAAGTTATCGATTGATTCACATGCCGCAGGGCAGTTAATATGTTCTGTTTCGCCTTGCTCTGCTGCCTGTAATATTAATTGTACCTCCTCCGCAGCAAAGTAACCACGTAGTACAAATGCTACAATTATAGCTGTTAGTATATAAACTAAATACTTTGGTTTCATTTTTCTATAATCTTTTCTGGATTATCAGCAAAGCGCTTACCAAGTTTTACAATTCCTGTTATAACCTCAGGTGATATAACACCTATGATACCATATGTCATGGCCTTATATAGTGAGGATATCTCTGTTTGTTCTAGCACAAACCAAGCTATTAATGATGCAATAGCAGCGGTGAGAATTTTTTTGAGTTGCTGAACCCACGTTAGTTTATTACCTGAGGACAGTAAGCGCGCCAGCATACCACCTGCTCCTATGAGAGGTACAATCCATCCACCACTTACAAACTCGTTTAACAAGGACTTATCAGGTTCCATACTATATTATTTATAGTCTTGAAATAGAGGAATCCTAGATATAATAAGATAGGTGAAAATTAAATTCGATGAAAAATCTCATACATACACTCATGTAGACACAAACGAACCCTTTATATCAGTAACAACTCTACTAGGTGAGTATAAGCAACCTTTCGATAGAGATGGCCATTCAAAGAGAGTAGCAGATAGAGAAGGTGTGCCTCAGGAGTTAGTGCTAGAAATGTGGGAGCAAGAAAAGAACAAAGCATGTACTAGGGGTACCAATATTCATGCAGTGCTTGAAGATTATATTAACTATGGAGATGTGGAGGATAATTATGGGTGGTTGTGTAAATCTTATGACAAGGCTGTGGAGCGCTCTATAGATTCATTTAAAAATGTTTTAAGTGAGAACCTTTTATATGATGAAGATAATGGTGTAGCAGGAACAGCAGATCTTATATACGAACATAAGCATGAATTTACAATTGGAGATTTTAAAACCAATAAACGGTTTAGGTTTAGTTCGCCTTACTCAGAGCGCTTGAAGGATCCAGTAAGCCATCTACACAATTGTGAGTTTAATTTATATGGGCTACAATTGTCACTTTATGCATATTTGTATGAAAAGATGTCTGGTAAGAGGTGTAGAAAATGTGTAATATTTTACTTACAGGATGATAGATTCTTATCCTATCATATAAATTATATGAAAGCTGAGGTAGAAGCTATCTTACAACATCAGTTGAATAGCAAGTAATCCTTACTAAATAGCAAAGATGTTAGAGTATATTTTACATAAAATTAAAACTACAGAAACTTTTAAAGAGCCTTATGAGCATCTTATCATTGATAACTTTATACCAGAAGATGACTACAAAATTTTAGCTCAAGAAATTAATGAAATTAATCTTCTAGAAGCATCTGATAACCGTGAAAATGTTGAGGTGTATCGTGAGCAAGGAGGATTGGTAGGTGAGACACATTCAGTAGGCGACAGGATTATTTCGTTTGTGAAGGAGCAAAATAAATTTCCAAACTACAATAAAATAAATGAATTTACAGGATTGTGGTTGGAGAATCAAAATAAATTATTTACTGCTCTATCTGAAACATTTAGTATAAAGCGAGACAGTTATCAATATTTAGATTTTTGTCTTATTAAAGATCAGACTGATTATAAGATTTTACCACACACAGATCAACCTGGTAATGTATTTACTCTGTTATTTTACTGCCCTGTTGATGATACTAATAGAGATCTTGGACTTTCTATTTATGAAGAGGGTACTGGAAGCTATATTAATACCAGAGATGCAGGTACAAAACTTCTAAAAGAGTATAAGAAGGCTGAATTTTTACCCAACCGGTTGGTGTGTTTTACACGTACAGATAAAACATGGCATGGAGTCGGAAGTGATAATGTTAGTTTGCAAGGATCTAGAAATTCTTGTCAGATTTTCTTTATGAATCCAAATAGCTAAGTTGCTAGAAGAGCTGAGCAAAAATTCCAGTTAACAATATCAAAGAACTTCTTTAGCCATTCCTTTCTCTTAGGACCATAGGTGAGATAATAAGCATGCTCCCAGACATCAACTCCTAGGATCGGCCTCCCCATATTGTGCATTAAAGGATTATCTTGATTAGCTGTACGCACAATGTCCAATCTTCCATTTTTTTCTACAAGCCAGCCCCATCCGGATCCAAATTGATCCAAGGCATTTTCAATAAATTTAGACTTGAAGTTAGCAACTGATCCAAAACGCTTGTTAATTATATCCTTTAATTCTCCTGTTAGTTCACTACCACCAGTTGTTAACATGTTAAAAAACAATTGATGATTATAAGCTCCTCCCGCATTGTCTCTAATTTTATCATTATATTTTTTAATATTTGTTACTAACTCGGGCAGAGGTGGCTTTCTTCTACTTCCCATTGCCTTATTAAGCTTTTTGACGTATCCTTTGTAGTGATCATTATAATGAAAATTATTAGTTTTATAACTAATTACAGGTTCTAGTGCATCAAGCTTATAGGGCAAGGTAATCGGCTTATAACCTTCATTTTTTTCTAGAATTAAATTTACTTGACTTTTGAAAGACATTGATAAATGTATTTATATAAATAGAGTAGCATGACAAGGTCTTCATTACTTAAAAAATTTGATACAAAAGTTCAAACATTATACGATTCTCTTTATGACGTTAAAGAGCTATTAGATTCAACGGAGGATTATGAATTAGAATCAGCAGCTGATCAATTTGTAGAGGATATTGAAGAGGTCTTAAGTGAGGGAGAAGCTAGTGTTGAAGCGATTAAAGGGCTGATTACTGATGTTGATGAAGATTAAGAGTTGAATTATTCATTAGTCCTTTATAATATAAAGGAATGCGTATAGAAACTGATCTTAAATTAGACTTCGACGATGTGCTTATTAGACCAAAGAGATCTACACTCACATCTAGAAGAGATGTAGACCTGCGTAGAACGTATAATTTTTTACACGGCGGGTCATATTTTGAAGGCATACCTATTATGGCTGCCAATATGGACGGTGTTGGTGAGTTAGAAGTTGGTGAAACGCTTTCATCATTAAACCTGTTTACCTGCTATAAAAAGGATATTGATGAAAACTCTCTAATAGATGCGCTAAGCCTCTATACTGTAAATAAGCAACGAGAGAATGTAGCTGTTTCCATTGGAAGAAATGATAATGACTTTAATAAATTAAGACGTATTAGTAAGCATGTTAAAGTTAAAAATATTTGTGTAGATGTTGCAAATGGTTACAGTCAAGCGTTTGTTGACTTTGTAAGAAAGGTTAGAGATAGCTACCCTGACTCAAATATATTCGCCGGCAATGTTGTAACTGGTGAGATGGTCGAAGAGCTACTCTTAGCTGGAGCAGATGTAGTTAAGGTTGGAATAGGATCCGGAAGTGTGTGCACAACTAGAATTAAAACAGGAGTTGGCTATCCACAGTTTAGTTGTATTGCTGAATGCGCTGATGCAGCTCATGGACTTAATGGTCATATTATTGCTGATGGTGGGTGTACTACACCCGGTGATGTAGCTAAAGCATTTGGAGCAGGAGCTGATTTTGTAATGCTAGGGTCTATGTTAGCCGGGTCAACAGAAGGAGGAGGCGAAAAGGTCACGATCCTTGATAAAGAATATGTTGAGTTTTATGGTATGAGTAGTAAGAAGGCCAATGAAAAGCACAACGGCGGATTAAAGGATTATAGAACATCCGAAGGTAGAAGAGTTGCTATTCCATATAAAGGGCCGATGGAGGGTATTATACAAGACATTTTAGGAGGTGTAAGAAGCGCGTGTACTTATGTAGGTGCTTCAAAATTAAAGCATTTATCTAAATGCGCTACGTTCGTAAGATGTACAAAGACGCATAGTAAAATATATGAGACCTCTACTTTAGAAATATGAACATATTAATATTAGGAAAAGGTTACATTGGGAGCTATCTCAATGACAAACTAAAATCATTTGCTTCTGTAGATTTTGAGAGTAAAAAATGGTTTAATTATACTGATGTCAATACCCTTGTTAAGCGACTACTCTACAGGCAGTCACCAACTGGCAGACCTGGCGCCGTAGCAAAATACGATTACGTAATTAATTGTTCCGGGTTTACGGGTCGACCAAATGTGGATCAGGCAGAAGAAAAACAAGATCTATGCTACGAGCTTAATACATTTGCCCCTTTACGCGTAAGTAATATGTGCAAATTGCACGGTATTAATTATATTCATATTTCTTCAGGATGTATATATAATGGGTATGAAAAGCAATACACAGAAAAGGATGATCCTAATTTTGGTTTGTTTGATGAAGAAGCTTCTACATATTCTAAAAGCAAGCACGCATATGAGTTAGGAAGTGACTACGGATTAATACTAAGAGTAAGAATGCCTTTTTGCAATAACCTTCATGAGAGATCTATACTGACTAAGTTATTAAACTATGACAACTTAGTTACGTATGTTAATTCAAAGACCTATATTCCCGATCTAGTAAATTTTATTACATTGTTCATTAAAGGAAAATACCCTGCTAAGGAGAAAAACATTTTAAATTTTGTAAACCCTGTTCCTCTATCTACAGACCAAGTTACAGGTATAATGAAAGAAAAAGGATTGCATAATACAAGCTGGAAATGGGTACACTTCGAAGAGCTCAATACAAAAGCTAACAGATCTAATTGTATCCTTAGCACTAAGAAGCTGGAAAAGGAGTATGGATTTAGACTTCTTGATGAGGAGGTTGCAATTAAAAAGGCGTTAGCTAATATATCTATATGAGGGAAAAGATTCTGATAACCGGTGGCTCGGGTCTGGTCGGACGTGCTTTAGCTGAAGCTTATAATTCGACATCCGATGAAGTAACTTCAATAGGTAGCAGTCAGTATAATTTAACTAAACAGTCGCAAGTAAATTCAATGTTTATGAACCACCGACCTACAAAGGTTATACATGCCGCGGCTAAGGTTGGGGGTTTGGGTTCAAATATGAAATATAAAGGTGAGTATTTCTATAAAAATTTAATGATGAACACCAACGTTATTGATCAAGCTAATGTATGGGGCGTTAAAAGGTTAGTAGCGTTTTTGACTACATGTGCATTCCCGGCAGATGTTGAATATCCTCTAGATCATACAAAAATTCATTTAGGAGAACCACATGAATCTAATTTTGGTTATGCCCATGCTAAGAGGATGGCAGAGGTTCAAATTAGAGCATACAGGGAGCAATACGGACGAAAATATTCTTGTGTAATACCTACAAATATCTATGGACCTAATGATAACTTTTCCTTAGAGCATGGTCATGTAGTACCTATGCTTATTCATAAATTGTACAAGGCGCAGCGTGACGGTACAGATTTTAATGTATGGGGGTCAGGGAAGCCTCTTCGCGAGTTTATTTTCTCGCGCGACGTAGCAGAGCTTACAAAGTGGGTGCTTCATAACTATGATGGAGAAGATCCTCTTATTTTATCTACTTCAGATGAAATAAGTATCGAACATCTAGTTGATTTATTAGTAAAGGAATTTAAATTTACTGGTAAGGTAAAATTTGATAGGTCAAAGCCTGATGGTCAATATAGAAAGCCATCAGACAATTCGCTAATAAAGAGCTTAGTACCAGCATTTAAGTTTACGCCAATCGAAGAAGGAATAAAACAAACAGTAGAATGGTTTAAAGAAAATTATGACAAAGCAAGACGGTAAAGTAGCTCTCATTACAGGTATAAATGGACAGGATGGTTCTTATCTCGCTGAATTTTTAGTAGATAAAGGATATGAAGTATGGGGAACAGTAAAACGTAATTCCGTTGCAGAGAATCAAACTGCCCGTTTAAATGATGTTTACGATAAGATTAAGAATAATTTACAGTACGTAGATATGACTGATCTATCGTCTCTTGTTAGAATTATTCAAGAGTCTCAACCCGACGAGGTATATAATCTTGCAGCGCAATCACATGTAAGAGTATCTTTTGATCAGCCAATATATACAGCAAATACAACTGGTATTGGTACCCTAAATTTATTAGAGGCAGTTCGCCTCATAAAACCAGATGCTAAAATTTATCAAGCATCTTCTTCTGAAATGTTTGGTAATAATATTGACGAAGATGGCTATCAACGTGAAACTACTTTAATGCACCCGGTATCACCATATGGTTGTGCTAAAGTCTTTTCATATAATATTTGCCGCAACTACAGAAATTCATATGGTATGTTTATTTCTAATGGGATACTTTTTAATCACGAGTCTCCAAGACGCGGAAGCAATTTTGTTACTAACAAAGTAGCTAAAGGAGCTGTAGAAATATCAAAGGGCCTTAGTAAGGAATTAACTTTAGGAAATTTACATGCAGCTCGAGACTGGGGGCATGCAAAAGATTATGTGGAAGCTATGTGGTTAATGTTGCAGCAAGAAGAGTCGGGCGATTTTGTATGCGCTACAGGAGTATCACATACAGTGTTAGATCTAGTTAAGCACGTATTTAAAAGGCTTGATTTAGATTGGAAAAAATTTGTTACACAAGATAAAAAGTTTTTGCGACCAGAAGAACTAGACGTGTTAAAGGGTGATAGTACTAAGCTAAGAGAAGCTACAGGATGGGAGCCTAGATATACTTTTGAATCTATGATAGATGAAATGGTTGATCACTGGGTTGTGAGTTTATAAAATGAAGAACGAAATAATAGGATTTACAGCCGGTAACTTTGATTTATTACATCCAGGTTACATATATACTTTTGAAGAAGCAAAGAGACATTGTGATAAATTTTTAGTGTTCTTGCAAAGAGACCCTTCAGCTACAAGGTATACTAAGTATAGGCCTGTTATACCGTTGTACGAAAGGTATAGAACATTAATGTCTATCAAATATATTGATGATGTATATATCTATCAAACAGAAGAAGAGTTATATGAGCTGATCAAATTCTGGAAGCCACATGTTAGAATTCTCGGAGAGGACTATATCGGTAAATCTTTCACCGGTGATGATTTACCTTTAAAGGTCATTTACACAACTAGGTCTCATGATTGGTCTACAACAAAGTTAAAAGATCTAATCACAAAACAAACTATTAAACAGAACCCCGACATTATAAAATGAGCAATATATTAGTAACAGGTGGATGTGGTTTCATTGGTTCATATGTAATCGATAAACTAATTGTTTTAGCCAAATGTAAAAATTTAGAAGATCCGGATGCTATTAATATCTACAATGTAGATAAAATGGGCGTTGGTTCTTGTTATAAAAATATTCGCACAAAGCCAGAAGCGCCAGTTACTAATATACATGTTGATATTTGCTCTGACTATATCGAAGATTATCTTCCAAAAAAAATTGATCATGTAATTCATTTAGCAGCTGAGTCACATGTAGACCGTTCAATTGATAACCCATTAGCGTTTGTTGAATCTAACGTAAAGGGGACAGCAAATATTTTAGAGATAGTTAGAAAGCACAATGCTAGAATGGTACATGTCTCTACTGATGAGGTGTACGGTCATTTAGGAAAGGATGATCCTCCCTTTACAGAAGAGAGTCCTCTTGCTCCTAGGTCGCCTTATTCAGCAACTAAAGCTAGTTCAGATCTTCTTGTACAGGCTTATATTGAAACGTTTGGCATTAACGCTTGTATTACCAGGTGCTGTAATAATTATGGACCACGGCAACATGACGAAAAATTAATTCCGACTGTAATTAGATCTATCATTCGAGGAGATAAAATACCTGTTTATGGAACGGGAGAGAATATTAGAGAATGGGTACACGTTGAAGACCATGCTGAGGCTATTTTAGAAGTACTAGCTGAAGGTGAGTCGGGTGAAGTATACAATATTCCCGGTTGTATAGAACAATCTAATATAAGAGTAGTTAACGAAATTATTGATCGTATGGAATTTCATTACCCGGAGTATAAAAGAAAGCGAGAAGGGGCGCGCATGGAGTATATAGAGTTTGTAGAGGATAGGAAAGGCCACGATTTTAAATATGCGCTTTCTACAAAGCACAGCTTACACGCTGTAAATTGCCAGGGAGGATTCTTTCTTGAGGAAACAATTAAGTACTATGTTGAAAAATATACATCCTAACTCCTAGGTCAAATATTTTAGGAGCATTTCTTCTTCAGTCATTTGTTGCTCTACGACGGTCTCATCTTCTGTCTCTTCTGCGTCACTATAGTACTTATAAATATCATCTTCTTCCTTACTATAATCAAAGTTAGTTGTAGTAGTTATGGTAGTATCAAACCTATCTTTAATGTCATTAATAACAATATGTTTGAGATGATTAACAGCGCTATCCTTTTTAGCTCTTTTCAAAAAATCTGCTATATGCTCCTTGGTAAATTTTCCTTTCAAGGCTTCAAACGGGTTCTGGTAAGAGCTCCAAATGTGATGAACAAGATACTTTTGCGTAATCATTGCGCAGTCTCGAATAACATAGTAAGCTGATTTATTTTGGATTTCGACGCCAATATCTGGCTTTTTATGTGCACGCTTTGCCGGCTCCAAAAGCTTAGCTTGTTTTTCTGAGCTATTTTCTAATATAATCTGTTCCAACACATAATTATTTATGTTGAACTCGTAAGGAACTAGCCTATAATAAAGTAAATGCCTAAAAGAAGACCGCCCGTAAAACCTTTTGTTTATGGAAAGTATCTTGTCGAATATAGAGAAGATAGTGGAGGGCTACTACGGTTTTATAAGGAACAAATAGATACTTTAAAGAGAGCCGAAGAAGTGCGTGAAGAATTATTAGTAAAGGGGTATCATGACCCAATCATAAAAAAAGTAGGATGATTAATTTTTTCCCATCAAGAAGGGTACAAAAAGATACAGGTCTAGATTTTAATCTATTAAGCAGGATCTTTTCAGAAATTTTCAATAGAGGTTTCAAAAAGGATCTATATTTCCGATGTTTAGTTCATAAAAGCAGAGAGGAAAAGACATCGACACTAGAAAAACTAGAGGAGTTTACTGAACCGTTTTATAAAATAAATCTAGATATAGACGGTAATAGGAGATATATTATTAGTAGTATTTTGCATGAGTTGAGACACGCATTTCAGCAAACAATTTTCGACTATGATGTAGTTGCGCGATTCTCCTCCTACAGAGCTTATTATAATTCTACTGAGGAGAAAGATGCTAGAAAGCAAGAAAAACTCACTAGCGAAATTATCAAGATTTATGATAATTATCAGAAAGCCCAAGAAAAATTTGAAAGATTTGACCTTAAGGAACTAGGTTAAAATATAGGAGTAACAAATAACAACAAAAAACATGGGATTCTTAACAGAAATCAACACACTAGAAGAAGTACCTCGCTTTGAGGTAGTTAAAGAGCCGCTGTTTGATAGCAGGGGCCAACACGACGGAGTATTTGCTTTGCAACGCTCTGATACGAATGCGCATCTCGGGTCTTGCGGAGAAAAATACCGCCCGATTCAGATGGAAGAAATGTTTGATGTACTCAACACTGCTAGCGACAGAGTTGGAGGCATTGATCACATCGGCTATACCACAACCGGTAACGGTAGGAAGGTAGTCGTTCAATCGAAACTTCAGGACGAAATAAACGTCGATGGAGACAAGATTGAAGGATACTTCTACACTGTTGTTGATAACACAGGTATGGGGTCAAACAAAGTCGCGCCATCTACTCAGCGGATCTCTTGCGACAATGCTTTTCACTTAATTGAGAAGCGCAAAGGTGACCGTCTCAGGCACTCTGATACCTTCGAGGCAAATGTTGATGTTATGATTGGTCGCATTATCGAGAACATCCAAACTGTTAAAGGGTTCGGCGGAGTAGTAGAATTTCTTAAGAACGCTAAGTTCAGTCGCGACCAGATGGTCAAGCTTACTCAAAAGCTTATTCCGGTTGAGAAGGACGAGTCTGTCAAGCGCAACAACAAGCGCGAAAAGCTTGTCGAGCTCTACGAGAGTGGAGTGGGGAACGTAGGAGAGACCAGGTGGGATGCATTCAACGCTATCACCGAGTTCGAAACTCACAATCGCAAGCAGACACCTGAGAAGCTTGTCAGGGGACTGCTGAACGGTAACCTTGCTAACAAGGCTCTGAAGATCCTTCAGACACCTAAAGCAGCTAAAGTATCTTAAGGTGCATAAAGTTGTGCGCAGAACGCAGAAGGTTCACAGAATAGTTATACCCCCATCCCCAGACGGGGATGGGGTGTTTATTCAAGCACACTACACAATTTCAGAAAATATAGTTGAAATCACTAGGCTAAGAGTGCATACTATTATAGATGACTACATTGGATCAGACATCAGTGAGGGGTTAGATTTGATAAGTCATTTATTCATGACAAAATTAATAGAAGCAGACCTTAACAGCATTTTATAAAATGAGAGGAAAAATCGGAGAATACACTTTCGAATTAGATAAAGAACTAAACAGAATAGACGTCTACCAAAAAGGAGACGCCGTAGAGCCTGGATGGCACATTCCTGTTAGTCCTGATGTAGATGAAAAGACTTTCCATTACGAGATAATGGATTGGTATGCAAAAAGAGGGTCAATTTCATAAGGAACTCATGTAAAATAATGGTACGAAGTAGTTGAACCATTATACAAAAGAGTTTATATTTAGTTATGATAGTGACCTTAAGTAAGTCTGATAGAGAGTTTGCAAAAGCTCATGGTCTTTGCGATGAAGATATGAAAGGATTCATCAAAGACCAGATCGTCGAGGAGGAAAATGAGCGTAGTTTTAACGAGGAGGAAAAGCGCAAGAAGAGAGAGTTCTTAGACTCTCCTCAAGCTATTTACGCTGCCTGGTAATGAATTGCGGATGTGGTAATATAGTGGAGCCTGAGCGGGCTGAGTATGGTTTTGTTAACTGTGCTGCATGTGCTCATGCTGGTCCTGATGTTTCTAAATCGAAGGGTCGAATGGTATATGGCCATAAGACTGCGGGGGAGATAGAAATTATGTCTGCGGAGACTTATGCTGCTAATAAGAAGTACTTTACTCCTAATGGCGCTAGGTCAGCGGTGAAGAACTTCAGCAGAAGTATCTGCGCCTAGTACTGCGTCCTCGGCGGAAGGTAGGTAAGGCCCGTTCGACCTTTATCAGGCCACTTAAAAGCATCTCTTATCGCATCAGGCTGTAGGAAGTCAGGTGCACCGGCACGAATACTTCCGCGATGGTCGCCGTGAAGGCCGCGCACCGGAGCAGGTAACGCCCTAGGTTCGAACCGATCGGGAATAGGCCATCCACCAACAAAAATTTTCCCCATAACAACTGTGTCCTGTGCACCGTCCAGAGACTCTAGAGGATTGCCTTCGATGTGAAGATCGCCGCCGATATACTTCGCGATGCCCTTTAGATTTTTAAGCTTATTGTAAGCTATTTTATAGTCACCCTCAACATGTTCAGGACCACCTTCAAGTGTTTCGATGTAATTCTGTCCAGCATATAAGTCACCATCGACATGTTCAGGACTATTCTTTAAATTAGTTAGAAGATTTCTCTGTAGGTTGAGATCACCTTCAACTACTGCAACTCCCAGCTCTTTAGGAATCTCTCTCAAATACATATACGCCAAATTCAGATTACCGTCTATGTATGTTTGGCCCTCCTCTTTATGTATTGCCTTTTTATTCTTTTCTATTCTGTCTTTTTGAGCAGGAATAATTTCTTTTTTGTATATCCTTTCCCATAGTTTTGAGTCTGGAAAAAAGTAATGTCTCCCAGGGCCAGATCCCCCCATCCAGTCATCATATGAAATCATCCCTATATTGTCGCCATCCCCAACTACTACGCGATCTGGCTCATCTGGATCTTCATTGTACTCTGGGTCTTCCATCCAGCTTTGCACAAATTTAGCAGTTATGTCTTTGTATTTTTCCGTCGGCGCAGCATTTTGCTTTCCTTTGATTTGTACCATCTCCTGATAACCGTCTTCTTTCCCGCTAACCTCTAATGTTACATGAGGTTCGCCTTTCTTATCCCAAAGAGAAATTATTGTGTTATTGGGGTTATCAGGATCATATCCTCCAACACAGTGACCCATACCTTCTCCTTCACATTCATAGGCTGCTTTAGTCTTTAACTTAACCCATGTATAGTCACCGTCCTTATAAAGAACCTCGTAGTCTTTATCTTTTTTTAATCGACCCTCTGATGATTTCTCCTGTTCAGCTAACTCTTTATCCCATTGTGCTACTTCTTTATCAACTTGCTCATATGGCTTTTTAACTATCTTTTCTCTTTCACGATCTGATAAAGAGTTAAAGTAATCCATTATATGCTCCATCTTATTCCAATCACCAACCTCAGTATAATCTACAACATCATCTTTCTTCATCCACTCTGGTTCACCTTCTTTATACTTATGAGGTTCTAAACCTATTAATGATTGCTGGAAAGGGAATGAAACACTAGTTGCCGGACCGGTTAAAAACTTCATAAGGTTATTAGTAAACCACTTATAGATAGGCCCACCGGGCTCTAAGTTAGGCTTGCCCTGGCGCCTATTCTGCTGCAAAAGGGTTACTATCTCGTTCTTGACATCTTCAGCATTAGCTATATTAGCTTCATAATATACTTTAAAGGAGACCATTTCTTTGTATATTTATTCCGGCGTTAGAATGTTCTCTATCTTTTCTAGACTACCTTTCATTTCTGTCTGATGCTTCCTATCTTCTGCCATCATACATAGGAGAAAGAATAGAATGCCTATCCCAATGAGGGTTCTTAACCACGATAAGGTACCAGCTTTCATTTAGAAGAGGGTAGGTATCTATAATAGACCTCCAGCATTAAAGTGCAGAGGCATGTTGAGTATAATGCTCCATCAGGTCCAACTTGACCATGACCACCGGAAGGAAGCCATGACCCGTCTTTCTGCTGTGATTCAGATATTAGTGTTTGATACGAATCGTTATATTGCCTCCAGTGGTTACCTTGTTTTTGAAATGCTGCTAAAGAATGATAGTACCAAGCATATGCTTGGTTAGGAGGAAATGATTTAGGTTTCTTAGAGATAATTAAATCTAAAGATTTGTCTTCGAGTTTCGAAGGTGCCCCCAGCATTCTAGCGCTGTAAGCTCCTACTCCTGTGAGAGATAATTTACCTCGTTGACCATCATTTACTCTATATCTAAAGTAGCCATCAGTGCCATTAGGATCTTCAGCTGACTTCAAATAACGGACAGCTTTTTGTTTGGCTCTTTCTAGTCCAGAAAATTTAATGCCAGTTAGCTCGGCTGCCTTTAACGCTTGTATATTCCACCCAGAGACAGATAAGTCTCCTGTACCATTTGATCCATAGGAATATAACCACCCACCTCCATTTGTCTGACCTTCAATTACTATTGGAATGCCTACCTTAAGCGCAGGAGATATTCTCCTAAAAGAGGTACGAGCATTCTTATTCATAGAATAAGCTTCTGCTAATGAATACATTGCAATGCCATGCTCATATGAAAGGTTACGATCACGAGAGGTTGTAATATATCCCTTACCTTTATCTGATACATCCAAGAGATACTCAATTGCAGCTTTAACTGATTTACCGAACTCAGGTGAATCAACAGTCTCACAATGACCGCTATATGCTAGTAAAGCAAACGATGTCATTGCGATAGGAAACTTTGTACCAAAAGAACCATCCGGCTTCTGCTGAGATTTGATCCATCTCAGAGCATTTAAGACCTGAGTGTCCATTTTTCTCTTACCACCTGCTTTAATTAAACGATTAATTCTATCAGATGTACCACATCTACCTCCCATAGCTGTAGGTACTCTAAAGCCGCCTCCAATACCAGTCCCAAATCCACCGGCGCCAAACCCATCATTAAAACTAGTACCTATAGTTGGCGCTAAACTATCAACAGACGGTAATGATATATTTGAAAGATTATTAGATACGATAACATCAGCTGGCTTGCTATCAGGTCTAGAGGGTCTACTGTTGCGAACAGAAGTAGCAAAGGTATTTTTATTAATCTTTACTTCTTTTTGGCCCTGTGTCGCAGATACTATTAATTCTATCTGTTCATCTTTTAAAATGGCAATAGTTAAAAATGCTAGTAGCATCATTAACAGACCAATGATGCATATAGAAATGCCTAATGAGATTGCTTTGCTACGATTTTCTTGTCGACGTACTATATTTTCTATAGGGTCCTGTTCTGGTACATAAACAACATTAGCAACCGGAGCATAATAACTATGTTCGCTTGCCTTCATTCATTCTATTTTTTCTTTTTCTTAGGATGTTTATGAGATTGCTCGCGAATAATTTTAACGTCACTAGCTTTCATCGTCACTAAAAAGCCATTAACATCAACATAGTACTCTTCAATTATTCCCTGTGACGTTAAGCTATGATCAATAACTCTGAACTCCTCATTTTCTTCAGCACCGACCGGCGCTACGTGAGTAGCTCAGTTATGTTCTATATCTTTATCCTTGAGAGCATCCTTCATTGGCTCTTCTTTGTTGCCATCCTTGTCAAAATCAAGGAAGTCCGGCTTTTTACTTTCAATGAATGTTTTCCAAATAGGATCTTCTCTATCACCAATACGTTTCATATTAGTATTTATGTTTTTGTTGTTGAATTTAAAGGAACATATCTAAAATACATAGAGGCCCTGGTAGCTCAGTGGATAGAGCAACGGACTTCTAATCCGTAGGTCTCAGGTTCGAATCCTGATCAGGGTGCCAGAAAATTATAAGGAACTATTATATAATAAAGAAAAGATGGGACATCCTAATTACTCTACTGACGACATCATTGCAATGTTAAAGTCTAATGTTGCATCTCGTACCGTTATTAATAACAAGGATATTGTTGCTGATATTACTCGTTTGCTTAATAGGTGGTACGAAAAGAAGAAGCGACCTCTCTACACATATGACATGTTGAGCGGGAAAAAATGCGCGATGGGAATTAAAAAGCTTTTTTATAGCCGTGTAAAGAAATTCGGCTCTATCGAAAAGGTAATGACTAGTTACCTCGGAAGAGCTAGCAAGCCTAAGAAAGAAGCTAACAGGGTGTTAGACCCAGATGATCCAGCAGCATATAGGCGCTTTAAGACGAGGATGCCTGATGGCCGGGTTGATTGGTCTTGGAGACATCCGGAGCAGGTATCGAAATTGTTTGGGAAGCCAGCACCGCAACCTCAATTGAGTAATGACGAGAGGGTAAAGTGGGCCGCAGAACTCACCAAAGACACATGTCACAGAACTGATCTGGTAGTAAAAAATCAATGCCTTGAATGCCCATACGGTTATGTGTGCCAAGTTTACAATCGTAAATATAAGACTAATTCTGGGAGAATAGTTAGAAAACCTAACAAAACTATGCTTAAGCATATGCGACGAAACCCTGATAAATACAGAGTACCATTAGATGAACAGCTTGAAAAATAACAAACTTACGTATAATAAAGATATGAAACTTGAACTTAAAATTTTTATCTGTTTTATCATTACTTTCCTGTATGTTAACTATAGTATATGGGCTAACAAAAGCGAAGAGCAAGAAGTTGTTCAAGTTGGACAGGAAAAAGTTGTTGAAGGATTTGAAGTCCGGATCGTTAACGACCATACAAACGAGCGTCTAGAATTAACAGAGACTCTAGGTGAAGCACTAGCGTATATTGAAAAATACTCTATGCATCATAACGACCTTATAGCATTTGATCTGGCTACTGGGTCTAAAGTAGCCAGTAGTGGTGAAGGTAATGGAGCAATTTATAGGGGATCTTTTGAATAGCGCTTGTAGCTCAGTGGTTAGAGCACACGACTCATAATCGTTAGGTCGCAGGTTCAAATCCTGCCGGGCGCACCAAATAAAAAAAATATGCTATCTAATTTACAAAAAAGGTTCAAAGCTAAAAAACATATAAAGGGACTCAAGTCTAGAAAGTCTCTACTAGAAACACAGCGAATGCTTGCATGCCAAAAAAGGGACGGTTATTGGATTAGGAATATTGACACTGAACTACGAACAGTGAATAAACTTTTGGAAGAAGCTTTGTCAGATTTCGAAAATAAACGATACAGATGCGAGTAGGGAGTGTAGTCCAACGGCAGAGACAGCGGACTTAAAATCCGTCCAGTGCGGGTTCGACTCCCGCTGCTCCTACCATTTTTATACCAACATCGCGATAACTCGTTCATATTTACATAAATATTTATGTGAAGGTGTTGGCAAGCTTGTTTGGACTCCTAGCTTCTATTGTTCTAGGAACAGCAACCTATGCTCAGACGTCTATTTCTACTCCGTTTGGCTTTCATACTCAGACTATACAGCATGTGGGTCCAAATGGAAAACAAGGGCATTTTACCTTAGTAGGGTCCCCGGCGTTTACAAAAGGGCCGTCCACAATTGAAGAAATCTTTGGCATAAGCAATCAATTTGGTCTAGCCCAAGGTGATTTTACAGAAGCTGATAAAATATGGATTAATGACCCGGAAACGGATTATTGGTCCCAAATTTATTACCAAAAGCCTCAATGGCCTTTTTTTACAGAGGGATGGAAACAGATAGGGCAAGGAGATTTAGATGCTAGTACTGTAAAGATACCTCAAAATGCTAGTATATTTTTACAGAGTGGGAGCGGAGCAATTGACCGGCCTAATACTCATAGTGTGGCATTTGCCTATATTCTTAATATACCACCGTGTACAAACTACGAAGCAAAATCCGGTACTTTCAATTTTTTTAGTCGTAGTGGTCCTGTTGGCATACCTTTACGCTACACCGGTATTGAAGATTCTCCGGGGTATACAAAAAACGACCAGCTGAATTCAGGCGACGTTTTATGGTTGCCTAATGGGGTGTGGAACGCACATCCTCACGGCTATACTCAGTTTTTTTATACAAAACCAATACCGCCCTTTTTTACCGAGGGTTGGAAGCAAGTAGGTAGGGGCGATGAAGATATGGGACACGTACTACTGACACAATCTTTTGTAATTCAAACTAAAGGACCAGGAGGTAATATTGCAATATGCAATCCTTTTGCTACCAAAGTAACTACAGCTCCTCCGGATGCTCCCCCTGTGCCAGAGGTAGCTGTTACAATAGATTTACATCAAGATCTATTTGTTGTAAGCTGGGTATCCGCTGGTAGTAATATTAGATACTCTATACAAGCATGGGACGAGCTGTCAGCTCAATGGTCTGAGGTGCTAGTAAATGAACCAGTTGTAGCAGGTATGCCAATTTATAATTGGGCTACATTGGGAATGGAACGCGCAGTGGGGCGTGTAGTTTCCCAGTGGATATCACCTACTCCACAATAAGGAACTCTCATATAATATTCATATGGAAGGACAACCAACTAATAAGTTACCAACTCTCAGAGAAGTTCAAGAGATTAAAAAACGGCAAGGGTTTCCACTCCCGAAACCATATGTAGAAGAAGAAGTTATCAAAGAAACTACACGCTTTAGTAGACAAAGTACTATAATCGCGAGAGCTAAAATGGAATCGACAGTTGGTTTGCTGTAAAGGAACAAGTATATAATATGGATATGCCAGCGGTAAACAATTACTCACCCGATTCATCCAAGCGCCGCCTGAAGATTTCAATCAGGTATCATGACTCAGGCGCCGTCTTCCACCAGGTGCGATACCTCGACGAGAAGCTCTCCAACGACGATGTCCTAGAGCTGATGTGGTGTGAGTGGAACAGAGGCTCACAAAGAGAGAGTCAGAGATTTTTAAACGCCCAGGTCCGCAATATGATGGTCAGCGACACCATCTCCATCCAAGAGGGAGGAGTGCGCGGCCCAACCAGACACTACATCTGCGAGATGGTCGGCTGGCGGGAGCTCGGAGCATGGCCTGGTGATGACGAGGATATCCGCACCATCGCTGACGCTGTAAGAAAGGTAGCATTATGATAGTAATTATCCTCATTATAGTTATATTGATACTCGCACATGACAAGTATCCAGACGGAATCTAGTAAGAAACTTTTATATAATATAGATGATGAGCAGAGCAGAAAAACATAAAGCTAAGATGGATAAAATGGGCTATAGTTTCTCAAAGGGGGCCGGTTATGTCCAAGGATTTTTATTGAGGAGAAACCCGACATTTGTTGATAGGAAGAAGCAGGCAAATAAGCGCGCTTGCCGAGCATTTTAATTGATACCAAGCTGGACTTGATAACAACTTACTTTATAATACTGTAATATATGAGCGAAAGATCTACAAAATGGCAGAGAGATAACTTCTCTAATAAACAAATTCTAGAACACTTATCATTGTTAAAGGTCGATGAGCCGGCTTTCGGAGACCTGGGAGAAAAGGGATGGAATGAAGGGTGGAATGAAGCTATTGACACTCTTACTGATATGTTTTATTGCCTGGATTTACCTGATAAAGAGTTCGGTGCAATGGCCTTTAATAAGGAAACAAATATGTTTGAGCATATTGGAAAAGAGCCAGAAGATGCAAAGCAAATTCGACTTGACAAAGAAAAGGAGCTTAGGGACTATGCGCCCAAAAGCGTAGACACTGCAAAATATTCTGAAATTACAGTCCCAGCATTGAGCTCAATTTTTGAAGGAGCAAGCGAATATTCTATTCCACTAGCTGATTAGTGTAAAAAGTTTTATAAAAAAAATATGGTATATAACCAGGATATTAATAAATATCCCTTTATGGGATACGAAACAGAGCTCAAACGAATGGTGGATATAGTTAAGTTAAATTTAACGGCTATTAACGCGTTATCTGAGCGTAGTGATGAGGAAAATGTATGTAACATGATTTGTGCTATTAACGGACCAGTAAATCAGTTATCATGTTACATAGACACTCTAATTGAAGAAAAGGAACCAAGCTAATATAACGTATGAACAAAAAACTCTTAATCGCTCATTTGGTTGATATTACATGCTGGTTTGCTCTGGGGCTTTTCTTCGGAGCTTATTTCTTTTAACATATAAGTACATGAAAAAACTAGCTATTTTATTTTTGGTAGGAGGATCTCTACTTTTATCAAGTTGCAGTAGTACAAGGCATTCTGCGTCAGTGGCCTGGCCTGAATATAGCCCGTTCAGAATACCAACAGGTATTAGGGTACCAGTCATTACCCCGCCACATATTGCAATACCATACCACAAACTTTGGCACTATTAGTATGTATAGGTATATTACACTTTTAATTGCATTGTCTCTGACTTCTTGTGTTACAAATTGGCAGAAAAATAGAAAGCTTAACGAGGAAATTTTCGAAAAATATTTAATAGCTCCCATGGCTGCAGAGAGTATTAAGTGCTCTACTGCTCCTGTAGTAAAATGATAATTAACATAATAAAACTAACTAGTTTGTCTATACTTGCGGTTTTCCTTTTCGTGTCAGTAATAGCTGCACTGGTTGCATTTATGGTATTTGGCACTATCTTTCTTGGATGTGGACCGTTTTAGTAATAAATATATAAATGACGGGTCAGCTTAACGAACGTAAAAAAAAGTTCAAGGATTATTTTCAAGACAAGATAGACAAGGAGCCTTCCTGGGCTGATGACTTTAGAAAGCTGAAGAAGAAAACTGCAGAGTTCGGTAGTGAGCCGGAAGAGGAGTCCGGAGACCAAGATCCAAAGGCAACAGAAAAGCTTAGCGATAGCGCTGATTACCCATTATAATAATATGGACAATTTCGATAAAGAGGTCGTAAAAATACTCAATGAATCCCGTCTGCAGTATGAATTTGACGTTGAATTTAATCAAGTAGCCTGGCAGGTAAAAAACTTATTTAAATGGCTTATGGACGAGGCTAACATACAAGGAGAGCGCATCATGAATGGAGTACACTTTAAGGCGAGTCAGACTGATAACGGACCGGTTAATTTAGAAATTTTAAATATAAACTTAGCTAATGATCCTGTGTTCGGTCAGTATGTTGATATGATTGAAAAGACACAGGCACAACTTCAGAAAAAATATGGAATAGATCCTGAATAATATGTACGAATACAAAGCAAAAGTAACAAGAGTAGTAGATGGTGATACTGTCGATCTTTTAATTGATGTTGGATTTAACATCCACATAAAGGAGCGTGCAAGGCTCTATGGAATTGACGCTCCTGAGAGTAGGACGAGAGATTTAGAAGAAAAGAAGAGAGGGTTAGCATCAAAAGCAAGACTCATTGAGATTCTCGAGTCATTTGGAGATACGATTGTCGTCAAGACTACTATCGATAAAGGTAAGTATGGTAGATTGCTCGCAGAGTTGCTAAGTCTAGATGGAGATCAAAATGCTAATCAGATGCTAATATCAGAAGGTCACGCTACTGAATATTTCGGAGGAAAGAAATAAATAATAACATGCCACTCAAAAAAGGATCATCAGACGAGGCTATCTCTCAAAATATTGAGATATCTAAAAGAGAAGGTAAGCCACATAAACAAGCTGTAGCTATAGCTCTCTCTAAAGCAAAAGAAGCTGATGAAGAGGAAGAGCCTGAAGAGAAAGAGGAGACCTTTGACGAAGCAGTATCGAGATATTTAGAAAAGACTAATTAAAGACATGGATAACGAATTTGACAAACAAGCATCGAAAATTTTAAGAGAGAATGTAGGTGACATCTCTGCAGAGCGTTGGAGTGATGACCTGAAAAGAGATATTGAGCTGTTTAAAAATAATCTCGGAGATATGGAAAGCGCTTCCACGATTGATCTACAAGACATTGTAAATGATATCGCCACTTCCAGTAAATATAATCATGCTGATAAAGAGCAAGCAATAGGCTATTTGAAGCACATAGCTAAAAAAGCACGTCTAGACAAGGATGATTTATACGGACCAGAAGGTATCTTTAGTGACTTAAAGAAGAATAAATAAAGACATGGATAACGAATTTGACAAACAAGCATCGAAAATTTTAAGAGAGAATTTAGAAGGAGTAGAGTGGAGTGACGAGTATGACATTAAAGAAGTTACAGACACAAATGATTTAGAATATGCCGACCTTGGTGATGCTTTTTTGTTTGATAAAGTAGCCGAGTATGCTCAGGCAGAAGAGGAGGTTATTGAAAAAGAGAGTGATGTAATGGATTTTCTCAGCCGGTTTGGCGAATGGGAGTTAAAGGACAATGCTTATGGTGCTATTGTAGTAAAGACTGGAGAGGCCCACAATGAAATGCAGCCGCCTGTGTAATGAGCCATGAGGCTATTCAAAGAGCATTGGTCTCAGCCCAAGCAGATGCCAGAGATAATCCCTACACTTAAAGAGATTGTTACATATATCGGCAACATACCTGATCAAAAGATTAATCTAGACAGCCCTAAAGGAAGCTATAAAGGGTTTGGTCATAAAAAGAAAATTCCATTACCATTTGACTACGGGGAGTATCCTAACCTAATTAACCCGGCGGATAATTTGGGGTGGGATATTATAATCGTCCCGTCCTCGTCAAAAAACGACAAGCAACTCATTCCAGTTGGTCATGTTCAATACGACGCATCAAGACCTGATAAAAAAGGAAATGATAAGATTATCATAGCTCCCGAGGGCCAGTACACATTTCGGGATAAGGAGATAGTTAATGATTTCTTTGATCCTCTCGATCGGTTCAAACCAGTTAAGTGGTATTAAGGAACTCTGATATAATAGAGATATGAATGAAACATTAGCTGCAATCACAGTAATTGTAATAGGTATTTTGGTTGGAATCACCGCAATATCAAAGTGGATTGCTAGTATTTTATAAGGAACTCCGTAAGGAACTCCTGTAAAATAATAGTATAAAGTAGTTGAAACAAGTTCAAAAAGAGCGTATATTTAGGTGTTGCTGAATTATGGCGGATAATCAAATAAAATCAAAGAGGGCGACTGGAGATGCAGTCGCGGTATATTTACGAGAAATGGGCAAACATGAGTTGCTCACAAAAGAAGATGAAGTTAATATCTTCAAGCGCATTGAAAGGGCGCAAAGAAAAGCTAACCGCATTTTAGATGCTCAGGTAGGGACATACGGGCGTTACACAGAGCTGGGACATAAAATCTTAAACGGAGAAGTCAAGCTCAGTGATGTAGTTAATACTGAGTCGAAAGATCGCTACATGAAAGGCCTCAAGCATCTGCTTGATGTCCTAACGACTCGTACAAACGCGTCTAAGGACCCGGGAAGAGTCTACCAGCGCTTTCACTTCAAGCAATCGGTCATCAATGGCTGGTGCGAGGAGGTTGCTAATCTTGGCAATGAAGAGATGATTAAGGCTCTCAAAGATCTCAACAAAGCAAAATCTGAGATGATCGAAGCTAACTTGAGATTGGTGATTGCGATGGCTAAGAAGTATAACAAGCGCGGAGTTAGTCTTCTGGATCTTATCCAAGAGGGTAACATGGGGTTGATGAAAGCTGTTGAGAAGTTTGAGTACAAGAGAGGCTACAAGTTTTCGACTTATGCCACTTGGTGGGTACGTCAAGCAATTAGCGCTGCTGTATGTGAGCAGGGCAGAACGATCAGAGTGCCGATGCACATGATTGATACAATCAATAAGATCTTAAAGAAGCAGCGCGCAATGCTGCAAGAGATTGGATCGGAGCCTTCTGTAGAGGAGCTCGGGCATGAATTGGGAATGGCACCTGAGAGAGTGCAAAACATTCTCAATCTTGCTAAGCAAACCATCTCATTGCAGACACCCGTGGGTGATAACGGTAATACTACTATCGCTGACTTTATTGAGGATGAGGATGAGGAGGTAGAGTTTGAAGGTACTAAGTTTAGTCAGCTCAAAGACAAAATCAAAGAGTCTATTGAGTCAATGACAGCACGTGAGCTCGGAGTATTGAGAATGCGGATGGGCATGCCAGATGGTATCAATAGAACGTTAGAAGAAGTCGGTAATGCGTTTGAGGTGACTCGTGAGAGAATTAGACAAATTGAAGCTAAATCAATCCGTAAAATGTCAAGCCCCTTGAAAGTCAGGAGAGTTGAATCATTCTTAGAGAGTGCGTAAGGAACCCTGTTATAATAAGAGTATGACCATTAAAGAGCTGAAAGCAGAAATTGAGTGGCTGGAAAAGGAGCAAGTCGTCGGACCAAGCACTCCAGTTATCATTGGAAAGCACGGAACTTCAGGAGTCCTCGACGGCCCGGAAGTTCAGAAAGAAGTTACTAGTGCAGATATTCAGGTGATTCCTGGAAAATCTGCAATTGCATTCACACTGGTACATAAGTAAAAAATGGAAGATCCAACCAAACCAACAGTCAAGTTAACAGGAGTTAGCGGTAATGCGTTCGCAGTCATGGGCGTTGTTTCCCGAGCTCTGCGAAAAGCAGGATTCAACCAAGAGTACATCGACAAGTACATGCAGGAGTCGATGGCTGGAGATTACAACAACCTCCTGGTAGTAGCGCATAAGTACGCAAACATTCATTAAATAACATTATGAGTCATTACGTAATACGACAAGGAGGAAAAGGCCGTTTAGGATTTATTAAGAATCGCGACAGTGATGGTTTAGATAAAGGAGATCTTACCAGTATCGGAGCAGCGGAGAAATTCACAGAAGAAGAAGCGCATGCTTGGGTAGCAGCTCACAAAGGCAAATGGGCGCCTCATCATGAAGTAGTTGGACCAATCGAGTCAGAGAACGAAGAGACTTTCGATTCAACAGTTAACAAATATCTCAAGTAAGGAACTAGCTTATAATTAATTTGAGGCCCAAAAGGGCAAGTGAGGCAATACAGCCTTGCGCAAGGGTCGGCTTCCTACCCACAGAGAAAGAGGAGTATAACCACAACAGCGGTGCAAATGTTAGGCGGGGTCAAGTTGCATTGCGGAAATCAAAACCGCCAATTTTTCAAAAAGATGCCAGCAGATAATTCAGACCGTTACCGACATGGAGGACCATACGACAGAGGTTCTGCAGACAAATATTATAAGCGACCAGCAAGTCCGCATTACTTTACCGGAGCAACGTACAGTTCAACGCGCGTTGAGGAGGAGAATATGACCCGTCGCCAAATTGCAGACTATAACATGGGGTACAATACCGGAGAAGCTCATGACAGTGTTGAAAATAAAGCAAACACACGCTACGTAGACGGATCCAAAGACTAATATCATGCAAAAATACATCGTAGAAATCTTCAATAAACATTTCGTAAAAGTAGCGCATTACGGCCCCGTACCGTACAAGAAGGCTTATGAAGAAGCTGCGCGGCTGAAGCTCGATGGTTTTCAGGTGCTGATTACCGAAGAGGATATGGTCACAGACGACGCCGAGTGGGTTTAGGAACTCGACTATAATAAGAGTATGCAGATTAAGTGGACATTTGACAAGTATCTAGAATATCAATTAAAGGGGCTTTCCTTTCTAACTGAGGGAAAGTTTACCTCTATGGATGTTAGGAAATATTTCAGCTCACCCACGATGATAATGCGAGAGCGATATGCTCAGCTCGCAAAGCTCTACAGAGAACAATTTAAAGCGTGGTGGAATTGGGACGACTTTAACGATCGCATTCACCGACATCTCAACCGCGTAGTAACTGCTGCTGGAGGAGAACGGGAGAAAGTGAAAAACAAGTGGGTCTACACATTAGACCACTCAGCTATCCCTCAGCACGGAGACCCCATGCTGCCCCCGTACAGTGTTTAGTAAGGAGTTCTGATCTCCTGAATGGTGAGTGACCAGAGAGTCTAAGTTAGAGGATGATTAAACCCTCGGCTCACCAGCGAACAATTTAAAGGAACCAGCGTATAATAAGAGTATGCCAGGATTAAATACAGAATCAAGATTCGCAAAGGGACCACTCCCGGCGGATACAAACGAGAAGGTCCTCGACGTCGAGGACGGAATTATCACAAGGAAAGAAGTCAACGGGACCGTTTACCTGCGCAAGAGATGCGCGAGGTTCGGCACTAAGTTCTGGGAGGAGGAGGGAACTCCATTCTACGCTTCTATGTCATCTGAAACCTACTGGTGCTCTTAATATGAAAGATAATAAGTGTTATCCTTGTAATGGCTTAGGTTATCATATTGAGGCATGCATTGAATATGACGGTACTCTTGATAGAGTTAAGGTATCTTGCGCATGTTGCGATGGTACCGGAGAAGCGAAGTAAGGAACTCAGATATATTAAGATAATGGCAAAGCACGCAAAGCAACAGATTAGATCTAATACGATCAAGAGAGTAACAGAAGGTTCTTACACTAACGTATATCATAAAGAAGGAGAATACGAACGTAAGAGAAGAGAACGAATGAGGCAAATGACAGGACAAGGTACTCCTCAGTATAACTGCCGAATTAAATGGTAAAGAGTATGAAAAGGTATGAGGAAGATATGAGTAGCGCAGAGATTACTGCAGAAGCAGAAGCTACCTACGGACAACTTCACAATTAAGAGTATGAAAGACCTTATTCAAGAAATTCTAAAGCGCTGGGCGGACGATGAAGTTAATCTTCAGTCACAAGCTGCACAAGACGCACTAGCAAAAGAAATCATGCACACAGTGTTAAAATTTATTAATAATCACAACGGCATGGATTTAAAATATAAGTAAAAGGAACCCGCATATAATATAGACATATGACAGTAAGACGTTTAATTTCACTTTTGGAGAAACTCAAAGAGGATACTCCAGTTCACATCGACCTTAACCCTCCAGCAGCGAGGGGAATGGGCAGCGCTCCAACAAAAAGCAAAGGGTCTATTGAGATTGGACAGATTATCCAGAAGGACACAACCAGTAACCCCGGAACTAACATGGAGAAGAAAGTCTCCCGTATTATTCTCACATCAGGCAAGGCATAATGAATAAAGTACGACACAACAAACTCAGTAAGCGCAAGCACCGCAAGCAGCTGAAACGCAACGCCAAGAACAAAATTGTGCGTCAGTATCGACTGCAAAACAGAGTCATGATGCGACAAATCCGTAAAGCGCACGCAGATATTCCTGAAGACGCATTAAATCAAGCACTCGGTCAGCCATCACTTGCAGGATCATGAAAGAGCCACACAAGCAATCAGCGAGGGAACTCGTCGCGAGATGGAGAGGAGTTTTCGTCTACTTCGAAGGTAAACGGTGGAATGAGAACTGTCATCACGTAAAAAAATCACGACAATGAGCGATCGTAACAAACGTCCCAAACAAGAAGGACAATACAAGACTTGGGGCATGATCCATAAGGATAAAGAGCCAACCGAAGAGGACTTGGAGCGCTTCGAAGACACGGATAAGCCAGCAAAGAAGGAAGTAACCCTCAGAGAGATTGCTGACTTCATCCTCAAACAACCAGACGACCGCGTTGTCTGTATGCGTGATTCAAGATGGCGCTCAGAAAACCACAAAGGTCACGGCTGCCTTATGGTGCATTATGGTTTAGAAGAGCTAGGAATCGATGAACCGTTTAACTGTAGTAACAATGAATGGTACGTGCCAAAAGTTCTAAAGAGGAGAGACCCATACGAGAATACATATGTCGGATGGTATGGACTGGTAGGTAAAGTGTTCGCAAAGATCAAAGACGAGCACTCACATACAGGATTCGCTAACTCTAGACGGACAATGGTATGGGATGTGGCTTATGGTAAATCAGAATTACCAGGTTACAGTGATGTTGTAACAGATGTCAACTACTGGCCGTTTGAAACCATAACATACGGAGATCTTAAGAACAATATGTTAGAGAAGTATTATGATGCATCCAAAGATAACATTGGATAACGCGTAAAGAGAATATATAATATTATAATGAAACTTCGTAAATTATTCATCGCAACGGCTTTCATCGCTCTATGTCTCACCTCATGTGGTCCATCAGGTAAACGAGGAGCAGCAATCGGAGGCCTCTTAGGAGCAGGAGCAGGAGCAATCATCGGACATCAATCAGGACGAGGACTAGAAGGCGCCGCAATCGGCGGAGCGGTAGGAGCGGGAACCGGAGGATTACTTGGAGGAGCACGTGATGACGAACGCAGAGCACACGAGCAGAGGCACCGATGGGAGAACAAACGCGCACGTGAAGATAGATATCAGAACAGACGTCGCAATCGTAGATAATCAACCCAATATATAATAAAGTAATGAAGAAGCTTATCTTAGCAACACTGGGTCTCTTTGCACTGGCAACAGCAGCTAAAGGAGACGAAACAAAATATACACTCGAAATGACCGGCGTAACATGAGCTGGATGTAAAGTATATGTCCGTGGGGCATTAGAAAAGACATTCAAAGCTACCTCAATTGTTATTACAGCTGGAGATAAGAGAGGATCACAAAAGGTTACATTTAAATCAAAAGATGATTCTATCTCAAAGAGAGATGCAACCGATGCAATGGGCGACAAGAAGAGACGTTTCATTGTACTGCGCGTGAAGAAGGAGAAAGATTCCACCGCACCAGATAAGAATGGCGAGTGGCATCTTCTTCTATACCGACCCGAACCATACACAAAAGCATAAGTGCACGTAATTGGCAATTATGTCAGAAGTAATAACAGAAGAAGAGCTCAAAGAAGCAATAGAGCTTTGGGCACCCAAGTTTAATCTAATAAGAGAACTATGGCCTGGAGCATCAATAGAAGAGAGCTTAAAGCTAATGGCTGTAATAGAGGAGAGAGCTGGAGAGATCAAAGACGACAAGAAGAATGCTATGGGCTTTGGTTCTTTTGTGGAGAATAAGTCAAAAAAACAATAGAATATTCCAAAAAACATAAGGAACTTCTGTATAATACACTAAGACCTGGGTAAGTCTAGCCAACAACGTGAACGGCTAAAAACTGCCCAATCCCTTATAGTACAAAGAGTTATAGGTGTTACAAAGCTGGACCGCCGTAGAGGGAGAGGTTTGAAAATACAAGAATACGCGTAAATAAGATAAAATAGGGAGAAATGGAACGAGAAATATACTTAGAAGACGAAAATGGACGAGAATATCTCTTTAAATACGTAGATGCAGAGAAAATAACCGTGCAGCAGGTCACAAGATATAAAGGAAAAGACAATGCCGGTGGCCTTTGCAACGTTGAAGACTTAGTACAATTGTCGATGCCTGGTAAAGTATGGTTAAATGAGATCTATAAATGGCCATTCACTGAGGCGCTAAAGAACAAGATACTGTCCTGGCATGCAGATTATCCCAACACATAATAATAAGTGTCACAAAATTATTTCCCCCACTAACTCGAGTAACTATATATATGACATATTACGAGACAGTCAGATACGACATACAAGACATCATCAACACATACATGCGTAACCTATCAGATAAGATGTATGAGGCTCAACCAAACCCCGGTGTCATCGAGGTAGAGCACCCGGACGTCCCCGGCCTTTTTGTTTATGCCCCTGCTACTCCTGGCGGTGTTAAAAAGATCACTCCGGAGACAGAGCGCCTGTTCGAGGAGGAGCTCGAGACTGCCGCGCGGCTAGCTGACAGGGACAAGGATGCAATTCGTACGATATTCGCGAATGGAGAAATTCTAATGCTTCTACCAGACAAGCCATATATAGATATCATAGAATCTATAGAGAATGATCTGGTAGAGAAGTTAGAAATACTCGACGGGGATGACGTTCTAGTCAGTATGGATTCGGACGAGTGGTCGACTGAATTATCATAAAGGAACTCCTGTATAATAATAGCATAAAGCAGTTGTACAGACATTAGAAAGAGATTATATTTAGTTATGCCAGATGATATTGAAAAAGAACTGATCGAAATTGCAGCGGATTTGCTGTGCGGACCTAA